CTGCTATTAGGGCTATTAGACGTTATTAAATTTATGGTCAACATTATTCAATAAATATCATTATGATTTTTGCTAATGAAATTTATACCCATATAATATATAATCCATAATAAAATAAATGCCAAACCAATTAAACCAAAAAAAAAATAAAAATAGCAGAAAAAAAAGTGCAGGAAGCGGAGAAAAAATGCACATTTTAGCATCAATTAAAGCAAATGCGCAGTTGATTTTAGCGGATATTAACCGAATTGAGGAAGAAGGCGATGACCCTGATGAGAGATGCGACTTGTCAGAAATTAAAAAGAATGCGATTCAGGCAAATGTATTAATTAATAATCTTATTGAAGAACAACAAAATGCAGATATAACAGAAAAGAATCAATTAGAACAAGTAATAACAACAAATGGTTTTACTGGAACAATAGGAGAACTATTAAAAAAAATACGAGAGAAAATTATTCAGTTAAGCAAATATAATAATGAAGGACACGAACAAACGATAACAAATTTAAAAACTTTATTAGACAGTATTGAATCTGAATCTGTAAATATAAAAAATATTAAAGAAATTCTAAAAGGAGGAAGAATTAAATTTAAGAATAATAAATTATTTTTTTCAAAATCAAAAACAAAAAGGCGACTTAAAATAAAATGGAGAACAAGTAGTCGCAGAAACTCTAAAAATAAAACACATTAGGATACAAAAATTTCTTTTCCACATCTATATTATATGACAACAATAGCTTATCATCAATATACAAATATTCCTTATATGAGTGGTGGATACGCAAGTGCTCCAGTAATTGGACCTTTAAGCACAGATAGAACTCCCAACACAACATTTCACAGTCAGCTTGGTGTTTTAACAGGCATTCATCCCAATCCTCCTCAGTTTTATCCTTCTGATGGTGCAAGCACATTTTCTCAAGCACGTGCTCAATATAGAAGAACAAACACGACTCAACACAATTTTGGAAGAGGAACTCAAATGTATTCATTAATTCCTTCTACAAGTCAATATTCAGCTGACACCCAAAGACAGTATAACGTATCTCAATCAACTAAATATGTAGCGCCAGCGTCATCATCAATGTATATGTCTGCCAAAAAGAGTGCGGCTGTTGGTAAAAGTTCATTGAAATATGGTTTGCCAGCAAATGCACCATTATCTTATAAGTGTTATGATAGAAATGATGTTAAAACTGCTTTAAGAATGGTTAGGTCAGGTGGTTGCACAGCTCCTGCAAAGAAGGGTTCCATTTTTAATAACACATTATGTAATGGAAGAATTTGTGCAATAGGTTCTTTGGTCTCCCAAACTTATTAAAAAAAATGTTAAGTAAATATATAAATGAACAAATACGTTGTTGAGTTTTTAGGAACACTTTTGTTAGTTTTTGTTATTTTAGCAACAGGTAACTATTTAGCAATAGGTGCTGCTTTGGCATTGGCTGTTTTATTAGGCGGAGCCATTTCTGGTGGTGCATTTAACCCAGCAGTTGCGATTTCACTTTTAGCTGCTGGCAAGTTGGCTGCTAGTGACATTGTTCCTTATATTCTTGTGGAGGTAGCTGGAGGTTTAACAGCCTTCCAATTGTATAAGATGCTTATTAAATAAAAGTATTAAGAAAAAAATAATATAAAAACAAATTCTAATTTATATTGATTTTATATTATTCAATATAAATTTTCTCTCACAAAAGTGCGTTAATAGTTTGAACTTGGTGATCGGTTCCATCTTGCACAAAAACACATTTAGCAAATTTTACACATGAATATAATATAATTTATTTTATTATATTATAATATAAATGGCAAGAACTAGAAGACAGAGAGGTGGTGCCGCGGTTGGCGGATTGACCAGGAGAAAGAAGAGCAGAGTCGGAGGCTCTCGCAGACGTCACAGACATGGGGGGCAATTACAAGGCATGCAAACAGGTGTTTCAAATATGGCTAGCGGAGTTGGTTCAGGAATAGGAAATGCAGCCAATAAAGTTACAGGCTTCTTTTCAGGTTTGTGGGACAAGACCAAGAAAGCTGTAAGTGGTTCACCAACTGGTGGTCGTAGACGCAAACACGGAGGCCAAGTTGTTGGTTTTGACGACATGTGGAATCAACCCGGCCCTGCGGTTGGTGGTCGCAGACGCAGAAAGCATTAAATTTAAAAATATAAAATTTTATATATTGAAAAATACATAAAATTCAACGGTTCTGTTCGCTTCACCTAAAAACACCCAATTTTAGGTTAATATTAAAAATTGACTTAGAATTATAACTAGTATTAATAATAACAAACGATGGTAACTCACACTTGCGAAAAGTGCGGAAAAGAATTCAAGCAAAAGTCGCATTATACAAGGCACATTAATAAGAAAAATCCATGCGTTTCCGAAACCAAACTAAAACAACTTATTGATAGTGCAGTTAATGAGAAGCTTATTGAAATTAAACAAGCAAAGCCTTTGAAAAAAATATTCGTTTCTAAGCCTATTTTAAAATGGGTTGGCGGAAAAACGCAGATATTAGATAAACTCATTAACGATTTTCCAGTTGAAATGAATAATTATCGCGAGGCATTTTTGGGAGGCGGTAGCGTTTTACTAACGTTGTTATCCTATGTGAAAAATGGCTCTATTAAAATCAATGGCAGCGTTTACGCTTATGATTTGAATGAACCTCTGATTTACATGTATAAAAACATACAAAGTCATCATGCGGAATTATACAATAAACTTCAAACCATTATTAATGAGTTTAACGGGTGCGGCAACGGAGAAATTAATAGAAAACCCAAAAATATAGAAGAAGCCAAGTTGGCAAAGGAAAATTACTATTATTGGATTCGTAATTCATATAATAAGTTAAGCCCAGTTGAGAAAAAAACAGTAATAGGTTCTGCTATATTTATATTCTTAAATAAGACCTGTTTTAGAGGAGTGTTTAGAGTTGGACCAAATGGTTTTAATGTGCCTTATGGACACTATAACAATCCGGAAATTATTAATAAGGAACACTTGGAAGAGATACACGTGCTGATTCAATGCGTCACATTTGAATGCAGCGATTTTACTGCATCATTAGCAAGCGTTGAGCCGAATGATTTTGTTTATCTTGACCCGCCCTATGCGCCAGAAACTGACACTTCGTTTGTCGGCTACACTGAAAGTGGGTTTGACCTTGACGCGCATAAAAATTTATTCAAGATAATACATGGATTAACTGAAACAAATAAAAAAGTAATGTTGAGTAATGCTGATGTAAGCTTGGTGCGCGAAAACTTTACAAATGAGAAATATAACACAGTGTCAATTTTATGTAAGAGGTCCATCAACTCTAAAAACCCGGAAGCAAAGGCAAAAGAGGTGATTATTAAGAACTATTAAACCAGTTGTCGGTGAGCAATTTTTCATTAATAAAACTGGCTCGTAAATAGAATGCGCGAGTTTTTGGCGCACCTTTTCCTGCTCCCTTTGTGCGGTTTTGCAAATACTTTCCAATTCTAGAACTGCCTTCAAGAGTTCCATTTTCAGCCAAATAACTTTGAATATTTTTATAGTCGTCTTCAAGTTGATTTTTCAAATCAACGTTCTCGTCTATTGTTAATTCCACCAAGATTGGCTGCATGTATTGCACATTATCACCGTCTCGGTAATAAGGAACATATAACGTTTTTTTCAATTTAGAATAACATTTTGAATCATCAAAATTGCTCATCTCCAACTTCTGCACGCTTAGCATAGTAACTGCAATTGATTCTGCTCCCTTAAATTTTCCATTTTTATCTTTTTTTAAACTAATTGTCTTCAACTCACCGTCTTCGCAATCTAAACAAGCGCTGCTTATTGGTATACCAGTTATCACTTCTGCCAGATGACCAACAGCGCCTTTGTTTTTGGTCTTTGGCAAATGGTGCATTGCACCCTTTATTTCAATAATTTTATCAAACACTTCTTGCACTGTGGGGCGTAATGATTCGCTCATTGTAATTGTATTTTTTTCATTTCAGAGAGAAATCAAAATAATATTTCAATTTTTTTACTAACATAGATTTTTACTTTTGCTTTGTCATAATGCAATGCAATATGTAAATAGCTAGTATACCCAAAGAAGCAAAATAGATTTGAGCTATTGGGTCGTGTGGAAAGTAACTGTCTTCAACTTGCGCAGGACTTAAACCCATGTTTGCAAAAGACTCATTGCACCTTTGTCCTGAAACAGGATTTGTATTTCCATTTCCCCAATTACAAGGATCCATGTTACTAATGTCAACGGTGGCAACAAAATGGGTTTGTGTTCCAGTTGCATTAGGTGGCAAGCCTCCTGTGCTTGGAGGTGTTGGCCCAACCACTTGCATTGTAATTTCTTGACATTGTGGTGTTGACCCAGATGTAAAAGCTCCTAAAATAGCATAAGGATTTAACACATTTAGATTACTCATTGTTCCTGGAATTAACCCTTTAAAATCAGAAAAATTAGTATCTAAACCAGAAGAAATAAACGGGACATTTCCCATAGGAATATTGTTAACGTAAATATATCTATCAACTTCTTGTTTTGTATTAACATCAGTGCATTTTCCACCTGTTTGTAAAAAAAACTTGTTCCCTAAAGGACCTCCGGTTGTTGATGCACCACCTCCCGTTACTAAAACTTGAACATATTGAATCAATCCATCTATATCTTTGGCCATTGTAGATAAACTACCATTGGACGACATACCAAGTGCTTGTGGATTTTTAATATTTTTCCAATATGGATAGTCTGGTCCTAATAAATTTTGCTCTACACCCGTTGCATCTTTTAATACATCTTGAAATATGTTTGACATATATTTTATAGCTATATAAATTTTTTTATTAAGTGCTTTATTGAATTTTAATCTATGAATAAAAAATTTTATACACTTTCAATGCCACTCACGTCCAAAGGTTTATTTCCAGCTAATTGTTGTGATGCATCTGCTTGTGCTTTTACTAAAGCAGTAACTTGGTCGTTTAATGTAACAACGTTTCCACTTATGTCTTGAACTTCCTTATCTAGCCCCATAAGTTTATCAACTTGTTCTTGCAAAATTTGAATGTCAGCTGAATTTTTATAAGCTAAAACTGATGAAGAACAATCAGATTGGTTATTTACACCATTTTCAAGACCCTCAACAATTACCCAATTAGCTAAAAAGAATTGATAAACTATTAAACAAATAAAAAATATAATAAGAAACCCTACTAACATTAATATATATAAATACTTTTATTTTCTTCTTTATTTATTATATATAATGGCATCAGCATTTTATCCTCAAGGTATGCATTCATATAATAATTCATCTCCAAATGCACCGTTCACTGCAGAATATATAACATGGAAAGGTAGTGGAAAATATAGCAATCCAGTTGGAATAACTTCTGGAAGCATTAGACCTTTAACTAACAATGACCTAACAAATATAGCGGTTTACAAACAAAGGCGAACAAAAGGAATTATTTATAATAATTCAAGCGGTGCAAGACCACTCAAATGGCAATTTAGAAAAGGCACAATGACACAAGCACCTTATCAAAATAAGATTATTAATCCAAACAACACTTCACAAAGTGTTAGTTTTAACGGAAATAGAATGAGTAAATCCACAGCAGGTTTAGAAAACAAGACTGGCGGTTTAATTGGACAACTCATGGATCGCCCCGGTGGATATTCAGTAAAGCATAACCCACCCGATGAAATAAACGAAAGAATTCAATACGGGTTAGATTGTAAAACTTGTGACGGTATTAGTATTGTCACTGATTTTGCTCCAAGTCCTTATTTAACTAATAATCCACAACCTGTGTGCACAAACCCTCCTCTTTGTTGTAATGAACCTAGAAAAGCTCTTCTTCGTGTAAGACCTGCAAGCACAAATTTAAAGAAAAATTATTTTACAACTCTTCAACAATACAGACAAAATCGTTGTCAAACATATGAACAACGTGTTTTCAACTTTAAAACAGTTGAAGATGGTTTTACAGACGCCGCTTTATTAAAGAATAACCCAAATATTACACCAGCAATGTTAGCAGCTGCAAAACCTGGTAGCCCAATTACTCTTTCAAATACTTATGTTGGCAACTGCTACCCCAATACTGGTTTAAGCACATTTACGCAAGTTGAACTAGTTGCATTAGCATTCCAAATTTTGAATAGCAACGGACTTTTCTCAAATGATGACATTACAAATTTTTACAACTCAAAAATAACTACTATACAACAATTTGTCTGGTTCATCTCCAATTTAAAATCAGGAAACGCGGCTCAAGCGGCATATATTTTCAGCAATTTTATTAACAATCCTTATTATGGAATGGGGCTAACTGGACCTAGCAATCCATACGGATGCAAATTGGTGGTTTACAAACCAAGCAATCCTCAGTTTGCTGTTCAAGGTAGCGTTTCTAGTAGCACTAGAACTTATAAATTAGGATTAACAACGGTTGAAAAGAACATTAATAACAGTAACGCACTCAGAGGTGCTACAAGCACAATGAGCGTTGCAAATGTGGGCGGTCTACCTTTTACACCATTTATCTATAAATCAAAGGTCCAAACTTGCAATCCTGCTCTTCCAATTATATTCAGACAAGTTAGTTATAATCCAAAAACTTGCTTCAGAAACTCTAATGACTACATGGAAAAAGCAGTTCAATATAATGGAGTTTTTAGTGCTGGACCAACAGTTGCAACCAATGGAATTAGCGCATCTAATCCCGGTGGACAACCTCTTAACTAGTAGAATCGTTTTTATCTTCAGATATATCTGTATTATCTGTCATAATAATCTTATTAGAATAAAACAAATCTGATTGATTTGTGTCTACAATATTTCCGTCGTCATCATACACAACAATTGGCAAAAATATATTAAGTTTATCTACAAATTTATTATATGGTATCTTGTGTTTTTCACACCATTGAATACACTTTTGAATATTAATCTTTTTAAGCGACTCTATCTTGTCTTCTCTATTTTTGTTTTTAAACAGATTTATTAATTGGTCGTATTGTTCTAACTGTAAATGTCCAACAATAATATTAGATTCTTCCACTTTATTCAAAAAATAATATGGCAAATCGCTGTTTATTAATGAACTAATTTTTTTATTATAGCATAAGCAGTCATTAATAATTGCTTTTAATATTTTTATTGTATTATTATTTTCTATTGTTTTTGAATAATCTGAAATGAAATTTTTACAGATAATAAATCTTTCATTGTTAAACGCATTGGACGAATTTGGCTTTATAATATAAACTTTGTCATACATACTTGTTAGCAAATACAAAATATCTAAAATTGGCTTATGGTATATTATGTCAATCTTAATTATACTTGTTCCATTAATATTCTGATAAGTCAATATATTACATAAAATATCCATAAAATTAATACAATAATTGTTTACATTTAACTCCAAGTAACTACTAATTTCAAAATACAAAAAATCAACCGTCATTATTTCTACTCCTTGAAAAGCTCGCAAAATAGACAATTCCGAATCAACTGAGTGTTCATAAATAACGTCATTGTTGTTTTCCCTAAAAATATTCATACACTCAATGGTTGAAGCGTTGTTTGAACCACAATGAATCGCTCTGATATTTCTCCCAACGAATGATTCAAATATATTAAATGTATTTGCAATTTCCATTAATTCGTAAAATGTTGGAGAACTGGCTTTAATTTTACTAACTGAAAATTTGGAACTATGAACTTTATGATGAATGTATTCATATGGGTTAATAATCTTATAATAAAAATCAATATTGTAATCTTGGATTTCTATCTCGGAGTCATATGTTTTACAAGTATATTTTATTTTTGAAACTAACTCTTTGGCTACGTTCATGTAGTGTATCAAACTAAAAGAAATTATAGGTTCATTACCTTGATTAAAAATAGGGTTTATTCTATTTATTGTTTGCTTCTTTGGTAATATGTAATAACTCATTTTTGAGGTTACATTATTATATAAAATTTTGTTTAAGTGATTAGCAAAATATTATATATTTTTATTTGTTTTTATTCACGTTTTACATTAAAAACGTCTGGATTTTCTTATATATCTTTTTCCTCGTGTCTTTTTCCTTTTATTTTTACGCTGTTTACGATATTTTCTTCTTGTCTTTCCCCCAAGTCCAACAAGTTTTTTACAGATTCCAGTAATCTTATCACAACATGTTTGTTTTGTTTCATCACACTCTTCAATATCGTTTGAACTAATGAGTGGACGACTTTCTATGTTCGCAATACTTAACGGCCTTCTTCTTCTAAGTTCTGAATTTTCATAAGCAATACCTTGTCCTTCACTTTCCTTTTTTGCTTTTTCTCTCTCTTCTCTTTTTATAAAAAAATAAGGGTCTATTGCTAAAATTTCTTGTTTGGTAATTTCAGGATCATGTCTTTTTCCATTTTTAATAATTCCGGTGGGTGTACTAGCTAGTTTGTATTCAAAAAACAAAGGAATTAATTTTTGCTCTTCATTTGGTGTAAGTTTACGTCTTCCAAATGCTGATGAAAACATCTTTATAAATTAAAACAATATTTTTTTATTCTTCTAGTTTTAAAGTAACTTTCTTCTTTGAAGCAACCTTTTTCTTTGGAACTGGTGCAGGTGTTTCAGATTCTTTTATAACAGTTCCTTCTGTTTCAACCACATCTTTCTCATTTTGTTGTTCCTCTAATGCTTTTTCTTTTATATCCTCCGCATTTTCTTTTGCTTGTTCCTTTGTCTCTGATGCAACTGCTAATAAAACTTTCTTTGCACTGGATTTCCTGGCTTTCTTTTCTTTAACAACAGGTTTCTCAATAACAATATCAATTTCTGGAGCAGGTTCTTGTTCATCAATTGCTTCTGTTGCTGCTAGAAGCATAATCTTTTTATTCAATGGCTTAGCCTTTTTACGCTCAAGAGTTTTCTCTGACTTATTTACAGGTTTCTTGACTGGTGTGAGAGCAATAGGAACACGTGAAACTTTACGTTCAGTTACAGTATCATCAATTAGTTCCATGGCAACCTTTTCTGCGTTAACATGACTAATTTTCTTGAACACAAAATATCTATTCAAAAATGAAATCTTTTTCTCATTTGGACTCATTTCTAATGAATCTCCAAATTCGTTCTTTTTAAATGGACTGCGCTTCACTTCGTCTTGCAATAAATTATAAAGTTCACTGAATAATCCAGAACCTTCTGGTAATCCAAGTGACTTGGCTTCATCGCGTGTAACTAACTTGAATCCATAATTCTCCATAATTCTCTCTAGATAGTCAAAGTTCACCAAATACTCAGGAAACATCTTATTAATAGTCTCTTGGAAGACATTAATTTTGCATCCAAGGCTTGTAACGTCATCATCAAATACTGCGTCTTCATATTCCTTTCTAATCTCCCAAATTTTCTTGGTTCCTTCATATAACTCAATACTTTCACCGACCTTCTTTTTTTTTAATAGGTTGAAGATAAGCTTACCATCGTAGCAAGTTCCAATGAAATACCCATTCAACTTTGTGCACTCGGCTACGTTTCGCATAAAATTCTGAAAAGTTGTCTGGTTTTCAAACATATAGTGGACAGCAAATTGACAAGATGACACATTGAACCCTTCTTCACCCTTTCCAAACTGTCGTGCAACTCCTTTTCCAAGTTTATCTGAGTCATTTTGGCCGTGACCAAAAACTGCCTTTGTTATTTGCACAGCCTTATCATTCATCATCGCCAAACCATTGCGAATGTTCAGACTGCTGTTTCCATTTACAAAGAGCGCATAAGGAACGTGCTTGAATCTTTTGCGATAATTCAAAAACCTCGCACAAGCTCCATCCAATCTATTTTCCAAGTTATCTTTTGATATATCAATTCCAAAAACAAATGACAATTTTGCATCAATCCATTTTGAGAAATCCCCTCCTTTACCGCAAGCATAATCAATTAACGTGTCTGACCGCTTTGAAACGCTTTTAATCAAAAGATTCTTAACAAACAAATTGTGAAAATCGCGCAATCCTCTAGTCTTACTACTTCCAGAGTATTTGTTATAGTAAATGTCATCGTTGGTCATTTCGTTAGGAATATCATTTCCAGTGCAAATCATTTCCTTTGTAATTGGATTGTGAATAGAATGCCAATTACTATTTGCAACACGATAAGCATTACCAAAGTTTTTTTCACCATTTCTTAATTCAGCGGTTTTGTCAAAACGAACACGCAAAGGAATCCATCTCCATCCGGCTTCATTGTCAAGAACATATCTAAACTCTACAATAGTATTGTCTCCAAAAGCTTCGTTTTCTTCGGTATACATTTGCGGAATACCAGTGTCGTCTTTTTTCAACATGATGTTGCAAATACCTGCATTAGGGTCATAAGGGTCTGTTGGATAAAACTGCATGGGAAGATAATTATATTGTCGTTTTCCATTATTGCTTGGCTCAAATGATGGAAGAACATCATTTATAACATCTTGACAAGGATTAATATATCCATCCACACCTTCATCAAAACCGCATCTCAGAACAATTGTTTTATATTCATTTATTTGAGATATAGCTGAAGTTTGTATGCCATCTTGATAAATTGGAGTTACCTCGTCTTGGCCATTCTTTGCCTTTTTTGTAGTAACCAAGAAATCAATTGTATTATAATAAGCTGGCTTCCACTTGAAGGAGTATTCCCAGGTTGCTTTTCCCAATTTGCCAACTTTTCCGGCTTCATCTCCACCAACTCCCATATTTGCAGGAGTAAATATAAGGCCGTCCGTATTATATTCAAATAACCCTTCTTTATCTCTAGATAAAATAAGATTGCACGCATCAAATATATTCTGACCTTGATACAAAGGATAGAATTTCTTAGATTCTATTCTAATTGGACAAACTGCGTCGGACTTTACAACCGATTTTGCATCTAATAATTTAACCACGTGTTTTAATAATGGAAGACGAAATTTTAACTTTAAATCTTCCTTGGTCTTTGGAATAAACCCCAAAGCTCTAACATCTTTTTTGTTAACAAAATAAATATCAAATGCTGCATATAAGTTTATAAATTTACCTAATTTATTATGAGGAATGCTCTCTCCATCAATTAAAGTGTTATACAACTCCTTTTGGTAGGTTTCAGCACCAGTGAATAATACATTCATATTAGTATTTATGAGGTAAACTTTCCCTTTTGCAGAGATAAACAATAAGTGTCGTTCTCCATCGGCTTTTTCAGTAACAGTATAATCATTACGAATATTTGGTATAATTACATTCTCATTTATTGGTGCAATGTTTTGTATTTGAAGCGTTGTTGATGAAGGACCTATAAAATTGCGCGGTTTTACATATTTGTGCTTTTCAGAATCGTATTCATCAGCATGAATCAACTTCATGTATTCTTGGAGAATTTCACGCTGCTCTGGATAAGAAATGGGATAATTTGTTCCTTGTAAACCCATCAAAACAAATTTAATAGTCTTGCGAATTGCTGCCAATAATGACTCTGGTGAATCTGTAAGTGTGCCTGGACCAATTTTTGTGTTATCAACTTCCAACTCTATCTCATATACTTCAGGATTTTGAAACACATTTGCTTCAGTTGTAGTATACTCCAATACAGGATTTCTATCAGAAAATCTTGAGCTTTTTACAATACTCATGTCAACCTTAATAGGAATTTCGGGGTGTTCAAACGTAACTCGGTTTAAGTATCTAAAACTCTTTTTTGTTTTTTCCCAGTTATCTTTAATGCTTTGAATTACACCAGATGTTTGACGCATGTTAGTCTCAATGCTGTACGAAACTCTAAAGTTGAAATCGTCAAAATTTACAGGAAATACACGCTCTGCGTCTTTTCCAGTGCCCTTTGCATAAGGCCCCTTGTTGTAAAATTTGACTGAGTAAATAGATGACGCCATTTTTTTTATATCATTGTGTTTGCAATAATCCTGGATTTCATGAAACCCAATAATTTCTGTTCTAATCGGAGATAATTTAAATCTTCCTGAAGCAGGGTCCAAAAACTCATTTTGAATGCGCAACAAATATTCCCCCTCCTCATATGCTGAAGTAAAACCAAGAGACTTTAGTTTGCGGATCACATTATCAAAGTCAATTTTGATTAAAGGTTTTATTCCTCTTGTGCCAAACTTTACTTCCAATTCGTTGTTTTTCTGAATATCTTTTACGTATGGATTATTTGCCCAGAACAATTTAATCAATTTATCTAATTGAGATTGTGGGGGTTCTCTTGATTGATTATGAGTTCTCTCCTCTCTTTTTTTATATTGTGACGGTTCTAAATTTTCATGTTCTTTTTTTAGATATGACATAGTTATATATATTATAAGACATATTTTTATATTGTAAATCAATTTTTAATTAAAATATCAATTCAGGTTGTTGATATTTTAAGATATATTATGTTTTGCGTTTGGTTTTTATTTATTGTGATGCTTTCTTGTAAACTTTTTCTTATGAATTTTTTTATGCTTTCTTGTGTGTTTACCGCTGTTTTTATTTTCACGTTTTTTGTGTGTTTTATTTGCTCGTTTTACATGTCTACTCTTTTTTTGCTTTTTCTTTCCACCAATTGCACCAACAGAAATAGGAGCACCAAAATTGCTAGATTGCCCAAACGCATCTCTAGGCATTTGGTCCAATGTTCTATAATCAAATGGTTTTTTTAAAACAGGTTTTGAGATGACGCCTTTAGCTTGATCATTTTCAACTGAAAGTGGAATTGGTTCAGTTGTTGATAATGGAGCATTTCCTTCGCCATTTCCTTCAGCGACTTGACCGGATTGACCAGTTCTATCCGCAATAATTTTTTGACCAGTTTCTATCAAGAAATTTCTGGCTTTAAAAATCAACATTTTTCTATTAATAATTTCATTATTACTTAATGGTTCATCAAATATTTGTTTGGGATTTACTGCTCTTATATAATCTGTAAAAATAGGACTTTCTAATATTCTAAGTCCAATCGTTTTTTCTTCATCTGATTGAACTACGCGTCCAGACGACATATAACTAATTGTGCTACTCAAATTAGATATTGGAAAATATTCGGATTCAGTCATTCCTAATGCCTCATAACATTTTTGATGTCCATCATCATCAATGTTTGCTGTAAAAAACAATTGTTTTAATCCCATTCCAATTATATATGCTTTAATCTTGTTTTCTTTATTATTATTTTCATTTGCATAAGAAGATGCTAGCTGTTGTTGACATTTCTTTAATAATTTAAAGTATTTAATACAAAATTCGTATTCCAATGATTCTTCTATATCATCATTCTGAGCAAATGACAAATAGGCATCGCCCATTATATATATTGGTAAAGATGGGTGAAAGCAAATAGAATTGTCCATTAAAACATCTTGAATTAATTTTATTTCTTCTTCGCTGGACAATGAATCTTTTTCTGATGACCCTCCTACCATTTCTTGTTGTTGCTGAGATTCTGGTAACAACAATCTTGGGTTTACGTTTCTTGTAATTTCATTAAATGATGATTCATTTTGTCCAGTAGGTCTTAAATCTCTAATGGTTGTTCCCTGACTATTTATTTCATAGTCTTCATAATTAGTTTGTTCACGTTCGGCTTGAGATTGTTCTATGGATGCTAAATATTCTTGTAAATTTTCTGGGTTCATTATAAATATTCTTCCCATTTGACCCATTAAATATCCTGATATTCCGCGTGTAAAAGCAGAGCTAATTTCGCTAGTATATGAAATGGCGCTTGAAATAGCCCTAACATCTGCAATATTTCTAGAAAAATTTCTTAATAAATGAAACGATTCAGCTGATGCAATATTATGTGCTAAATGCATATTTAATAGAGGGCCTATTGCTTCTCTTGGGTTTTGTTGTATAATAAAAGTATTCATAGGTATTGCTGGATCAGCGCGCTCAGCTGCGGTAGGACCACTTGTTCTAGCGTTTGTAATTCTAATTGGTGAACCACCTTGTTGAAGTGGTTCTCCAAGGTTTTTGGCGGCATCTACATCTACATCTGCAAAGTTATCTTGAGTTGTTTCAACAATATTAATGTCTACACTATTAACAAGACCCGCTTGATCAGTTACCACTTTTTGATTTTCATCTATAATGTTAACTTCTGAAATAAATGGATAATAGTTTAATCCTGCTTTTAAGTTATTTCCTTTTGGTTGGGTAGAAAAAAGAGTACCTCGTGGTATTATTGTTTTTTTAATAAATTCAGTTATAATTTCATCAACTGATTTTCCAGCCTGAGTTAAACTTGGTGGGGTTGGGCAACAATTTAACAATATTTCAACGCAAAACGATTGAACTACATTTGTAAATTTTTGTCTGTTCACTGTAGAATTGTTTGTTGAAGGAGTTTGAGCAGCATAAATTGTTTGTATTTCCGGCAATTTTACATATAAATTTCCATAAACTTCTGCAATAGATTTTTTGCAAGCTTCGTCCAAATTTTGCAAATTATACAAGAAAAGATTTTTATCATTTCTGTAATTAGTGCCAGCTACAGCGTCAATCAATCTTTCATAATATCTTTGTCCTTGAGTAATATCCCAAGTCCACGTTTCAGCGGCTTTATATGAAGGCTGTGCTCTTAATTTATTTACTGCACTAGTTACATCAAATTTTGTATTTGCTGATGTTCCGGAAGCATTAGCTGGTCCAATATACATAGTTAACATATTTTCAACGGTTCTACATTTTGCCATAAATTCATTATACTCAACTATACACTTTTTTTTTTCTTGAATATCTCCATCGCCAACGTTATTTAATTTTGTTAAAAAAGCCGGAACATCAAATGCATTTACATCTACACGAAAAGTTTCAATATTAGGAAATACTACTTTTAAATAACAATGTTGCATCGCCTTTGTAAATATTCTTCTAGTTGCATTTAAAACCATTGTACTAGAAAAATGGGTTGATTGGTTAGCTATTGTATTGTTAATTGATGCGTTTAAGCTATTGCAAGTTGCACTTATATCACTGGAAACGTCGCATTGTGGGACAAAGGTATAAATTTCGCTATTATATGAATCAATGTAATCCAAATATTTTTGTTTTATTTTTTGAAGTTCTCCGTTTGCTGCTGATTTTGTTTTGATATCATCAAATAATTCATTTGTTCTCATTGTTTCCTGTTTTTCATTTAAAACCTTGTAAGAATACGCACTTTGACTATCTCCGTGAGTAAATATAACGTTAACACCCATTAATAATGCAAATGCCATTGCTATTCTATCGTGTGTTACAAAATAAATGTCTAAGAATTGTTTTTGGACATTTTCAATAACTGGAGTAGTTCCATATGTTTTAAGATTTCTATTTTTAAGAACAAGACATAACAAAACTTGTAACCAGTCTCCAGAACGTTTCTGTAAAAAACTTGTATTCATTGAAAATGTATTTTTTTCAATTTCCTTCACATTCTTTTTTGATTGCTTAAAGAATGACAAAACACTCTGTAATAATTTTGCCAATGAACCAATACTATTTGCTTTTCCACTATTCTCAATTGGCTGCGTTGACATATTTTTTTCTGGGTCCGTAATTTTAACATTTGTAATAAATGTTTTTGATTTTGATTTTTTATCTAGATATAATTCGGATAATTCATAATTATATTTTGTAAAAAAATTTTCATATGGATTTTTTGAATCAGATATCCAATTATATAAGTAGTTTACATTAGATAGACTTGACGCTTGGCCGTCCATTTGAAGTGCTGATGGAATACACGAAATTAACGTATGAGGTGTATCTGCATTAAAACGAAACATTTTATCATCATACCGCGTTTTTCCTGCAGGGTCATTTTCCAATTCCGAAGTATAAACATAATATAAAGTTTTTTTAGGTTCACTAGCACTGGCTTTTCGATGCGTTTCCTTGGCCTCGCCATTTGTCATTATTGTATTAAAACTTACTGCAGCAAAATCAATTACAAAAACTGAATTGTTTGCAATATCTAAATCTTCAGTAAATTTTTTTGCTCCAACGTAAGTGTCTGACCAAGTTTTTTTTGCTTTACCTCCTAAAATTGGTTTGGATACACTTAATAAATCTTTTACTTGACACCTTCTAACATGATAAGGTTGATCCCTAACAGTTACTATTGTTCCGGGTTGTGGACCAAAGTCATAAAACCATGTTTTATTATCGGTTGTTAAACTTGGTTCAATTATAGGCGTGTATTTTTGAGTTGGTACTCCATCAATGCTTTTAACGACGCTTGAAAGTATTTCATGTTCAAATGGAGCTAAAGGATCAGCACCTGTTGGTAAGCTTTCATTATAATAAACAATATTTTCTTGGATATCTTTTCTAATGGTGCCAAATTTTTCGTGAAAATCGTGTCTAGAATCTCCAATAGATGCATTTGCTAATATTTTTCCATTATCTGGTGTATCTAAAGGCCCTGCTGATTGCTGTGGTGATGGTGTTGCTGTTGCAACTGTTGATTTAGATAAATTTTTTACTTGCTGGGGTGAGCTTTTTGCTAGTGGGAGTTTGCTTTTTATTACATTTGGCATAAATTATCTACTATTATATTATATTATTATATTGTTATTATAAATTCATAATTAAAGTTTCATATAAATTCTTTTTTGTTTTTTTGCTTAAATTATCTCCTAGCCCCAATCTTTGAGAAAGCTCAACCAACTCTTCCAACTTATATGCACTCATCGCTCTTAAAGGTTTTTCTACACTTTCCCACTTAAACAACGTATTACGATACGTCTCCACTTGTTCAGAACTCGGGTTCAACTCATAACAGTAGTTGTTGGCAGAAGAATCTGCGTTATTTATGCAGTGCACAATATGCATCGGCATTTGTTCGTCGTAAACTAGTTCAAAGCATTTTCGTTTTTGGATATACATAATATTAATATTGTTTGCAACGCAGAGAGCAATAAAGGTCTTCATTCCAATAGTTTGTTTATTAGCCAATTCATCCTCCACGTCTTCTCTAATATTCTTTATCTTCTTTGTTTTTAATTGCTGCTTATTATTGCGCATATGTTCAATGCACCTAAATTTTTCTTCTTTTTCATTGACAAAGCTTGTTGTTCCTGGATATTCATACTTGGAAAATCCATTTTGTATAATAAAATAACACCAAAAAAGCTGGTCCTTCTCTTTTGGATAAAAAAATCTTTCTTGAACCTTTTTTTCTGGTTGTTGTTTTTGAAATGATTTTGAAACTTTTTTCTCTGAATTGTGAAAAGATGAATGCTTCGCAATAAGTTTACTTGTTAACATATAATCCTGTAAATCATTTATTACATGATTATAATCATTTTTTTTTTGTACTTCATTAGTTGAACTTGATAGTCTATGCATATTTATTTTTTACCAAATTATCTTTATTATCTTTTGTAAAGTATATATTCTTAAACTCTTCCTTTTGCTTTTCAAGAAAGTTCAAATTAACTTCTTGGGCTGTAACATAATTAATATACGTCTTCAAATTGTCAATCATTGCAGATGGCAACTCGGTTAAATTAACAAACGTTCCATACTTATTTTCGTTCAAGATAACTGTTTTGTTCTTACTAAGAATACGTAATATTTCTACTTGATTGAACTTTGGCATAGACTCAATCTTTTCCCTAATTGAATTCAATTCATTAGACTCGTATGAGGATTCTGTTAACATTGTTTTATATCAATAAAAAATATTTTTAAGCTTGTTTGTTCTATATTTTAGTTACACCTTTTAACATTAAAATTAACAAATAAGTTGATTGCCTTTTACACATTTTTTCATTTTTTTCTAATCATCTTCAATAACCAACTTGGGTTTTGATAGCTCTTTATTCATTCCCACGTTAGAATAATCTTTCTTGGGTTCAACCAATTCAGCAATAATGCTAACATATTTATCATTCAACTCAAAACGTTGCCCAATAACCCTTGCAGTAAATTTGGTTCCCTCCTCAATGGTTGAGAAATACGGAACCATATAATGATGGTCTCTTGTAACAAACACAACAATCGGTGAAGGAATCTCATCCGAACTTTCCGCACGAATTCCTGCCTTTGTAATATTCTTTGCAACACATTGAATCAACATTCCTTCCACTGGGCAACAAATCTTGCATTCAAATACAACTTCAAATCCAATATTTGTTCCTTTTACTAATCCGCTAGAGTATGTTAATATCTTGCACGACCCAATCTTAATAAAACCCTCCACCACACATTTCCCCTCAAAATTATCTATAATATACCGTTCAATAGTCTGCTGAACATTCTTACCAATATTTACTATAGGCAATGATATATTACGAGTAATTAATGCTCGTGAGTATATATTGTTTTCAATTGACTGCTTCTTCTTATATTTTGGTTTTTGAACAGCCGCCATGAGTGTATATAATATATATATTTATCTTTTTATTTCTATTTCAATTTTTATATTTAATCTCTTTTTCTAGATAAATGTATTTATATAGAAAAAAAATATGGATTTAACATTGAAGACGTTTATTAGGAGGTTGCTTATTATATTTTTAATTCTTTTTTAGATAACATTGCTGTTTCAAAATCAAAAAACCATAATTTGTTATTCTTTTTAGTTTTATTATAATACCTAAACAACAATTCTTGTAATGAACATAACTCTGCTTGAACCATTCCTTTTGTTGTTCCTTGTGTATATTTGTCAAACATAGCTTGACCAAGCAACTCTGTCAAAATTGCAATCTTTTTTGGCTTACTCGCTTCATCGCATCTAGCGCCGGTGTTTCTTTTTGCTTCCATATCTTTTACTTTAAAGATCAAATATCTATTTTTCTGGTCTTGACCAATAAAGCCAATTAAATTGTTCAACTCAAATTTCATGTAATCCATTTTTGTCACAGTTTCCATTGCGATTTCTCTCTCGTCTTCCGGTTCAGCCTGGTGCCATTTTTTATCTTTCAATATCATAACATGAATCTTATCTCCCGAAAACAATATCATGCTTGTTAAACGTGAAGTTTTAATTAATTTTTTATCAAGATACTTCTTTAGATAATAGTCAAATGTATTCTCTTCAAATGTGTCAAAAGAATATATATATTTTATCAAGTGCAATTTATCATTATAGTCAAGCATATCCACTATGTGTTCAACCAAAAATTCAAGAGCATCAGGTGACTTCATAATTCCATTTTTAATAAGTTTTCTCATAGTTACACCGCAGTGTTTGTACCAGTCGTCATCTCCTCTCGGAACAATTTCATTCGTTCTTGCAAATGTCATTGACAAATCAAAGTTTTTCTTCATTTCTGTTAACACTTGGGGTTCTTTTTCATTTGATTTTGGTTGTTCTTCTCTCATTTCTAGTTGTTTATGCTCTACATCAACAGGCGATGCAATTGATTCTATGTTGTCTTTAAATAGGTTTGATTTTATGTCAAATTTTACTTTGCTATGTTTAAAATCAAGAGGAACAGAACGTTCATAAATGGTTGCGTGTGGATTATTGAGCTCGCTTGGCTGAAATAAATAGTAATCTCCAATATTAATCAAATGACCTGTTCTTCCATATTTATCCATTATTGGTTCATTTGCATCATCTATCAATTGCGTTAATGCTGCATATATCTGAACCATTGGATATGGTTTGGGTGTATTTATTTTTTGCACTAAATCGCTCTTTTTAAAGAAGAATTTGCCGTCTACTTTATCACTGAATAGCTTTCTAATCTTTTGCAGTATTTTTTCAGAATTCATCATAATAAACGCTTCGTTATAGGTATCTACTCTTGTTTTTGATTGGTCGTCAAAATCAATATCTTTGTCTGATTGACATTTATATTCACAAACTTCCATATAATCGCACGCCGCGGAATAAGGAATATCTCCAACTTTGAAATCATCAATAACCATACCGTTTGATAAAATCTGTTTAACCTTTTTACTAGTCTTACGTTGAATATTTTCTAGAGTAAAATTTGTTTGGTCATGATTTATTAAACAATCAACGGATGTCTCTTTTAATAACCTACTAACTCTTCCCATTTGAACTGCTTTGTATTCCGCAACTCTATATACATATAAATCGGCTGCTTCCTCCTCATTATCTTCTAATATAGTTCCGTAAATAAATATCAAGACATTTCTCTCTTCAAAATCTAAATCTTTGTGACTAAAATTGCGGACACCTCTACCAATAATCTGTTCAATTCTATTCATGTTATACCATGGATCAATGATATGGACTTGCCTCAAAAACTTGAAATCAACACCTTCTGAACCTGCTTGAGAAATAAGAACAACTTTAATTTTTTCTCCTTTCTTGTTATCATCATTTGTAATGGCTTTAATTTCAAAATCATTATTTGGCGATAACCTAGAGTCTCCTGTTATCATAATATATCTGGCTGGCATAAAGCTATCTTTCTTACTTTTACGAGGCTGCAAAGTTCTAGAATCTACCAATTCTGTTGGAGGCGTTTTAAATAACGATTTGGCCCCGTCACCGTATCTGGAAAATCCCATTTCTTCTAATGCAAGCGCAACAGGTATTAATCCACCATCAATGTATTGTGAATAAATTAATATAATTCCTTCTGCAACGTGACCGTCATCTGATAAAATGCTTTTGCAAATAGAATTAATTTTAGAGCTGTAATTGCCAATTTTATTAGGAGCAAAAATTCTCTCGTCTTTATCAAGCAACCACTTTTTATATTCAAAAGAACCTTTTTCTGGTGGGGTTTTACTATCAATAAATTCCATGGTTCTCTCTAGACCACGCTTTCCAGTTAAATCATTTGAGTTGATGAATACCTCACGACCAGTATGCTCAGAATCAGTTGAATCTCCGCCTCTATATGAAGTTATAGATTTTTTGCTAGATGGTTTTCTGGTAAGTTTAATAACTTGTTCAGGCTCTGGTTGTTCTTCTTTCTCGGGCTCCAATGCAGATTCAAGGTGTTTTACATCAGTATATTCTTGTAACTTTGGCACATTTACTGGTTTTGCAGATATTGTGGTTTTTTTGGATAACTTTTTCTCTCTTGGTTTTTCTTCTTCAACAGAACTAGATAGGGACTCAATCGGTTCCATGTTCTCAACAACACTTTCAAGACCTTCCATTGGATAAACAATGTTTAATGCTTCTAAAGGTATCTGTAATAATGTATAACCAAACGCCTCCATGTTTTCAAAACTCGGCATTTCTCTCACAACTCCAGTTTTTGTAGTTGTGCTAATTTTTCTTTTTCTAAGACTATCAATGGCAAATTTATATCCCATGGCTTGGTATTTTCCAATATATGTCAGATAAATAGTTGGTTTTAAAATCCGAATAATGTCTTTGTCCTCTATTCTCTTTCCGTTCATCTGAAATTTTGGATATTTTATGTCTTCCAAAGTTGACTTGGGAGAGAAAACTGACGGGTAAACTCTAAAAGGAAATGTATAAGGATTCTCTCCCCTTACAAAAGAAACATAACCATTTGCCTTTCTTGAAAGCAATTCTTCTCCAATCTTCTCACCATTTGGCCCTAATTTAAACTTTCCATCTTTATCAAATACGTCTTTAATTTCAATAGTCGCGCGTCTATCATTCAAATTCATTAAATTCAAAAGCCAAACAATTTCCTTATAGCTATTATACATTGGTGTAGCAGACAATAATAACAAACGCATATTAGAAGCAGATTTAACCAACTCTTCCAATTGAATTGCTACCTTCTTATTCTTATTTTCCTCGGCAATACGAATGTTATGAATCTCGTCTATTACAATCAAACGATTGTCAAATTCATATTTTAAATTACGCGTCATTTTAATACGTTTATCTTCTTCATCTCTGAAAGAACCCTTTACTTCTTTAACCTTTTCAATATAATTGGCAAACTCAATATAGCCCAAAAACAAATAAGAAGTATTTATAATTGCTTTAATTTGGCTAACAACTTTTTCTTTTGTTAAACCCTTCATATTCATTGGATTAATTTCCTTTATAAATTTGTTTCCGGTTGCGCCTTTTAAGTTCCAAAGTCCATCCACTAATTTTAATTTTCTCTCGTCAAATAGCTGCACACGAAAGTTATCTTGAACGTTTGGTGATGCAACAATAATTGTGCGTTTTGCAATCCCCATCTGTTTTAAATAATCACGCTGCTCCTCGCACACGCCAATAGATGTTGCTGTTTTGCCACTACCTAATCCATGATACAGCAAAAGACTATTATAAGGAGTTTGAAATGAGAGAAAGTTTCTAACAAACGCTTGTTGCGGCGCCAATTCAAATTCAGCATTTGCTAAAAGCTCAGCTTGTTGCTTAATATCATAAATTTTACCGTCATAACGATTGTCATTAAACTCTTTCTTTTCTGCTATTTTAAAAATAAAATTTGGGTCATTCAAACTAGGATACAAGTAATCGTCTTCTTTAGGATGCTGACCTAATTCATTTCTCTCTACTAACTCCTTTTTTAACAGGAATTTGTTGCATGTCTTATCATATTCATTTCCAGGCGCAGCGCAATTGTTTTTTTCATATTCGTCTTTTAGTGTATCTTCTGTGCTTAGCACATCGGCTTGATCAACAAATTTAAGTTTTTTATCTTGTTTTTTTTTAGGTTTATCTGTATTTTTTGTTCTTCGTGTTTGCATATTATATATTATGAATATAATCTATATTCTTGTAATACTTTATTAATATTAATTATAATTTGTTTCTTTTCTAAATTATAAGGTCTAATTGACTCTAAACACTCACCAATCGTTTTCCATTCTAGCTTACTCACCTCCGTCTTCTGAAAATTTTGCAAGGTATCAACAGTGTCATTCATATAAGCCAAATAATACTTGTGTTTATAAGATTTATGGTTTGAACCAATAAATATCTCCTCAAATGGCAAAAGATTTTCAATAATAGTAATATCTTTGCTTGAATAACCTGTTTCCTCTTCAAACTCTCTTAATGCGCATTCTAAATCTTTTTCCTGGAAGTTGCGACGTCCTTTTGGAAACTCCCATTCAGTCTCATCCCATCGCGTTTTACTATTGTTTATTATATCATCAAGTGTAATCTTTTCCAAGTTCACATTAATACCGTTTTTAATTACGTCAAACTTCTTAGAAGCGGCTACTTCTTCGCCTCTATATTGCATTCCATTACTGTCGCCCCACATTGTCTTCCACAGACTATCAAATGACTCTGTTCTCAAACGTTCTTTTTCGCAGATAGACATTTCATCAACACTTTTTTGAATCTGCTCCACATTGTAAGACGAATATTTTCCTCTAATTAAATCAATGTAACCAAAACTATCTTTACGACGTATCATTAAATATTGAATTCCTTTATCACTTGATCTAAAAACTATAATTCCATAACTTGTAATTGGTAATTTGCATTGGTGAAATAAATGCCCATGTTTTCCACAGTTGTTGCATATGTTTGTTTTATTCATTCAATCTATGACTTATTATATATATATAGGCATTTATGTTTAAACATTTATCTTTTAATATTAATTTATTCAAATGGGATTAGATCCAAAAGTATGGGGTCCTCACTATTGGTTTTTTTTACATACAGTAGCAATGTGTTATCCACATAGACCAAATACTAATACAAAGAAGAAATATTACGAGTTTCTTCATAACATACCAATGTTTATTCCGGTTGAAACCATGGCAACATATTTTAGTCAACTTTTAGACCAGTATCCTGTGTCTCCTTATTTAGATTCGCGAGATGCTTTTATACGTTGGATGCATTTTATACACAACAAAATAAATCAGCGGCTTGAAAAACCAAACATTTCTCTCAGTAATTTTTACGAACATTATTACGAGCAATATAAACCCAATGATTTGAAGATGAGAGAATACTACAAAATGCGCAGTAAAATTATTTATTTTGTTATTATCGCCTTCTTTATAGGAGCCATTTTTTATTTATACAATGAATAACAAATAACAAAACAAATAACAAAACAAAAAACAAAACAAATAACAAAACAAAAAACAAAACAAATAACAAAACAAAAAACAAAACAAATAACAAATAAACAAAAACGTTAAAATAAATAATAATCTATACTTATTTTAACAACAATATTATGAGAAAAAATATAGGAGGAAAAGCAATCGCTTCTGGTGGATTTGGGTGCGTTTTTAATCCGGCTATAAAATGCAAAACAAGAAAAAATAAAGACGCCGGTATAACCAAGCTAATGAAAATTAAATATGCAAAGGCAGAATACAAAGAGATACTAGAAATTAAAGCTTTATTGGATGACATTCCAAACTATAACGATTATTTTTTACTAGATGGATTTTCATTATGCAAACCTGAAGAGCTTACAAAAGAAGATCTTGAAAAGTTTGATAAGAAGTGCAAATCTCTTAGGAAAATAGATATAACCTCTACAAATGTAAACCAATCATTGGATAAATTATTATCTCTCAACATGCCTTTTGGTGGAATTGATGTTGGCGATTACATTGAAAAAGAGAAAATGGATTATAAAAAAATTCATAAAATGAATGCAGCATTAATAGAGCTTTTGAAGAATGGTATTGTTCCTATGAACCAAAGAGATGTGTTTCACTGCGACATTAAAGATTCCAATATTTTAGTAAAAGACGATGGTAATGCAGGTGTAAAAACTCGTTTAATAGATTGGGGATTATCAACTACATATAAAAATGGTGGAAATATTCCAAAGCAGTTAACAAATAGACCGTTTCAATTCAATGTTCCATTTTCAGTTGTAATATTTAATGATACTTTTTCAAAAATGTATACAGAGTTTTTAAAGAAGAACAAGGAACCCAGTTTCTTTAACATTCGTTCTTTTGTTATTAATTACGTTATATCGTGGGTGAATAAACGCGGTCCAGGACATTTGAAAGCAATTAATAGTATTTTTAAAGAATTCTTTGAGCGCGGATTAATTAATATTGAAGAACAATTTAAAGAAGATTTGATAGAATTTGATTACACGTTTTATTTTATATTTGAATACATCTCTTATGTACTCTTTAAATTTACACGCGATGGAAGGTTTGAGAAAATGGAGTATTTTAGTGAAGTATTTTTAAAGAATTTGGATATCTGGGGCTTTACTATGACCTATTTACCTATTTTAGAATACTTAAGTGGATATTATAATAAATTATGCGATTGTGAATTGGAAATTATTGAAAAAATAAAAGAATTGATTTTATATGTTATTGGGTGTAGTTATGTTCCAGTTGATGTTGATAAAATTGTTGTAAAATTAGAGGATTTAAATGCGTTGTTTTTGAAAGCCGATAAAAAAACCACTGCGCATTTCCAAGAAAAACGCGAAACATCTAGTTTAACGCAGTCAAAAACAAAAACAAAAACAAAAACAAAAACAAAAACAAAGACGTCCAAATCATCATCTAAGTCTAAAACAAAAAGAACTTATAAAAAATCAAAGTCTAGTTCAAGAAATAAAACGTCAAAACATAGTATTTAGTTATATTTTAATAATCTTGCCTTATATATATTATTAAAATATGACATCAACAAAATCTGAGTTAAATAAAAAAAAATTATCTTATAAAAATCCAAAGTTTCGCAATGCTTCATTTCAACGAAAATATCGCAAATCTTTGCGCAAAAAACCCTCTAATACTTCCCCATTAGGTTTTTCGCAAAGGGTTGGTAATAATTCGGATGATTCGGATGACGAAACCAAACGCAATGTTTTGAATAAACTGATTGAGCATTTAAAATCTAGATTACCTGTCTCTAATAAAACGCCTCTTAAAAAATTAGAAGACGACCCTTATTATAAACAATTAATGAACTGTTCATGTGCAAAAACCCCTGATTCTAAAGGTTTCCCCAAAAATCTTCCAAAAAAACCGTCTTCTTCTGGACCTTCATCCCAATCTTCTTTAAGACCTTCATCTGGCTCTTCTTTAAGACCTTCTATTAATAGCTCTGATTCTACTTCTTCTCTAGGGACTGGTTCCATCTCTCCTCGTCGTGCCAGTGGAAAATGTATTACAAGTTCAGGAAGCAAAGGCATAATTATATTCCAAAATTTTCCTAATAACGGTCAAAATACAAAAAAAAATTACACAGATTATGGTGTTAATATAACACTTCCAGACGGAACGTTTTATACTAATAGATGTTTTATATTATCATTGGCACATGTATTAGGAAGAGACGTGTGCGAATTTTATGGCAATGTTATAGAAATATTGCAAAATAATCCAATTCCCCCAAATTTGTTGTCTAGCCCAGAAATAGATAAATTAAAAAATAAAAATATTGATCAGTTGCACGCGATTGAAAAGGATGCTGGCCTTGGTGCAGAAGAAAGAGAACTTGCCGGAAATATTGCAAATTACATAAATGAAAAAACGGTTATAATGTCAAATGGAAAAATGGGCCGAACTGAATACATTGACGGCTCACTTCTTTTAAAATATTTTAAATTTGATAACTTATTATCAAATGGTTTAATACTTTTAATTACCGACAATTACAGGTTTAATACAACGCTGGCAAATTCATCTGGCAGCATAGCAAAGGGGGGAGGAGTTTATATTAACCCAAATGGAAACATAAACGGTAGACCAACTTTAAATACACCGATAATTTATAATTTGGGAGAAACCCATTATGTTGTTGGTGACAAATTGACTGATCAAGGTTTATTAGACACCATTATTGAACGATGCGATAATATGACGGAAGTCAACAACAATGCTCCCTTTAACTACCCTGCAATTATAAACTCAATGAAACAAAAAGCAGGTTCGCGAAATAGAAAAACAAGGAAATTAAAGAAAACTAAAAAATCAAAAAATCGAAAAAATAGAAAAACTAGAAGAAGATAAACACGTCACATAATTAATTATAATCTCGCATTATATTAATTATGAAACTGGAATTACTAATATTTGGTATAACTGCATTTTTAGCTTTCAATGCTTATTATGATGGAAAATACACAAAAATCATAATGAAAAATAAAAAATACTTTCAAATTGCCTTTTTCGTATTTTTAGGTATCATCTTTTATCTCATGGTAAAACGCAATCCGGCAAGATGCAAAAATATCCTTCTTCATGCCAACAATGTTGTAAAATATATGCCCATTGATAAATCCTCTATGGATATGCTTAGTCCATTAATAGACTTTACAACAACATCTAGCAACTCAAGTTTTATGGGTGAGTTAAACAATGACAATAATATGGGTGCAAGTATGGGAACATTAAATGCAGAGAAACGCATTCTACAATCTGGGGGCAAAAGCACAAAACGTTCTGTAAGTGAAACAAAAAAGAAATATGTAGCATCTAACCAAGGTTGGAAATGTGGAGATTGCAAACAACAATTAAACGCTTGGTTTGAAGTTGACCACATTAAACGTCTTGAATATGGTGGAACCAATGAAGTCGGTAACTTGGTCGCTTTATGTAGGGACTGTCACGGCAAAAAGACCGCTATGGAAAATATGTAATTCTACTTTGAGAAAGGTTGAGCCAAATCTTGTTGGAGTTTTACGACACTTTTCCCAAAAGTGTCTTTGGGAAAAGAAAAATATAATGTAATTATATTATTATATTATATTATGAGTATCCCAAAAACTAGAGCAATTCCTATAATAAATAACGCATCTACAATAGACTCTATTAAGAATTATGATTACACAAAACTAAAAACACCTCTTATATATGGAACATTTTTTGCTGTAATGTTAATACTTATGGGCATTACTATTGATTTAATATATTCAAAAAATACGACTTTGCCAGGAGCGCCATCATTAACAAAAGAACAAAACAATACTGCCATTACAATCATTGCATTTATGTCTGCAATAGTGTTAATTATTTTTTTAACAATACCACATTATAAAGAGTTCTTGAATTTTTTAGGAAAATTAAAGTTTGTTTTACTTCTCGTGGGATACATTATTGGCCTTATTATATTATATCAAACCGTCCCTAAAGGAATTGTAAATGCATACGCATTCTTATTCTTACCAATAACAATGCTAATTGGAATTTTTCTATTTTATTTAGCGATGGAGAAAGGAACTTTATATGGATTAGATTTGAGTTACGAGAGAATTAAATATGCTCTAATTTATTTTTGTTTGCTTGTGTTTATTTTGTTGTTTTACACTGTAGATCCTGGCAGTTATTTGAAAACTTATTTTGGTCCTTCTCTCATTGTTACAATCTTATTAGCTATTTTTGGCTTCCTTTATTTGATAACATTGATGACACTTCCTTCTTTAAAACAAGGCACTACAGCAAATCAAATCCCTGGAGGGTTTTTCAAAGGTCTAACTAAAATGAGTATTTTTAGTGGAATCGCATTCATTATATTTTTAATCGTAATTGTTTCTGGAATTCTTTCTTATCCTGGAGGTTTTACAAACGGAACTGGTGTTGCAGGAAGTGATAAAACAAACAAGATTTCTCTCATTGTAATATTACTTATAGTAATTTTCATCTCATGGATATTGTTTTTTGGAATACAATCCTTCTCAAAAATACCTTTCCGAGACAGTGATGGAGATATTAATTTAAGCCTGTCAAATATCACAAATATTTCACGTCAAGTTTTTATGCTATTATTCGGCCTCATTTTTTCTGGTTTACTTATCGGTTGGCTTGTTATGGGTGTTGAAGGCCTTTCAAGCAAATCTGGTATAGTTTCCTTTATTTTAAATTCATTAATTGTGGTTGCAATTTTGGGATTAGTTTTTAAGCTCATTACAGGTGGAACTTATTATAAGAAGAGTCCATTTTTTAGATTAATAGTCAACTCCCTTTTATATATTCCTTGTATTTTAGTTGGTTTCATTGACGCTATTTTGAGTTTTTTAGGACTTGGTGCTACTGCAGCAGTAAACGCAGGAAAAACAGGAGCTAATGCAGGAAAGACTGGATTAAGTGGATTATGGTCTGGGTTATCAACAACAATAGAGTCAACAAAAAATACTCCTGCAACATATTACGCTCTGCTTGTTTTCATAATTTTATTATATATAATTTATTTTTTCCTAGGACAACAAATAAAAACAAATGTTGCAAAACAAGGAGGAACCATACTAGTAAACAATCCTATATACACAAATTCAGAGAATACAATTGGAACATATGACAATTTGAATGGAACAGACGCCGACGAAAATAAGTATGACTATAATTACGCTATTTCATTTTGGGTTTATATAGATGCAGTCAGTCCAAATGTAAGCTCGTCTTTAGACAAATATACTTCCTTATTAAATTATGGAGGAAAACCTAATGTTTTATACAATGCAAGAGAGAATACTCTTATGATTACTTTGTTAAATACAGGGGAACCCGCAATAGGCAGCGAAAGTCGTCTTAAAAACCCACAAGAGCTAGACGCAGTTGGCAATATAATTGTTTATAAAATGGAAAAAGTATTATTGCAAAAATGGAACAATATTATTATTAACTACAGTGGTGGAATTATGGATATTTTTTACAATGGTAAATTGGTAAAATCCGTAAACGAAGCAGTTCCAAAAATGTCCAAAGACACACTCACAATTGGCGCGGATAAAGGTATAAATGGTGGAATATGCAACGTAACATATTTCAACTCAAGCATTAATGCGTCTCAAATATACTATCTATATAATACATTAAAAGACAAAAACCCTCCTGTTGCAAATCCGGCCAAAGAATCAATTGTTAAGAACGTTATGGCAGGCGCTGGTATAAAAGCAAATCCGCCAGTTATTACAATCCCAATTACAATTGACGTAAAAACAGAACCTTCCAGCAAAGAAGCCAACCCAAATCCAACTGTAAAAGCGGTTCCAAATAATCCTTACATAGATTACTTGTCATTTAAATGGTTTGCCACAGCTAACAACGATTATTATAATGGATTATAATGGATTATAATTTGTTAGTTGAATAAGTTTTTTGAGAAAAGGTGTAAAAAATAATAAAAAATAAAATATTTATTGGGTTACAAATAAATGTTTTAAGAATTTCAAGAAAAATTCTATGAGTATAGTATATATCAATGGAGATTAAGAATATTCTTCTCGTAGTCATAATTATCGTATTGTTATACATTGTTATTCGCTATGTATTTTCAGATGTCAATACTCTTACCAGCCTAAACTCTGGAACAACATTGCAAAAAATTACTGCCGGTAGTTTAGCAACCGGAACAGTTGCTAATTCTAATAACTTTACTTATTCCATTTGGTTTTATATTAATGATTGGAACTATAAATACAGCGATGCAAAAATATTATATGGACGTGTTGGAACTGTAACAGACAATCAAAATATTACAATTGAAAGTGTTAAGAACAGTCAACCATGCCCTGCAGCTATTTTAGGCGCAATTGAAAACAACTTATCAATTTTATTAACATGCTTCCCTGGAACAACTCCAATTACAAGTGACGATTCAACCATTTCGGACGGTTCAGTTGTTCACTCTTGCAACATTAGCAATGTCCCCATTCAAAAATGGGTAAATTTGCTTGTCAGCGTATATGGAAGAACCCTTGATGTGTATCTTGATGGCAAATTAGTAAAAACCTGCGTATTACCGGGTGTTGCTAAAATTACTTCTACCTCTGATGTTTACGTAACACCCGCTGGTGGCTTCTCTGGTTGGACAGCCAAATTCCAATATTACCCCAACTCAACAGACCCTCAAACCGCCTGGAATATTTATCAAAAAGGATACGGTGCGAGTTGGTTGTCTAATATTTTTGGAAAATACCAAGTTAAGGTGGCTTTTACTGACAATGGAACTGAAACCGGCAGTTTTACAATTTAATTAGCTTTTTCTTATATATAATATATATATGGACAGTGGTAGTAGTTTTATGACACAAAGTACTGGCAGAGGTAGCGGAATAAAAGATTTTATGAATTCAAGCAGTTTAGTCGCCAGAATATCATTTCTATTATTAGTTATTTTAGTATTCGTCGTGGTTCTTCAATTTTCAATATCAATTCTAGCGTGGTTTTTTGGCCCAAACAGTTCTCCTAGAATTATAAATGGCATGGTTGATGCAAGACAAACAATAATTGTTCCACAGGACCCATCTGCGTCTAATGCCAAACCAATTAATCGTTCTGTAAATGGACCGGCTGGAATTGAATTTACTTGGTCTGTTTGGACATTTATTGACGATACACCATCTTCTAAATATCGTCACGTTTTTAGCAAGGGAAACGCCAATATTGTTCCCGATACTGGATTAAATTTCCCAAATAATGCACCTGGTTTATATATTTTACCAAACACGAATGCATTCAAAGTTATTATGAATACTTACAATGATATCAATGAGGAAGTTATAATCAAGGATATTCCTTTAAATAAGTGGGTTAATGTTATAATTAGATGCAAGAATACAACGTTAGATGTTTATATTAATGGAACTATTACAAAAAGCATGGAATTAAACGGAGTTCCTAAACAAAATTACGGAGATGTTAATATTGCATTAAATGGTGGTTTTTCTGGTTATATTTCTAATTTATGGTATTACGATTATGCTCTTGGAACTGCAGCAATCTATAACTTGGTTAAGAATGGTCCAAATACTAGAATGGTTGGTTCATCTGCAATGAATTTGAAAAATCCAAACTATTTATCAGTTAGATGGTTTTTTGCCGGAGCGGGTGACCAATTTAATCCTATTGGAACAACCCCTTCGCATTAAGTATTTTGCTTTGCATGTGAATTAATATTTATTTTATTTTATATGACTTTATATAAAATAACAATGTCTTGCCTTGGACCAAATTATAATCCTATGCCACCAAGAGAATGGGGGAGATATGAAAATCCATGCGCCTATATGGCGGAAAATCCCATGGATGTTAAAACTGAATTGGTTTATAAATATGATATCCTTAAGAAGGGTAATATTCTTCAATACAAAAAAAATAGCTCAAACATAAATAAACAACAACGTTATGCACAGATAGCGCGCGGATTATGGACAAATCGCACAACAACCTGGGCTACACAAACTGAAAGCTATACAAATCCCAATACAAATAGTTTGAGACGTTCCAATTTTCAAAATTTTAATACATTAACGCTTGCGCCAACTTCTGCACCAATCACTTGTCCTGCGCCATTAATTCCAACTAATTATGCGTTGCCACCTTTAAATAATTCAGGTTCTATTTCAGGGTCAAATCCTGTTTTACCACCTACACCTAATCATGGTTCCCCAACCAATCCAGTTATTCCTAACATTGTGTCTGTTACAGAACCAGAGCCTGTTATTATTCCAGACGGAGGCACGCTTATTTGCAACGTTAGTGAAAATATTTGCACTGGTGAGATTTATGATATTACAGCAAATCAGTTTTGCTATCCTACAACTGATTCCGATGTTCCTGGCCCTGTTATTTATTTATGTTACAATGATGGTTTACCAACTTATTATCCAAGAACTAGACGAGTTTATTCCGCTGGTGGTAATAAATGGCCACAAGGTGAAAAATTTTTATTTTCAGCGAATTCAATTGTTCCCACTAATAATGTAGCAAAATCATTTTTTTTATCTGTTTTATAATTTTCACCCTTGAAGATTTAAATATTCGTAATATATATATGCAATTAAAAATAAAAATAAAAAACAAAAATACCAAAAAAAATAATGGAACTAGCAAAAAAAATAAAACTACACTTAAAAAAAGGCGCCTATTAAAACGTGGTAAACAAACAAAGTATGGAGGATTAGTTGGTTTTGATTTAGTAGGAAATAGAATTTCTCAACCAAGATTCATTTCCAACTTTGATACACGACCATTTTGGCAATCATACTTTAGTAACAATTTTAATAAAATGTCATATTTTAAAGACACAATTCAAAAAATGATGCGGGTTAACAATTGTAAGTATTTGCAGAAAAAAATACCAGTATTTGAAGTAACTCCAGATGCAAAGCCTTACAAAGCGCAAATATGTTTGGTAACGTTAATTTTTAGTTATTTATCATCTTTACTAGAATTTACATGCCAAATAGTAGTAAAAGGGGGGAGAGCTATGCAACTCGCATTATCAAAGAAAGACCGATATGACCCAATTCATAAGAAAAATATACCATCGGTAACATATATTAGAAAATATGCAAGTAATGATATAGATGTTCTTATAATACCAGATTCTCAAAAATTTCAGGATTCACACCTTCTTGCTTTGCGTATTGGTGAATTTATTGACTGGTTAACTACATATTCAGATTCTTATGGAAACCCTCAATCCATGTTTTCATTTATACATTTACCAAAACCAAAATTGCCTGTTCAATCAAATCCTGAAATACCAGCCGAAGGCAGTATTGTTAAATTAAGCATTAGTGTTGGTGGTGAACGAGGTAATAGATTTGTTGCTATTTCGGATATTGGATATATTACATCAGAACATTCTCATATATTTGAAGCCAATCCTATAAAAACTGTTATTGATGATGATATTCAGCATCCTGGTTTTCTTTTAAGCGTTAACCCTCAAAATTTGTTCTTAGAAAAAACTTATTATATTATAAAATATATATCCGAACGCTACAGTTCAGACACAATGCTCAACAGATATCGTTCATCTTTACACAAGTCTTATAATTTTTTATTAAATGATTTGGTTATAAATATTGATCGTTCAATAAAAACTGAAATTTACTCTGATTCTACTAAATCTAAGGAACAAATTAAAAATGAACTAATTACATACTACTTTAATGAGTTGCAAAAAGTTATTCCTTCTACCGATAGTTATAATGTTTCTCTTGAACATTTAATTGACTTTATAAATGGACCATCTCCTTAAAAGGTGTAAAAAAATGATTATAAATTACGTGTTGCTATAAATTTATTTCTACGCCCTCAAGTTAGGATTCACACAAATATCTTGGCTAGGAAAAATGTCACCAGACATGCATTTATCATTTTCACCAACTTTAATGCAACTACGAAACCCACGGTCCTCTCCAATATAACACCAACCAGATTTGCTAGCTGATTTACTGGCTTGGATTGAACTTGAAGATTCATCAGCAGTAAAGGAACTTGGTTCTTGTAGAATTTTTTGTGGCGGAGTTGAATTCAATGCAGCATTTAATTGATTGTTTTGTGTTGCGTCTTCCTGTTGGACGTTTGCACTCGTTTTTTGACTTCCAACGAGAGAAGATGATGCAGTAGCACCAGTTACTGCACTAGCAGTTTGCTGAGTTACATCAACCGCAGTTGTTACCGTTCCTGCAGCTAAATCTACAGCAGCCTTTGTTCCAGTTGCAGAAGTATTAGTGACAGTTTTAGTGACGTCAGCAGCAGTATTTCCAAATAGTCCGGCAAAATATTTGATATATGGTCCAAAAGTATCTGAAAAAATCTTTGTTCCATATGCTAAATAAACAAAAATATTAACTCCTAAAATGGCAAGGACAAGGACTATTATTATCCAGGTGGTTAATGACAAGCCTAAAAAACCTGCACCTGATGTTGTTCCATAACTTGTAGTAGGTGTATATGTTGGCGTTAATTGAGGCAAAGATGCTGGTGCTGAATATGTATTTTGAGCACTATTCATTATAATAAAAAACTATATATTAAATTTTTATTATAAATGCTTTATTTAAAAGTCAATAAATATAAAAACTGGTTCACATTAGCCAACATCTCGTCACGAATATTATACAAATCACTATTTGACATTGTTTTTAATGCAGCACAATTGTCTAGTCCCACTAAATACCTCTTGAAATTTTCCATTTCTCTCTTAAACTCCCCAACCGTCTTGTAATCTTTGAGAGAAAGTTGTTTTTTATTAGTCAAATTTACTCTGTCACCTCGCTTTCCAAGTAATACTTCAATAAATGAATCCACATTATCGTGCAACTTATCGTTCAAATTGTCTGTAGCTTTATGTGTTGCATAACTGTGCGTTTTCCAGTGATATAGCTTAATCGCTGTTAGAACTTCTAAAAACTTTACGACAACTTCCTGTTCAAATTTTTGCAAACTGCTAGTGCGATTTTTACGAGTTCCTTTTTTTGAATGCATCCTTCTGGTTTTTTCCATTTTATGAGCCATTTTATACATTTTCTAAATATTATAATTATATTATAATTGTTTGATTATAAAAAAATTGAAACTAAATTATTGAATTACGTTAATTTCAAAACTTATCCAATTGCGCAAGAAATGAGCACTGTCATGGACAATTCCGAAATTAATACTATTACTCAAGAAAAAAGGTTGCGTCTTCTCAGCGAAAAACAATATGACAATATGAATAACACAGAAAAGATTTGCCTTAATGATGAAGACATAAATTTTATCAAAGAGGCTCTATTCATAATAAACAAAACCAACGAGACCTGGTTTACTGAATGGTTCGGAAAATACAAAATCCCTTCAATTAAAGAATTGAAAAAAATTATAGCTTATAGAGCAAGGGTTAACATTACCGGCGAAACTTGGGGGTTTCAAGACCAACAAACATATGGTTATCCACGTCGCACAAATTTGAGTATTGCAGTTCCAAATGCAGTTTTTAATATTGCATATTCAAAGAAAAATTATTATTATGACCACTATGATGACCCGCTTAGGTTTTTCCAGAACAATACAAAGAGATTATAAAATTTTATAAACGCGGCACAAACGTCTCTCCAAAATTATTCATCTTTTCCAACTTAGCAATTGTTTTATCTAAATTACTATTGTTCACATTTGCAAATAAATAGTCTGTTTGTGGAGATTTTTCATTTTTTTTTATTTGTTTGTATATATTGTTTATTTTCCCAGTTACAAGCGTAACTTGTTCTTTGTTCTTAATTAAGTCTTCTTCTAAATTAACTGGCTCAGTTAAAAGAGCTACTGCATAATACAATATATATCTTCTTTTTTTATTACAGCTATTAGAATACTTAAGCGTAAACAAATTTAAAAGACTTTTCATAATTTTTTGAACTAATTTGTGATGTTTTTCTGACTCTTGAATAAGCGCATCCCAAATTAACCATACAACATCCTGTTGGTCTTTATTACTAACTTGAATTTTACTCCTTCTTTCACACTTACACGGTTCCTTTTTAGTTTTACATATAGATTCAAACTCGGAAATCCATTCAATCCAATAGCATGCATTTATGCAGTTTTTTCCATCTTTTGAAATGTTATACACAAACTCATTCATTGCTATGTATAATTCTTTTGGGTCTTCTGCCAAAAATATAGGTTGTGCATATTGTGCGTTTGGTGCTTTTAATTTATCTGTCATGTGCAACATATCATAGTCTTCTTTTTTTATTTTTACTTCATCAAAACTATGCTTTCTTTTTGCTTCACATAGCATACAAATTATTTCGCAAAATAGCTTTCTAATTTTATCACTATTTCTCATTTTAATTTCATTTCCATTATATCCATTAGTAATAATTTCCTTAAAGGCTTGTATTCTTAAATCAAGATATATAGCAAGTTTAGGATTTCCTAAATGAATATGTTTGCTATAAAAATAAAGAATTATTTCCCATAAATCGCTATAATGGCCTGAACATATAAATTCTGCGCTCCAATAGCACGCTGGTTCTATTTTTGATTTTGATAAATTATTTAGTAACTCTTTTTTTACGTCTGTTTTTTTGAATTCAGAAAATGTTATACCTTTAAATTCTTTTTGTTCTCGCATATCATTTATCTCTATTTCAAACATTTTGTTTATAATTTATATTAAAACAAAAAAAATCACAACAATACATATAGAAGAAATGACAAATAATATTCTTAAATATATTTCTAAACCAATACAATCAATTTCCATCATGTATAAAAAATCCTCCACATGGGGAAAGGTGTTATTCATTGTAATAATTCTATTAATTGTTGTCGGAATTTTTAGGTCAAGTAAACCAGGAAAAGAAGGTTTTGAGCAGACTGATAAGTTTATGTTTAAAACAGACGGTGATATTTATGACGACTTTTATAGTGACATTTATGACCAATTAGTTTTCAGTAATGTTAAAGATAATTACGAAATTGGTCAAATTATAAACTCAACAAAACCCACTCAAGAAAGTATTATTTTAGACGTTGGGTCTGGAACTGGTCATCATGTTGGACTATTGAATAAAAAAGGGTTCAATGCAATTGGTTTAGACAATTCCCATTCTATGATTGAAAAGGCAAAGGAGAATTATCCTGAATATGATTTTGTTGAAGGTGATGTTTTAAATGCCATGCAATTCCAGCCACAAAGTTTTACTCATATTTTATGCCTTTACTTCACATTGTATTACATCAAAGATAAGATGCAGTTTTTCAATAATTGCATGAATTGGTTGATGCCCGGGGGAACATTAGTTATACACATTGTTGATAGAAAGATGTTTGACCCCATTTTGCCTCCAGCAAACCCACTATTGATGTTGACTCCGCAGAGATATGCTAAGGAACGCATCACCAGTAGTAATGTTAATTTTGACAACTTCAAATACAGTGCCAATTTTGAATTGGATGATAATAAAAACTCTGCTAGGTTCATTGAAAAATTCAAGAACAAGGAAACTGGTAAAATCTTCAGAAAACAAGAGCATAAAATGTATATGGAATCTGAGGCGGACATTTTAGATATGGCAAAGAATGCTGGTTTTATTATACAGGGAAAAATTGATTTAATTAAGGTTGGTTATGAATATCAATACTTATTTCTATTTCAAAAACCTGCGTAACCAATAGCAACTTTTACTCGCAATAAATAATATGTATCAATACATTCTATACATATTATTAGTCTTCATTTTTATAATCCTATGTTTTGCAGCATATGTTAAAATGAAATTCAGATTTTGGACTCTACAACCAGTTTTCCATTTTTATGATTTCCATTATTATTTGTTTCCACCAGGAATTATTGACCATGAATTGCCAGAGAAAAACAATTATTGCAATTTTAACGCAATTGAAACTATAAAGTATGACGCCGTTGGTGAGATAACAATGAACAAGTTTTTCCGTTTCATTAGAAAAAATTACTTGCAGAACGCTGGAAACTGCTATGAACCAAAGAAAAATAATATTATGCCATATTTTGAAGGGCATAATGCATCTAGTTTTTTCTCATTTTACTACGAAGACGAACTTATGGTAAGCTTAAAAAAAGGCACTACGACTACGACTCCGATTAGAAAAATAGTTGGCGTTATGACGACGCGACCTCTTACAGTCGTTATAAACAATGCAAAGTCCAAAGACAAATGTCGTTTTGATGTGTATTACGTGGACCATTTGTGCGTGGATAAAATGTATCGTAAAAAGGGTATTGCGCCTCAAATTATTCAAACACATCATTATAATCAACGGCATCATAATAGACAGATTGTTGTTTCGTTATTCAAGAGAGAAGATGAATTGACTGGAATTGTTCCTTTATGTGTGTATAATAGTTATGGATTTGAAATGCATGAATGGTCAAAACCTATAGATTTGATGCCTAGTATGGCACTAGTAGAATGTGGCAAGTCAAATATACATCATCTATTTGATTTCATGAGAGAAAATTGTGCATCAAAGTTTGATATATGTATTCAACCTGAAATTTCCAATTTGTTAGAGCTTATACGCACAGGAAATATTTATGTTTATATGATTGTTGAGGCTGGAGATGTTAAAAGTGCATATTTTTACCGAAAATCATGCACATTTATTCGCGATAAATGTGAGTCTTTGTGTTGCTTTGCTTCTATTAATTGCTTTGACAAGAAAGATTTTGATGTGTTTATTCATGGTTTTAAAGTTGCTTTGTGGAAAATATGCGAGAAGCATGGATTTCGCTTCACAGTTATAGAAGAAACGTCTGATAACTATTTAATCGCGGATGCATTGAAAATGAGAACAAAACCAGGTATTGTCAGTCCAACCGCTTATTTCTTTTATAATTTTGCATATCATACATTTCAGCCTAAAAAATCTCTGATATTACATTGATTCCTCGCACATCTTACCAATTTCAATCATCTCCTCCTTCTTTTGCTTACTGAATGACTTGACATTCTTCTTCTGCCTACGCATTTTATTAAGCTCGTTAATATCCCCCATTGACCGCGATACAAATAGCTGCGCACCACATTCCATAATATATATTTGATTTGTATGGTCTTGATAACAACTAGGCTGGTCTTCATCATCAAAGCTAATCATACCGCAATCGTCCACAAATTCACCATTATCTGAAGGTTTTGAACATCTTGGATGATTGCATTTTATGGTATACACATAATTAGTAAAAAATGCTATCGCACTCTCCCTATTATTAAAAAGAAAAACAGATGGTGGGTTGTATGTTGTCACTGCACCAAATTCATCATACTCGCTTATCTCGTGGCAACCTTCGTGCTTTGTGTGAACTACCATGAAAGATACACTTGTTGAATTTAAACCATTTGCTACGTCATTGTTTGGCATTTGGCAGATTTGATTAGATACGTTTGAACCTATTGAAGTTGAATTACAACACGTATATGACATTTTATTATATTATATTATTGATATTGTTTTTAAATCAATATTATAAAATTTGAATTTTGCACTTTTAAGTAGGACGGCAACCATCACTAGGTTGATTTGGATGAATATTAATAGTTGTTTTTATTGTTCCTTTTCCGCAGGTTGACGTTCCATCGGCTACAATAATATAACCATTATTTATAAAATCATCATTATTATCTACATCTAACGTGCCGTTACTATAAACGTAAATATAACCTTTATTTATAGGATCACCTACATCTAAATATAACCTGCCATAATCATAAACGTAAACATTACCGCTCATGTCGTTGGTAAATTTTGCCTGGTTTCTTAATTTACCGGTTGAAGTATAAATATTAATTGTGCCGGTTTCGTAGTTAGTAAATGTACCGTCGTTAATAAAATTTTTTGTGTTGTTAATTGTACCTTGGTTTTCAATAGTGTTTCCTTCTAAGTTTGTAATTGAATCATAGTTGTTAATTGTGCCGTCATTGTTATTGACAATTGAGGCGTGGTTGGTAATTGTGCCGCCATCATTGTTGTTAATTGTGCCGTCGTTGGTAATTACGCTGTTATCTTTATTGTCAATTGTGCTGTAGTTTTCAATTGTGCCAAGATTGTTAATTTCGGCAGCATCGTTGGTAATTGTACCGCCAATGTTGTTTACAATTGAGGCGTTGTTGGTAATTGTATTATTGTTGGTAATATTATTATTGTTGGTAATGGTGCCGGAGTAGTTGTACAAACTGTCAGAGATATCAATTGTGCCGTTGTTGATAATTGTGTCGTAGTTATTAATATTACTGTCGTTGCTAATTGTTCCATTGTTGTTAATTGTTTTGTAATTTTCAATTGTTCCGCTATTGTTGGTAATTGTACCGTTGTTAATAATAATTCCATTATTTGTCAATGTCAATATTGAATCACCACTGTTGATTTGAAGTTCCTCTCCGACTCGTATTGTTAACGTTTGACAAGCCAAAATATTTGTATTAGTATTTAATTCCCAATAACCTTCCCCAGAATTATAAGTTGCAATATCTGATAAAGAAATGGGTGGACAATAAGGAGGAGGAGTAGGAGGAGGATTAGTAGAATATACTATTGCTCCATTTCTAGGTGTTGTATAAGTTAATGGATGCTTTTTCATGTCTTGAATTGTTCTAGAAGGTCGGTTGAATATTAATGCATCTATTGCCATGATATTAAACCTGTCATTTGCAGAATTGTATTGTTGCATTTTTCCCCTAAAATGTGACATATTATAATATTATATATATAATTTTATTATAAAATGTGAAGCCGGAATTGCGTTGCACTAGATATTCAAGAGTAATGTTATAGATAAATCAATATTATAGAGTTTAAATTTTTATTAGTTTGATACTTTTAAGCTTGAGCGGGGGGGCATATGTTGGGTATAACAGTATTGGGGGAAAGAACTCCGGTCACCGTTCCTGATCCACAAGTATTAGGATCGCCTGTATAAACATTACCATCATTTTGAAATGAACCTTCATCTACATTTAACGTGCCATTATTATAAACGTAAATATTACCGTCGGGGTCGTTGAAAAAATCAAACTGGTTCGTTAAAACACCGTTTGAAGTATAAATCTTAATTGTGCCGTTGCCGTAGTTAGTAAATGTACCGTCGCTACTAAATGTTTTTGTGTTGCTAATTGATCCGTAGTTTTCAATTGTTAATGAGTTTACAATTATATCGTCGTTGGTAATTGTTCCGTCATTGTTATTGACAATTGAGGCGTTGTTGGTAATTGTACCGCTATAGTTGTTAATTGTGCCGTCGTTGGTAATTGTGCCGTCATTGTTATTGACAATTGAGGCGTGGTTGGTAATTGTGCCGCCATCATTGTTGTTAATTTTTCCGCTATTGTTGCTAATTGTACCTGAGTTGTCAATTGTATTGTTATTATTAACTGTGCCGTAGTTGTCAATAGCTAGGTTGTTATTAATTTTGTCGTAATTGTTAATTATGCCTGAACTGTTAATCAGATAATTGTTGGTAATTGTTCCGCTGTTAATAACTTCTCCATTGGTATTTAAGAACGAGCTGTTGTTGATAATTATATAAAAGTTTTCAATTAAAAAGTTATTTTCAATTATTCCGCTATTGTTGGTAATTGTACCGTTGTTAATAATAATTCCATTATTTATCAATGTCAATGTTGAATCACCACTGTTGATTTGAAGTTCCTCTCCGACTCGTATTGTTAACGTTTGACAAGCCAAAATAGTTGCATTAGGATTTAATTCCCAATAACCTTCCCCAGAATTATACGTTGCAATATCTGATAAAGAAATGGGTGGACAATAAGGAGGAGGAGTAGGAGGAGGAGTAGAATATACTATTGCTCCATTTCTAGGTGTTGTATAAGTTAATGGATGCTTTTTCATGTCTTGAATTGTTCTAGAAGGTCGGTTGAATATTAATGCATCTATTGCCATGATATTAAACCTGTCATTTGCATAATTGTATTGTTGCATTTTTCCCCTAAAATGTGACATATCATATAATATAGAAATATATAATATTCAATATTCAAAAAAACCTATGAAATATAAAAATATATACATTTGGCATAACCTTTTTTAAAGGTGTTTAACGCACATATTTACCCACACGCACAAAAGAATCTATTACAAAAATGATAAAGATTCCCAAAAAGCAGTACAATATGACTTCTTCTGTAACGTTCCCTGTGCGTTCATCCTGTTGCTCCTCTAGAAGATGTATCATATAGTTTAGCTTCTCAAGCAAAATGCTGTTTTCTCCAGTCATTTGCTGTGCGGGAGGAGCGCCTGCGTTGTAATAAGGCAAATTGTGTGGAGTTGTCTTATAAAGCTTATCATAATTGGGCATAAATCTCTTGTAATAATCCTCTTGTGATTGTTGAGGTTGAGGTTGAGATTGACTGATATCAGAATTCTCTAAAGTATAATATGACCCATCTATTTTTGACTGTTGTCCCTGACTCATGTCTCTTATTCTTGTTTGTTCAACTCCCACCGAGGTTGGAGGAGGCATTGGAGTAAAATCTGCTAATTCTGAAGATTGATCAGGCAAATTATGGATGGTTTGTAAAACAGAATTCACCTTTTCTGAGTAATTGTTTTCTTTAGGAAGCCTCTTTTGTGTTCTATTATTTGCTTGTCTTTTTCTAGCTATTGGGCCATCATTATTCTTACTATTTATTTGGGTATTTTCATCATCAAATGGTGCTGCATACATTGCTAAAGACATTCTCTTAATAAAAAATAAGATAATAATTTGGAAAACAGACTGAAATTATAATAAATTGATGAATAACTTTTTTAAACTTTTTAAGTGAAAAGTTGAATTTCTCCTAATATACAAAAATCTTCAAATGTGTAAAAAATAATATCAACAATATTTATAAATGAATCCCATGAAAAAGTTATTAAGTTACACTTATAGCAAACACAATTTGTTGGCTCTCGTGTTTGTATTGTTTGTTCTTTTAGTAGCACAACATCCCAATTTATTTAGTCAACCAATTAACTCTAAGTTAGGTAAATTGTTAGTTTTATTAATAGTCATTTTATTGACACATTATAACATTGTTGCAGGATTGGCTGCGACTATCTCAGTTATAGGTTTATACATATATTTACATAATTATGGATATGAAGGTTTTGAGAATGCTATAACTGAACCTGCCAAAAAAGAAGACCCTTCAACTCTAGTTGCAAGCACAGGTAAGACTGAACCAGCAGCTTTAACTCCAGAAGGTGAAGCAAAGGATACAACTGTTACAAATAAGTTTGGTCCTCCTCCTGTTGATAAACCAAAAGTTAAACCTGTTCCAGTTGCAAAGCCTACCGATGTAAACATTGTAGATAAACAGTTAAATGCTCACGAACAAATTGTAAAACCTACTCCATCTTCTCATCAAATGTCTACAGAAAAAGGAACAAGTGAAAATGCAGTGGCTCATTCACCGCCAGGACCAAGCACTCTTAAGGCTTCTCCAATTAAACAAGAATAATTAAAATGTCAATATATATTAGTAAATTAAATGAATAAGAAAACTAGGGACTCGTTATTCTTATTAATTATTTTAATTTTAGCAATAGGAATTGGATTCATTATAAATGGTGTTGAAAGGAGAGAAGGGTTCGTTCCTGGTTTAAACGCGTTTTATAGACCATATGCGAGAAAGATTGAAAACTACACATCTAAGATTTCTAGAAACTTATTAAATGATACGCACCGTTTAATGAAACGTTTTGGCTTAAAATAAAAATATTATGCACCTTGTAATATTTTTATTATTTTTATTAATTTTTATATTAATTAATTATATGACGAAGAAAGCACAACAACAACACACAATACCAAATTCCAATATTTTTACAAATTCAATTAATTTTATTCACAATCATATAGGATATCTTAATAATAGCAAGTTTTTTGCAGGTTGCGTTATGATTTTGCTTAACGTTGGGTCAAAATTCATATCTATTCAATTTAGCAAATCAACGGAAGAATATCTTAAGATGTCTGTTAGTAAGCAAATTCTTGTATTTGCAATGGCATGGATGGGCACTCGTGATATATATGCAGCTCTTGGGTTAACAGCCATATTTGTTATTTTATCAGACCATTTATTCAATGAGGAGAGTACATTTTGTATTGTGCCCAATCAATATAGAGTGTTAGATAGATTAGAAGTCTCTGCTGACTCAAGCGGAGACGGAAAGGTTTCTGATGATGAATTAAACGCAGCAATTGCTGTTTTAGAGAAGGCAAAAAAGGAGAAACAAAAGGAACTTCAACAGAATCTTTATTCAAATTTCAAGGAGGTTGTTCAAAATAATTAAAACTGTGTTTTAATATTCTTAATGTATTATAAGTATGTCATTCCCTAATACATTAACAATATTCATAAATACTAGAATTAGAGGATACCCAAAAATAAAATATGAACCTGACATGACTGTTCCAAATATTAAAAGTGACACGGTTTATTTCAATCCTCTTATTAAATTATCAAAATCTGCTGTGTACAACATACCTTCTGGATATCCTGAAGCTGAAAAATACACACAGTTTTTCAATAAAAACGACTTTAACAGTTTAGTAAATAGAAGTGCATCATCAAGTTTTCAAAAAAGACTTACTTTAGAAGAAGCGACTAAATCAGGTGTTGTTGATAATAATATTAAAGTAACCCTAGACACGTTGTTCAAAAAAAACACAAAATTCTATATTCGTGGAAAACCATACACTATATTTGCTCACGAATGGATTAATGGAGATTGGCAAATTGATAGTAAAAGCTTTGAGAAAAAAATTTTGAGTTCTTCATATGGACAAGGTTTATATGGATATCGTCAAAATATTGAAATGCAAAAACAGTTGGCTAATTCTGAATTAGATAAATTTAAAAAAGAATACGGAGACATTATGAAGGGGTTTGCTGTTTCAACTGATATGAGCAAATTTAAAGAAGATTATGAATCTGGTATAGCTAGAGGTGTTAATAAACCAAAAACAATTGAGGAAATTGAAGTAGAAGAAGAGCATGCAAAGGAAAATATTCCAAAAATAGCAAGAAAATTGGCTGGAAAAAAATTAGTATTCCAATCAGTTGTTAATTTGGACAATGAAGCAAATTTGTCAAGCGACCCTATATCATTAAATTTGTTATATTCTATTAACAGAAACTACAGCGAAGATATAAAATTAAACAGAAAAGTATTGGAGCCTCTTTATGAAAATTTATTAGAGAAAGGTGATGCTTTTAGAATTGCAAAAGAAAAGTTTGACGCTTCTGTTGGTATTTTTTCTGCCGTGGCAAATTCAAAATCAACAATGCCAATAGCAACCCCAGTAGAAGATATATCAGGAGTTTCTGCTACAACTGCTACACCTGTAGTGGAGACATCTAAATTAGATAATGTTTTTAAAAATAAGAAAAACTATGATGATGCTGTAGTAAGACTTAATGACTTTATTCAAAGGTCTATAGTGAGAGGAGTGTCAATTGACAATGTGTTAAATAATCCTCAAACAAGAACACAAATAACGCAGATATTAATGATTCTAGAAAAATATAAAACACAATTCTTAAATAAATTCTTAGAAGCGTTAAAACTATTGGTAAAAAAAACTAATGCGCAAATTGATTATATAACCGCGTTGTATACATTTTATTCCCAATTATACATTTCAAAAGAGAAATTTTTTAAATTACAGAATACTGAAAAACAGCAACAAAATATATTGATGTTAAACATGATTAAATTTGATATGCAGTGTTATAAAAACATTATATTAAATATTACTCCATCGTCTAATAAAGAACTTGGAATTAGTTTTGCTGAATTAAAAACAACAGTTGTTACAGTAGAAAATTTTATAAAACGAACAGGAACTACTCCAAAAAATTACGTTGAATTGCTTTTGAACTATTCCGCATTTCCAAGCCTACTTTTACTTAACCGATATCAGTTTGATATTTATATGTTTAAATTGTTAAATTTTGAACAGTTGATTGATCTTGGCATGTGGAAAATATTGTATAGACAAACAGACGTTTTTTTAGATAACATTAAAGATTATATCGTTGGAAAAAATACTGTAAATGAAGTTATTGAAGGAAAATTGAGTATTACTAGAATTATTATTTCACAATACAACGAAAAATATACACAACAACAACGCAATGCTTTACTACAATATATATCTCGCCAAAATACTCCATTAGATAAACAACCTTCCAGTGTGTTGGATTTTGCGTTTCCTAATTCAGCATTATTTAAAGAGCAACAAAATGACTATATAAAAATGCAATCAGCAATAATATTGTGCTATGACCTAATTACTATTTATTCCAAAATATCTGCCATTAAATATTCAAGAGAAATATCGCTGCTTACTACAAGGCAAAATTTGGGTAATATATTAAATAAAATATATGAAAGAACAATTGATTCATATGAACAAATAGCATCAGACCCTAGGGTTATTCGGATTGTGCCTGATTTTTTATTTTGGGACAGGGGGACATATAGCGACATCACGTTATTAAATGACAATTTGAAACTATACAAAAATCATAAAACTGAAAATAAAAATAAATTAGGAATTTTTAAACGCACAATGTTGTCATTAAAACAAAAGTATCACAGAGCAATTGACATTCTTATTCCGCAATTGACAAAATTTGGCATTCGTGAAAAGTGCGTTGAACTTGTAAATGGCGATGAAGACAGTGATTCTGACGTTGATTATGACAAACCATTAACTCCAGGAGAAAGAATAATAAGATTTTTTCAACGCGAAAATGAAAGATTGACAGATGGTGAAACAAGTGTAACATTACAAGAAAACATAATTTATTTATACGAAGATTCAATTAGAGAACGGATAGCAGACAATTTGAATGAGGAACAAAAAATGGAAACTATTGAAAGTTGGAAAGTTATTGATAATCCAGGAGGAGGTAACTGCTTGTTTTATGCAATTGCTATGATATTTAACAATGACCTTGTTAACAGAGGTCAGTTATCAAATAATCCATTTACTGATACAAATGGTTACTATACAAATCAATCATTAAGAATTGCCATGGCTGACCCAAATTATGGAATTACAGATGTTGAAATTGCTAGATGGGCTGATTTTTACAGGTACATTGAAGCTATTAATGAAGAGTCATCAGATGCCGAAAAAGAAACAAAAAATCATTTTAGTTTTTTCTTAGATGAACATGGTATATGGAATGGAGATGACTATGAATCTATTAGAAATGCAATAAGAGACCCAAGAGCGCGATATTGGGGAGATGAAGTTGCACTTTTTGTTCTTGAACGTTTATTTAAAATTAAATTTATTACTATTGACACAACATTACAAGAACCTATTCCAGTTGGAACATATGTTAATTTTCAAAATAATTCTGGTGCAATGGTTTTTGGAGTTGTATCAAATATGCAAGTTGTTGGTAATGGTGCCGGAAGACAATTTTTATATGAAGTTACAAGCAATAACCTTGACGTTTACCAAAATATAACGCAACCCATAAATCGCATTACTGTCGCAGAATCAGGACATTATAGAGTTGTTCCTTCATTAGGAAATGTAGCCATTGCTAATGAGTTTACTCATTACGCCTTTTTGCTTTTAACACTAACTCCCGAAACTAGCTTTCAACATTATGAAATAATGACCAGCACTATTGACAACAAATTTATATATGAACTTCGCGAAATACCAGCATATTTTATGTATTTAATTTTTCAAACACAATGGAAGTTTATGTCACCTGCTGCTAGAAATGCCAGTTGGTTTGGCAACAATAATGATTTTTCTAACCATTTAGACCATATTATGGATTTATATCAAGCTAATGTGGACGCCCACACGGCTGCACCAGTTAGGGAACCTCCGGTGCCTCCTCCCAGAATGCGTGCAAACCTTAAAAAAAGAAGAAATAATAAATTAAAAAAACCAATGAAAGGAGGTAATGAAGATGGTATGATTGGTGGTGCGATTGGCAGTTTAAATAGATACATTGACGTTAATAGACCAAACAGTTCATTTGGAGATTCTAAATTGAGTTATTATGTTATTGTTGATTTAGAATTATACCCAGGAGAATCTATACCATTATTAAAACAGCCTGTTATAGCGTGTAATTTGCGATACGAAAAAATAAGACAGTCCTTTGCAGATATGTTTGGTCTTGTTTATCAACCATTGGATTTTTATGAAAGAGGACATATTGCGCCATCTTCAGTTAAATATAAAAAAACCGATGAAGATAAAAAACGGGATGGAGATAGATATAGAAACGGAATACCAAATTATAATAACGGACTCTATAATGGTTACGATAGAAATTTAAGTTATGGATACGATACAAGAAGAAACCGACCATATTATGGAGGCAGTGAAAAGAATAAAACTAGAAGAATATAAAATATATATTGTTCAATATTATTATTCAAATAATATTGATTATAAAAAGACATGTTAAATATTTGTTTGTAAAAGCTAAAAGTAATCTAAGAGTAAATACAGTTGTCTGATTTCATAAACTCATCAATCAAATTTTGAGGAATATAATTAAAATCAATAATCTTGCGATTAAGTTCAAATTTTTCATATGTATTTTCTTTTTTCATTCTCTCTTCAAAGTAGGCTCTATCATGAAAACATTTCAATGCCGTCTTAGGACCACATTTACTTAGAACAGAACTAATATTATCGCTTGAGTCACCCATTACAATCTTGCAAAACAGGTCAGCTTCGGCGGTTCCTCCGTGAGTGGTGTCTGAGATATTTTTGAACCCGAGATTATAAATCTTTACATTTCCAGTTGCCAGCTGCAAATAATCCTTGTCACTAGTAATGATAGTAATTTGCGCATTGGGAATCTTTTGTAAAATATGCTTTACTGAAATTGCAATGCAATCATCAGCTTCCAACTTGGGATGTTTTAAAATTGCTTTGACACCACCTTCTTGGAACAAGTTGTCCTCGTAAACCATCTTAAAGAATGGACCACCCATAAATCCATTATCTTTTGTTCTGGTTGCTTTATATTTATCATAAAACTCATTTCGCCAGATATCTTCTCTCTTGCAATCCTTTCCAACAAGCAATATTGGATTGTCTGAGATTATTCCCAATTTTTTTGTCAAAGTTCTAACAGTGTCAACAAACGTCTTTCTGAACTTTTCAACGAACTTTTCATTCTTGAAGGGGTCTTCAAGTGGAGTCTCAGGGTAAGCACTTTTCCACCATCTCATGATTGAATGGTAACGATAAAAGCAAAAGTAGCTTCCGTCAATAAATATGAAAGAAACCTTGTTATCCGCGTTCATACTTTCAGTAAATGCCTGCATTACACTATTATTCCATTAAATTTTCTTTTTAAAAGTTTCAATTTTTAAATATTTGGTTATTATATAAATGTCAAATATGTTTACATTGAGACGGCGTAGTAGTAGCCGAATTAATCCATCGGATGTAGAATCAAGAGCAGCCGAGTTTCAAGTTAGAGCTAGACCTATGAATGAAAGAGGAAAATGGTTTACTAGAAAAAATAGAAAACATAAAATTGTTCCTATAGAAAACGATGAAATTTATGGAACAGAACAAATACCAATGGCACCTGTTGTTGGAATATCCCGCCAAAATTCAAATTCGTCAAAAAATGTAGAATATCCATCAATAAAAGAAATTAATTTAGCAGAGGTTCCAGTTACAGACATTGTTTCTCCTGCAGAATTTAGAACAGTAGAAGTAGTTGGAGATGAGGGCAGTGATTGTTGTATTCCTGGAATGTCTTCAATGCAAAATTGTCGCATATGTCCAGAGCAACCGGAAGCACAAATGTTAGTTGAAAATGTAACCAGAAAAAATAAAGAAGGTGGGAGGAAGAAGAGAAAGTCAACCAGGCGCGGAAAAAAGCAAAAACGCCAACTGAAAAAAAGGCACTACAGCCGAAGGCGACGCCTTTAAATACTCTAGAAAATAATATATATTCCAAAAAGTGAACTTAAAGAACCTGGCGGAAATTTCGAATAAAAAAGGGGCAAAAGTGTTTCCAAAATCCAAAAATGGACAAAAATAAATGTCCAATTTTCAAAAGTCAAAAGATTTTATGAAAAAAGGGTCAAAATTTCTCCCTTGTGAGCATTATGGTCTGGTCCACCAAAAAAATAATTATAATTTTGTTATGCTAATTTTTAAGTATTTTTGGTGAAAAAAGTTTAGACTTATTTTATGTCCTCTAAATAGAGGACGAATGGATGACAATATTAAGCCAAAAGAAGTTAAATTATTCCACTGCAAAATTTGTGACTTTACAAGCAGTAAAATAAGTAATTACAAGACACATTTATTGTCTAGTAAACACAAAAAGAATGACGAAATGATTACAATGGATTACAAAAAAACAGCCAAAGAAGCCGAAACCACATTTACGTGCGAATGTGGAAAGGAATATAAACACCGACAAGGATTATGGAAGCATAAGAAAATATGCTCAGAGCCTTTTGACACCAATCAAATTATTTCAGAAAATGCGCCAACTGATGAACCCACGTTAAAGGAAATGTTTCTTAAAGTTGTTGAACAAAATCAAGCCATTTTACTTGAAAACCAGGAAATGCGAAAACTTTTGAGTGAAACTATACCAAAAATTGGTAACACGACAAATAACACAACGAATAACAATCAATTTAATCTGCAGTTCTTCTTGAATGAACAATGCAAAGATGCTCTCAATATCGGCGACTTTGTTGAGCAAATCAAGCTTCAACTAAGTGACTTGGATATGATTGGTAGAGTTGGCTATGTGGAAGGTATGAGTAAAATATTCATGCGTAACCTTCATGCTCTTGATGTCTTCAAAAGACCTATTCATTGCAGCGACTTGAAGAGAGAAACATTGTATATTAAGGATAAGGACTGTTGGGAAAAAGAAAACGACGAAAACGTAAAGATTACACGCGCTATAAAAGAAGTTGAACACAAAAATATTAAACAACTGCCTCAATGGAGAGAAGAAAACCCAAGTGCAGAAGATACAGAGACCAAGAAACACATGGAATATCAAAAAATCTTATTAGAAGCTATGGGCGGTTCAACAATGGAGGATGATAATAAAAAGCGGGAAAAAATAGTAAGAAATATTGCAAAAGAAGTTGTCATTAATAAAACTTCAGTAAAATGACAAATTTTTCTCGGTGTTATAATAAATTTAAGAAAATGATTTAGACTTATTTTTTGTCAACTATTTAGGAAACATATGAATGACAAAAAATTGCAAAAACTCGCTAAAACTCATAAATGTGATTGTTGTTACTATGAATGCAATAAATATAGTGATTACAATAAACATTTATTGACTAATAAACACGCAAAAATGACGTTGTTAACTAAAAAAGCAACAGAAGTCGCTGAGTCAATATTTATCTGCAATTGTGGTAAGGAATATACAACCAGACAGGGATTATGGAAGCATAAAAAAATTTGTAATTATCAAGAACCTTTTATTACAAATACCTTTCCAATTGAGATGCAATGCGACATTATTCTTGAGATTGTAAAACAAAACAAAGAATTCAAAGAATTCAAAGAGATAATGATTGAACAGAATAAACAAATTGTAGAGCAAAACAAGAAACTTATAGAACTTGCAGAAAAAGAACAATGTAATACTAATAACTCTAATTGAAACACAATTTGGTAAATGCAAATAATATTATGAAATTAAACATATTTATAATATTATTATAATTATTCTTCCTCTACATCACTGAAAAGCAAATCTGTATGAAATAACTCATTTAATACTTTGTTTGCAAATGGCATATAATCATTCTTGCATAAACATAGACTTACTCCTTGCGACATTGCCAATGCCATTTGAAATTTTACAAAATCATCGCTTACGTATAAATCATGCTTTTTCAAATTATTATTAGTCAAATATTCGTTAAATTTTTTCATAAACTCATATATTTTCAATTGACTTGCATCCTTTGAATTATGAAGAGCTTCTTCTATTAAACTACTCGCCTCAGCATATAATTTATTTCTAAGTTCAATTGGAACATTTTGAAATGTTTCACGAGGTTCTATAAACGCATTTAAAATTTTTTCGGCCAAATTTCTGCTTGTTTCTGTAAACATATTACTTATAATTTCTAAAAAGTGTTGAGTTGTTTCTTTATTTACTCGTGTTACTATTCCAAAATCTATTAACCCTATTTGATATATAGGGTACTCTTCATTTTTTATAAAAAGAATGTTTCCAGCGTGTAAATCACCATGAGTCACGCTATCGTTTATAATTGAAACAAAACCATATTTTAAAACAAGTTTTGCATACTCATCATAATCTTTTTCATCCAGTTTTGATATGTGAACGCCTTTTATGTAATCCATTATAATAATACCGGGATACTCTTTTGTTGCATAGTCGTAAACGCCTGGTATCTTTACATATTTCAAGTTTTTATAGTTTTTTGCCATTTCAATTGTATTTTTAACCTCTTCACCAAAATCCAGTTGTTGACGTAATAAGCAAATATTCTTTTTAATTAAATTAGGAATATCAAGCATATTAAATTTCGGAATAAATGATAATAACTTAACAAAGAATAATAGCTTTTCAATCGCGTCATCTAACTTCTCATCAATATTTTTCCTCTTCATTTTAACAATAACTGTATCGTTATCTACAGTCCTCATCTTATAAACCAGGGAAATCATTCCCGATTTGATTGGTATTGTGTCATTTTCGGGAGTCAAATAATATTTTCTTATTACATCATCAAATAAATCTTCGTCAATGTCATCATCTGTGTAAGGAACAGAATCGGTGTATTTTAATAACTCTGCATTCATCGCACCATCAATTAAATTATTATTGAGAGAAATTGCCTGAAACATCTTGACATATAATATATTTTTTTGTGACAGATTCCTAGCAACATTACGAATAAATTCACAATAATCTCCCTTCATTAAAAAACAAATATATTCACAGAAAAAATTGGCAGCAACATCAATTACAAATCCTACGTTTGAAATTGTTTTTGTTATATTAGTTAACATTGCTAACATTTTCTATTTATATAATACCTATTTTCTCTATAAATTGTTTGGTTCTTAAAAATATTTTTCCAATAATAGTCGTCGCAAGCCTTTCCACAAAATCAGGAAATTCGCGGTTTCCATAAAAGTTAGTAATTGTTTTAATGCTTACTTTGTGCGGATTAATAAAATTACATACAGTTGTTACATCAGAAATAGGCAAAAGCTCGGCGGCGGCGGTCGTCTTTAAATTGCTTTTTGGCAAATTGTTATTTGTCGTTGTTTTAAAAATGATTTTTTTATCGTGTTGTTCAAATATGATGTCTAAATGGGCGTATTTTTGTGTAAGACCAAAATCATTGAAAAAATGTTTGAATAATATAAAGACCGTTGCGGAACCCTCGGAATGACGTTCAATATAAAAATCTTCAAATATATCTGCTTTATTTATTTCGTGTATAATTTTAATAAAATCCAAGTTGATAATTTTTTCTAATAAAATGTTCTTATTTTCAATTTCATACTCAAATTCATAACTATTTTTATTTATTCTTGTCATTTTGTAATCTTTTTTATCCATAATTACTTTTATTTCTGTCGCGTTCATTTATTACATTTAACATATAATTTAATAAATGAATTATAACTTGCATATTGTTAGTAAATCGCTCTAAACATTGCTAACGCTTTTTCTTTTTGTTCTTCATAGTTGCAAATTGGTTTTGGGTATTTTGTTTCTTTTTTATAATTTTCCCAAGTTGTTTCCCAATTCAAAATATCCTTTACTGGAACATCTTTTAACTCTGTAACCCATTTTTTAATATAATCGCAATCAGGGTCGCATTCTTGTGTCTGTCTCCATGGATTAAAAATTCTAAAATATGGCTGTGAATCTGCACCACTAGAAGAACAAAATTGCCAATTGCCGTTGTTACTCGCTGGGTCATAATCAGTCAATTTGGTTGCAAAATATTCTTCGCCTTCTCTCCAATCAATCAAAAGTGTCTTGGTTAAAAAAGACGCCACTATAAGACGAGCCCTGTTATGCATAAATCCTGTAGTATTCATTTGTCTCATTCCCGCATCTACAATAGGAAAACCGGTTTGTCCTTTAGTCCATGCGTCAAACCACCTCGCATTCTTATACCATCTAATCTTGGAGTAAGCTGGTTTCATTGGCTTTCCAAGAACATATGGGTATGCATAAAGAATGTTCATATAGAAATCTCGCCAAATTAATTGCCGGATGAGAGCATGATTGCTTTTGAAAGCTTTGTAAACTTCGCGGACACTAATGCATCCAAATTTAATATATGCTGACAAAAGACTTGTCGGCTTTCCAACTTCGTCGTGTGTTTCTACATAATGCTTCTGCGTTTTTAATGCAGTTTTCAAAGTCTTTATAGCATCCGGTCTGCCTCCATGAACAAGGATGTTTTCGTTGCCTTTTGTAAAATTAGAAAGTGCTGTTGCGAGAGAAATAGTATTTGAAATATGTTTGCTTGATTGGCTAAATTTAATTTTATGAGCTTTAGTTGGAGACTGAATTTGTTTTTTTAATGATGCATGATAATAAGGTGTAAATTTCTTATAAGGCGTTCCTCCACCACTCAAAATTGTTCCTGGCTCGTGCAAATAATAATCATGTGCTAATTCACACTCTATTTTTTTCTTCTTGCAAAGGTCTACAATGTCTCGGTCTCTCTCTAAAGCATAAGGAGTATAATCTGCATTAAAGCAGACATAGTTAATGTCAAGCGAATCAATGCAGTCTAAAACAACTTTGTTGTTAGAACCATAAAAAAAGAGTAATTTTCCACCCTGTTTATGAATATCTGAAGCCAAATTACCTAAACTTTCAATCATAAATTGAACAGCATTATTTGATTTATATTGATTTCCACTACCTACTTGTTCAGGTGTAAAAACAAAAATAGTATATACATTTTTACATTTGGAGTTTATAAGATTGAGTCCATTGTTATCTACAATTCTGAAGTCTCTGCGAAATATGAACAATCCATTTTCATGCATTCTCTTGTTACTATATGCTTCTATTTATTTTTTTTAATTCAAGCCAAAATTTGCACTGCATTTTTAACATCAATTGCTACGTTTCTCATGTGGATTATCTCATCACTCCAGCAGTGCGAACAACCTTCGCTTCTGCTTAAATTCCATTCCAGTCTTGATGCATTGTTTGTAAATATTCCATTGAAAATCTTGGATGCTCGCTCTTGGTGAAAATCTGAAGTGGTTATGACAATTTCAACCGCCTCCGCGTCGCCATATGACTCAGTCATCCACTTTTTCAAATAGGCAAAATTCTCTGCTGTGTTTTTGGCTTTCTCGTCCAACACAATCTTGCCTTTAGACCCTGTAATTTTTTCTCTCATTTGCTCCGCCTCGGAAGCCATTTGGGACACAACATTTTTCACGCCACCAGTGACGAACCAAACAATCTCAGTATCGTCTAATGAGCTTACGTAATTAAGAGCTGCAGCAACACGTTCTTGTTGAACATCTTGAATGGCACAACCAAGCACCACCATGACAGTTGTTTTGCTATACACACGCACAGCAAAACAGCTAAGAATAAATAATAAGGTTTTAATTCCGAACATCCTGATAAGTTTTTGAAATTCCAAGTTCAAAAAAATTTAGTTCAATTTTTTTTAGATGTCCAAACTGACAGTGTTCTTATCGGACTTTTGGCGTCTTTTACTGCGCTTTGGCATATTGCCCTCTGACTGCAATTCCTTCAAGTCAGAAATGCTGATTGTGCTGCTATCATTAAGGCTTATGCTGTTGACATTATTATTATTTTGTGGAGGAGCTTCTTGAATATTAATTGTCTTAGTCTTTAAACCGGATAAAATATCAGAAATATCTGCTGGTCCTTTCATTTCTGCGCGAGGACCTTGTCCACGTCTAGTACTTCTGTCTCCATCATTAGCTCCAGAAAAATTCTCCCTGATATTTATTCCATCATTCTGGTTAGGGTTGAAACTACTACGTCCCATGCTTGCACCTAGGTCAGGTCTGCTATTGAAACTGCTGTTATTGCCTGGACGGCTTGAAGAAGGCATGGGTGCACCTGGACCTTGTGTGGCCATGGGTGGTGGAGGAGGACCACTCATGGATGGTTGAGGCTCCGGGTTCATCATATTATTCATAAATCCAGAGAATCCAGGACTTTGTTGACTCATAGAATTAACAGCTGCCGTTTGGAACTGACGCATCAAATCTGGATTTTGACGCAAGATATCATCCATGCCAGGCATAGCCGACTTGAACATAGTGTTGGTCATGTGCACCATCATTGCACTGCCTCCAAGTTGAAACAACAACTTAAGTTCTGGTGCCATTGATGCTTTGCTCTTATACTTCTCATAAAGTTCACCAAAAACGTCATCATAATCAGTCATGTTCTCATTCACTTGCTCACTCCATCCGTCCAATTTAACATCAAAGGGGTCAAAACGGTTATTCAAAAACTCAATACCATTAATACACGCCATAAGCATGTTGCCTTGGAATTTAATTGAATTCTGCTTGGTCTTCTCCTCCATAATCATCTCATATTCACCTTGCATTTCTGCAAGAGGAGAATCCATGCTGTATTTTTTTGTCAAGTTGACTCCCTTTTGCTCTAAAGCTTCCAACTTTCTTAGAAACTTAAACTTCTCTCGCAAAAGCTCTTCCTTGCTCATTTGAGGCTGACTGGAGATAGGCTTGTCAGGGTTAATAGGCACGTTATTGAACTTGGTAAACCCATCCCATGTTTTATTTTCAGGAGAACCTTCGGCTGTGGCCTGACCAATGGTTTTTGAAGCGTCGTCAAATCTGACAGATGGCTTTTCATCATAATTAAGAGAGAAGCCTTTGCTAAACATATCGGATTGACCTTCAAATAAATTGCGTCCGGGTTCATCTTCTACTAAATCATTTAATTCATTCTCTAAATTATTCAAATCATCAATATCAATATCACTTGAAGGGCGTCCACCACCGACTTTTTTGTTATCATTCATTAAAAGCTCAATTCCTCCGCCAAAATTAGATGACTTTAAAGATGGTCCATTTAATTCAGAAATATCAATAATTTCGCTGTCCATTCTATCTATTATGAATTAATAAGAACATATAATTTTAAGTATTACGAATTGTAAATTATATTTTCAACTTATTTACTTTTAGAAAAAGTTAAGTTACATCTCCCTTCCATTGTAAATAGCATTTGCGACATTATTAACCTTAATAAACGTAGCCTTTTCCTCAACTTCTTCCATTTTAGCTGCTCCAATATAAGTTAGTGTGGAACGAATTCCTCCTAGAATATCCAATATAGTCTGTTCTACAGCGCCACGATGCTTCAGCTTGACACACTTTCCTTCAGCCACTCTATAATTTGCAACACTTCCATAATGCTTTACCATTGCATTAGAAGAACTCATTCCGTAGAATACTTTATATGTAACATCATTTTCAACAATGGTTTCACCAGCGCACTCCTCATGTCCAGCAAACAACCCACCACACATAACAAAATCTGCACCGGCACCAAAAGCCTTGCTAAAATCTCCGGCATATTGGATTCCTCCATCAGAAATAATGAGAGCCTTAGGGGTTTTGCTCTTTTTAAGTTCTTGCCGAGTATCATAAATGCAGCTAAATTGTGGATAACCAATACCGGTTTGTAAACGAGTCGTGCAAACACTTCCAGAGCCGATTCCCATCTTAACAATATCAACTCCATGTTCATAATATTTTTCCACCATTTCATGTGTTACTACGTTTCCTGCAATAAGAGTAGCCTCAGGATAGGCACTACGTATATGGTCAATTACATAAAAAATATGACTTGAGTAACCATTTGCAATATCCAAACAAATAAAATAAGGGTTTACCTTTCCCATAATATCAACAAGATTGTACATATCATTGGGACGAGTGCCAATTGAAACTGCAAAATAATTTCTATCAAGATCGTCTGGAATATCTTCGGCCTTGTAAAACTTATGGAGGCAAGTAATAATGTGATGCTTTTGACAAACACGAGCCATTTCAATTGTTCCAGTTGTATCCATGTTTGCAATCATAATAGGAACGCCTTTCCATATACGTTTGCTGTGTTCAAAAACTATTTCTCTCTCCAAGTCTACATCATTTCTGGAATTCAGTTGACTAATTTGAGGAACGATGAGAACGTTTGAGAAATCTAGCTTTATGTCAGATGAAATCTTATCTGCGACAATAGTCAAGGGCTTATTAGATGAAAAAAGAGAAGTAATACAATCAAACATTGCGCAATACATATTATTGTGTAATGTTTTTATACTATTTTAGTTTCAATAAACCATTTTCCTTGTAAAAAGGAATCTGCTAAATCATCTTTTTTAATATGATTTTTAAAGAATGTTTCCCACGATGTATAGTTATTATTATTTGAAATACTTTCTAAACATTGCTGAATGCCTAGTTTTTTTCTCTCACTATAACTTGTTTTGAGACATGCATTCTGGTCTTTCAATTTGTTAGAAGCGGAAACAAACTCAATAGTAATGTCTTCATTTCTCATAATAAAATACTGAGAAATCATGCCTTGAACAGTTTTCATGCGATTAGCAATAGGACTAATTTGATTCTCAATAATAACGTGTGTTATCGTTGACAAATGTTCATTCAGAATGCTATCCAGCTTTCGCTTCATATTTTTGCCAATTGTAACTAAATCTATTTTTGACGCATTAGTTTCTGTTATGGGTTCAAAGCATTTTTCAAATACATAGTTATTAATTAATGCGGCTAATTCTGCTTTTTTAATGGGATTTTCATATTTTACTTTATATTTTTCCGCCAACTCATATAGTCCACTTATTTTTTGCTTATTTATAAAAGCAGGTTTTAAATCAGACGTTGGAACTTGAAATGGCTGTTTTTTACTATGTTTCAGGCAATAACATTTCCCATTCTTAATAAATTTAGCAGGTTTATTACAGTCTTTGAATTTTTCTATTTCGCAACATTTGGATTCAGATTTTTGAGTAAGATTTATACTATCCCATTTTGCAATTTCATAATTATTTGTTCCATCCTCTGGTTTGACAAATAAACAAAATGCTAAATTTTTAATTCCAACGTCTATGCTTAATACCTTCATATTCTAATAAGTTAGTATATAATAATATTGATACATGTTATTGTTTAAGTAAATCTAATTATAATAATGTTAGAATATTTTACTTCTTTTTGGTCGGTGTAATCATTTTGATGTAACTAAATAAACGCCGACAACTGTTAACGCAATGCCTAAAATTTGTTTTATAGTGTATTTCTCTTCAAATAAAAATACGCTTACTAAAAATAAAAATATGACTGATGCAACCTTTATAAACACGGAATTCAAAAAAGGCGTATTATAAGACTTGTCAAATTCGTAGATTAATAATGCAGAAAAAACTGTTAATAATGCAATTATAAAAATGCACGTGTAATGTCCAAAGGAAAGCTTTTTATAGTTTTCTATTGTTTTGTGAAACGATTTATCAAACATAAACTTATAAAGAAACACTAAAAATACAATAATGGATATGCAAAATGTGTTTATAAACAATAATTCATGTCCACTTAAAATACCCAATACATGTTTTCGGAAATAAGGATTTAATGATTTTAAAAATGTTAGACCCAATATATAATGATACATGTTGTTATAATGTATCGTTATATTATCTTTTATTTTACTGGTTTGTATTTAAAGGCGCATTCACTATAGGAGCAATCATTCTAGCCTGCAATTGTTCTCTCGTTAAATATGGTTGTTTCAAATTGCTGTTGCAATAACCATACCCAGGAACATTTGTGTCAAATGTGGATTTGAACGCATAAGGAACGTTGGATGATGGTGTTGTATTTGTTTGAAAGTGAGTTGGAAGACCCAAAGCGCTGCAAGCTTCTTGGTTATTAATTTTCATAATATTACTTGCATTATGCGTTAAGTATTGTCTATATTGCCAACTGGTGGTTATATTTTCTTGATGGCGAATGCGGTCATTTACAACCGCCTCTGGTTGCCAACTAGAATAGAGCCTACCATCGGCCATAATAGGAGGAAAATTAAAATGAATATTGTTAGATCCACTATAACATGTTGCCCAAGACATAATATATTATCATTAGAGAAAATTATTCAGAAGCCAACATTTTAAGAATAGCATTTTTCGTTGCTTTGGAGTTTTCTTGAATTAACCCTTTTGCAAGAGCAATACTTTTGAGTTTGGTCATTGACATTTTCTTATAATCAACGCTTCCGGATTCAAACTGTTCTTCTAAATTAGAAATATTAATGCTCTTAATAAAGCTCAAGTTATCAAGGGTTACATTTTCATGTAAATCTTCTTGTAATTTATGTTCAGCTACAAGATTGATATTGTTGTCTTCCTCTTTGATTTCAACGTCATTTTCGCTTTCTTCGTCTACGTCTAAATCGTCCATGTCATCAAGTTCTTGAACTTCATCTAAATCTTCTAGGTCTTCATTTGAAATTTCTGAGTTTGATGGAGCAACCAAATCTCCAAAATTAATAATTTTAACTGTTTGTGAATTATCATGTTGGTTTAATTCAATAATGTTATTCATTGATGAGTTAATATCTAAAACAGATAATTCATTTCTATTTTCATCATCATCATTATCTTCTTTATCTTCATCATCGTCTTCATCATCATCGTCTTCATCATCCTCGTCTTCATCATCCTCGTCTTCATCATCATCTTCTTTATCTTCATCCTCGTCTGAATCACCTTCATCCTCGTCTGAATCACCTTCATCATCTCCATCAGATACAGGAATTAAATTATCCACAACGGGGGTTTGTTGTTTTGAAAAAGGAACACCACCAGTTTGAGGAACGTATGACATCATTTGCAATCGTCCTCTAATAAAATTTAATTCTTCAGCCATTGTTGAAACAAGGCCCAACATAGATGCCATTTTATGATTTTGCTCCTGAAGTCGTTGAACAAAGAACATACCTAAAAGCCCAACAAGAAGTAGAGTAATTCCTAAAGAAATAAGAAATTGGACAGTAAATATATCAGATAAAGCCATTATTAACAAAGGATTATATATTTTTATTTTGAAGAAAACGAATTATCTATTATTTCTTTTGGATAATTCATGTCATTTAACACTTTAATCCCCCCACGTACAGTTGATATGCCTTTATTTAAAGAATAAGTATATTTGAAATCTTTACCCATTTTTAATGTTTTCATATGAAAATTTTCTATAGAAGGATTATTATCTAACTTTTTACATAAATCTATAAAATGTGTTGTTAAAATACAACTTACGTTTTTATACTTAATTAAATAAGTCATGAATGCTTTTGCACTTAACACTGCCTCGTCTGGATTTGTTCCTGAATATAATTCATCAAATACACAAAAATGTGTGTCTTTTAAAGTATTATCCTTTATAATATCAATAATCTCTTTGCAACGTCGTGCTTCGGCTTGAAATAAACTGTCTCTTCCCGATGTATCAGGAATGTTTAAATAACAATGAATATATTTATATGGATAAATATTAGCGCTTTCGTAAAAACCACATCCAAACTGCTGTGTAATAATAACGTTTATTAATGCAGTTTTTAATGTAGTTGTTTTTCCTGAAGCATTAGGTCCAGTGATTATTATATTTTTTTTGAATTTGAATGAATTTTTGATTGGATTATTATTAATGAGTGTAGGATAATAAGCATTTTTAAAAGCATTTGATTTTTTCTTTACGGAAAATTTCGCTAAACTAATATGTTTGTTTTTAATGTTTTGAATTAGCCCTTCCAAATTTTCAATATAACCATTGAATCCAAATGAATACAATAATGCGTCATTGTATTTTTCATCATCATAAATGTCGTAAAAATTCTTCAATACATGACCCAACTCGCCAATTTTTGCATATGAAAGCCTATATGGTGTAATTTTTTCCAAGTTATCTCTTAAACCTGCTAGAACATCTAGTTTTCCTTTTAAATTTTTATTGAATTTTTCGTAAGTTGCCAACTCAGACGAGTATAATAGAAAATTATACATTCTCGCCTCACTGCTTATAATGTAGTCTTTTATTTCATTTAAATGTGAATGAATCTTTGTCATGTTTTGATGAAATCTCATACAAGTTAAAATGTTTTGATAAATAGAGAAAACGTAAAATCCTGCAGATAATAGAATGTAAATCTTTTCCTCTATTTTAACACTTTGGAATTTAGTAAATAGCTTTCCAATAGCATGATTTGAAGCGATAGTTTTAAGTATTTCAATATATTCGTTAACAGTAAGAGTCAAGCCTTTTGCTTTTATTACAAAAAAAGGTATAATTAGTATTATAAAGGGAACGCATAATGAAATGATTGGAGCTGCCAAATTATACACACTCATAATTTGAAGAAAGTAGTCAGATTTATTCAAGTGCTCCCACATTGGCCAATCAATGTAATGATATTTCTCTTTGAAACCCGTGTCATTTTTGATTTCATCCCATATATCAATTATGCTACTTTTGGGAAAAGTAGCGCAAAATTCACTACTTTTGGGAAAAGTGGACAACAATTTTTGTGTATCTTTTAAAAACTTTACATCTGTTGTATAATAATTTGCCATTTGCTCAATAACTTTCTCAGCAAAGACGGTGTTTGGTTGAAAAGCATAATGATATAATGGTTCTCCAGCCGAAGCATCAATTGTTTTAATTAGTTCTAAATCTATTACAATGTTTTTGTTTAATTGAAATTTATTTTCGTTATAAAAAATTGGTAACTTGAAGTGCGTATTTATTTTTTCTATATTGGATATTGACATATATTATATCAAATATAGAGTTATTTTCTTTTTATTTTACGCGATTTCTGTTTATTTTTTTTTATTTGTTTTATTTTTGCGTTATTTACTTTGTTATTCCATCAAAACTGGCAGGCATCTCATTAATTTGCGTTGAATAGTGTGCCTCAATCTCCTTCATCTTTGATACATCGCGTCGTGTAATAAGATTAATTCCAACCCCCTTCCTGCCCCAACGACCACTACGACCAATTCGGTGCAAATAGTTATGCACACACTTGGGAATATCAAAATTAATAACAAGGCTTACCTGTTGAATGTCAATTCCTCGTGAAGTCACATTAGATGAAATCAACACTCGGTAACTACCTGTCCTGAAATCAGCAAACGCCTTGTCACGTTCAACCTTGTCCATACCACTGTGGATTCTGCAGACAGGGAATCCATCTTCAGTCATTGCATCATATAGCGCGGCAACTCGCTTAATACTGTTTGCATAAATAATGGTCTGTGAAACCGACATATAACTATACAAATCCTTCAATGTCAAATATTTCTGACGGTCATCCTCTACTGCAATGTAGTATTGTGAAATACCCTCCAAAGTAAGCTGCTCAGCCTTTACTTGGATTCGCACTGGATTTCTCATAAACTTGCTTGTAATTCCATTAATATGTTCGGGCAACGTTGCACTAAATAACGCTACTTGGATATCAGAATTGAAGTTCTGAAAAATATTATACACTTGCTCTTTGAATCCACTTGACAACATCTCATCAGCTTCATCAAGTATTACCAACTTAATGTTCTTTGAAAGAATGTGATTTCTGCGCATCATGTCATAGACTCGTCCAGGGCATCCAGCAATAATATGCGGAACATTTCCCTTCAAACTTCCAATATCCTCATCAATAGATGAACCTCCGACCAACACTTGAACGCGAAGATTGTTAATCATTGAACCAATTCCTTTCATAACATTTGCGGTTTGAATACTAAGCTCCCTAGTTGGAGATAGACACAAAATTTGAGTCGTATCACTCTCAGTATTTACGCGTGATAAAGCACCAATGGTAAATGTTGCGGTCTTTCCAGTTCCAGACTGGGCCTGCGCAATAATATCCTTTCCAATAATAATAGGTTTAATTGCCTTTTTTTGAATAGGACTGGGTTTTTCAAACCCATAAGCATAAATTCCTCTTAGCAAATTGGTATCAATCTCTAATTCATCCCAATTATTGATTTCGTAAGAAGAATCGTATGCTTCCTCTTCGATAGGCGTTGCGTTGTTTTCTTTTTCAAGCGACATAATATATTAATGTTATTATATTTAAATGCATTTTGTTTAATATCAATTTTTTTTGGAATTGAAGCTTAATGGGAACGCAAAATATATAAAAAAAAATTGATATAAATGCAACTATAATAAATATAACAATATCATGACTATGGCAATGAAATATAATTTGCAAGATTTTAATGATATCACATTTAATGGATTTGACATAAAACTTCCTGAGGAAACTCTAATTATAATTACAGAATTATCGCAGCAAGTTGGCTCTCCTACTTATATTAAAACACCAACATTTCAAAAGCGCGAAAATATTTTGAATATGGCACCTGAATTGTCGGCTGATTTTAAGAAGAAGAAACGAGGAAAACCAACAGAGGTTCTTAATGACGCCGATTGGGAGACAATTAGAACTTTTCAAACCACCAAGATTGAACAGAAAGTTGGTGTTGATGCACAAATTGATTTGTTGCGGTTCTGGTTGAATAAGATGACTGACAAGACCTTTCTTGAATCTTGTGATAATATTCTAGACATTTTAAATCAACTGAATCAAGAAGGAACTGCTAGGGCCGATATGATGCGTGTTGGAAATGCAATCTTTGAGATTGCTTCTAACAACAGATTGTTTTCAAAGCTATATGCAGAACTATATTGCAAACTTATCAGCAATTTTGAGGTGATGAATGATGTCTTTAATGATAATTTGGCAACTTTCATGGGTCTATTTAACAGCATTGAATACGTTGACCCTGAGAAGGATTACGATAAGTTTTGCAAAGTAAACATTGACAATGAGAGAAGAAAGGCTCTAAGTTTATTCTTTGTTAATCTTACGACAAATAAAATTATTAGTGAAACCCAGTTGCAAGAGATGGCATGCAGTTTGTTAAGGATGTTGGTTGAATTTATAAAGGTAGATAATAAGAAAAACGAAGTAGATGAAATTACTGAGAATATCTCAATCTTGTTTTCGTATAACAAGCAACTTTTTGAATCATGTGATGAATTATTTGATGGAGAAAAGTTTGTTGCGACAATTGAAATCCTGGCTAATTGCAAGGCAAAGACTTATCCTAGTTTGTCTAGCAAGGCAATCTTCAAGTTTATGGATTTGATTGAAATGTAAAAACAATATTTTAAGAATAATAATATTAAACAAATCTTGATTAGTATTATTAGATGACGAATGATAAAAACAAAGAAAATATAACATTTTTTTTGAATGACAAAACAGAATGCGATGATGATTTAATTGATCTTTATAAATTGCAAAATGATTTGAACGACATTGAAATATATGGTCAACATCCCGTGCCTGCAAACGAAAGTGACGACATTTTTTTACAGATGAAAGATTATGAAATAAACTACACCGTAAAACAATTGATGTTAATTTGTGAATATTATGATATTTTGAAGGATGTTCGTGCTAATAAAGCCAAAAAACAAGATATTATAGAACAGATATTGCTCTTTGAAAAAAATATGGAAAACTTTGAAATAACAATGAAACGCAAAGAATTGTGGTATTATATAAATGAATTAAAAAATGATAAAATGATGAAGAAATTTGTTATTTGGGGATAAACATAATTAAATAGTTTTAATTATCTTTATAAAATATAGATGGTATTATCAAAATTAGACAAAGCACTTAGTTATCCAGAGTTAAAAAGTATTGATCCTGATGATTTTAAAACTGAGGCAAATTTATATGAAATTGAAGCTAGAGACGTGGATATTATTATTGCTGTAGGTCATGCAAAGAAAAATTTTGAGGATAAAAATATAACATATTTTCCAGTTTATTTAGTAAAAACTAACAATAAGGTGATTCAAATTGGTGTGTATGAGTTATTCACAACAGATTTACTTAATTATATGGACGAAGAGGGAAATTTAGAAGTTGAAAAATTAGATGACCCACTTATTTATACTTTTGTTACAAAGAAAATGTTGGAAAACTTAAGGTTAGTACCTGTGTCTGTTTCAGAAAAAGAAGATGGAGAAGATGAAGAAGATGAAGAAGATGGAGAAGATGAAGAAGAAAGTTCGGAGGAAGACCAAATAAAAGAAGCCAGTCCAAGCAAAAAACATGTATCTTCCTCATCAGAAGAAGCATTTGAACGTCCAAAAATTCCAAAATTGCGAGAAGACGTTTTTATACAGTCGGAAGCGGTAATTCCTATACTGCCGCATTTAAATGAAGAATCCAAATTAGACGCAGAGGCAATCAAGGGAAAATATAAACAATCTACAGGCGAAACATGGATTGAAACGTTTATGAAAAATAACAAGTATGGTATTATAGATAATGAGGGAGGCGGTGATTGTCTTTTTGCTACTATTAGAGATGCGTTTTTGCAACTTGGTCAACAAACAACAGTTCAGAAGTTGCGAAAAAAATTGGCAGCAGAAGCCGATGAAAAGCTTTTTTTAAATTATAAAGACCATTACGAAATGTATAATGCGGCAATTGTTAGAGCTACAAGCGATGCAAAGGAATTGGAAATTGAATATGAGAAATATAAGAAACTTTATAGTGAAACCTTGGATAGAACCGAAAAGAAGCAATTTATTGAAGCTGCTAAAAAGGTAAAGGCACAACGGGATAAAATATTGAATGACAAAAAGGTATCTCAAGACATGTTGAGCGAATATAAGTTCATGAAAGATATTAATACACTTGAAAAATTCAAGAAGAAAATTCAAACGTGCGAATTTTGGGCGGAAACATGGGCTTTAAGCACACTTGAACGCATTTTAAACATTAAATTTATTCTTTTGTCAAGCGAGGCATATAAGGCTAAGGATTTTGCAAATGTTTTGAACTGTGGTCAGCTTAATGATGATATATTACAATCTCGGGGTGAATTCAATCCCGAATTTTATATAATGGTTGACTTTTTAGGATGGCACTATAAATTGATTACATATAAGAAAAAATACTTGTTTAAGTATTCCGAGTTACCTTATGATGTTAGAAAACTTGTTGTTGATAAATGTATGGAAAAAAATAGCGGTGCATTTGCATTAATTCCTGAGTTTATTAAATTTAAAGATCAATTTAGCACGAAAGGTGTTTGCAAGTTTGAGGAATTATCAGATGCTAAAATTCGCGGATTATATGATGAGGCGGTTGTTTTTCAATTCTATGATAAATCAGCTGATGGTAAATTACCTGGAAAAGGTTCAGGTGAAACTATTCCCAAGGAGGCTGTCCATCAATTTTCCAATTTAAACGCCGTAAAAGACTGGCGAAGAAAACTAGACGATTTTTGGATTGAGCCTAATAAGACGTTTGTTCTAGATGGTCATCGATGGAATAGCGCCGAGCACTATTATCAAGGGTCCAAATTTAAGGAATCTAATCCTGAGTTTTATTTGTCATTTGCGGCCGAATCGGGAACAGAATTATCAAAGAATCCCGAAATGGCTAAGGCGGCTGCGAGCTCTTCTGGCAAATACAAGGGAACGCTTTTGAGACCTTCAGAGGTTTCTATTGACGCTACTTTTTATGGAAAACGAAAGGAGAAGGAATTATTTGACGCAATATGTGCAAAATTCACCCAGATTGAAGAGTTGAAACATGTGTTACTAGAAACAAAAAATGCAAAATTAATGCATTATTTGAAGGGAAAGGATGCGGAATTAGCAGAACAATTGGTCATGGTAAGAGATAAAATCCGTGGACCTACGTTAAGTATTTAGAATTAGATTTTTAATTTAATTACAAATTTTTTAATATCATTTATTTGTATACCATGAGCATTTCAAATACTCGATATGGAGTTGAGGCTCTTGAAAATGTTCAAGTAGATGCTAGCAATAATACAGCTATTGGAGCGTGGGCGTCTTTAAATACTTCTACAGGAATTCATAATACAAGTTTGGGTTCTAATGCTCTTTTGAAGAATACTGCAGGAAATTATAACGTTGCACTTGGTACAGCTGCATTATGTTTTAATACAACCGGTAGTAGTAATGTAGCAATTGGAACTAATGCATCACAAAACTGTGTAACTAATTCTAATAATGTTGCTGTTGGAGTTCAGGCTTTATATAATAATACAGCCGATGGTAATACTGCGGTTGGTTATCAATCATTACAGTTAAACACAACTGGAAACAAAAATGTAGCGGTTGGAAATCAAGCATTATATTCAAACATAATCGCAAGTGAAAATGTAGCAATTGGTCATTATTCGTTACAACTTAATACTGGTTCATTTAATGTAGCTGTCGGGTCTTATGCGCTAAATAAAAATACAAGTGGACAATTTAATGTTGCTGTTGGAGTTGATGCCTTACAAAATAATACTGTTGATTATAATACAGCGGTTGGTTATCAAACATTAGAGGTAAATACAAATGGAAGCAGTAATGTAGCGGTTGGGTATAAGGCATTAAATAAAAATACATCTGCTAGATATAATGTAGCAATTGGTGATCAGGCATTATATTTAAATACAACTGGTGAAAATAATACAGCGGTTGGTAAAGATGCAGGTGATACTCTAACAACTGGTTCAAATAATACTTTAATTGGATATAATGCACAGTCGTCTAGTGCAAATGTTAACAATGAAGTTACCGTAGGAAATAATTTAAATAATGTATATAGAATATATGCTAGTAGTTGGACAAACATAAGTGACGCTCGCGACAAAAAAGATATTGTAACTTTAGAAAATGGTTTAGACTTTGTTAGTAAGTTGAACCCAGTTTCATTTGTATGGAATATGAGAGATGGTGGAAAAGTAGATGTTCCTTCTCATGGATTTATAGCGCAAGAATTACAACAAGTTCAGAAAGATACTGGACTAACTATTCCTGATTTAGTGTATGAATCTAATCCAGATAGATTAGAGGCTGGTTACTCAACACTTTTACCAATCATGGTCAAATCCATCCAGGAATTAAAGGCCGAAGTTGATTCATTGAAAGCAGAATTAGCTGCTTTGAAAGGTTAAATGATTGTCTAGTTTTATTTTTTATTTAACAATTGCGCATTTATAAGGAACATTAAAGGTTTCCGCGCACCATCTGCTAAATCCTGACCCATGGTCATAACACGAGTAAGCAAAAATTCTTCCTGAATAAGCCATTAAATAAAAATCCAGCATTGTGTTTTTTACACTTTCATCTGTCAATGTAACTCCTTCACCTGAATGCGTTATTTCTTTGAACTCCGCTCTAATTTCAGGAAATAACAACACTATCTTTTCCTTCAGACTTATGCTATCAGAGAGAAGTAAGTATTTGTATTGTGGTTTATAAATTCTATAAATCTCACCCAGAATGCATCGCAGATATTCTACATTAATATATTCGTTATGAATTAACATATTATCACCGCTTCTAACATGTATGACAATATAATTTTTTAAAACCAATTGCATGTTTTTAAGTGTATTTAAAATATAACGCTTAAATTCATCCGTAGGTTCTAGTAATGAACGCATGCAAAGTTTTTGCTCTTCTGTAATTTTAGAAAAATTAAAACTTATTACATAAACTCGCGCAACTTTTGATTCAAATTTTTGTTCTTTTAAATAATTAATAAAATCATCAATAATTTCTTCGTTTTCATTCTCACCGGAATGAAAGTTATTTTTTTCAAAAAAATTAATTTTTAAATCTGAATCCAATTCTGATTCCAATTCTGATTCCAATTCTGATTCCAATTCTGATTCCAATTCTGATTCCAATTCTGGTATATTTGAATATAATTTTAAATATTTGCGAAATGGGTGATTTAGTTGAACATCACATTTTAATTTATATCTCTCGCAAAACTGTATTAAAAAATAGGTTCCTCTAATAAAATCGCCAAATCCTGAAGCTTTTACATTATTATTATATTCTTTCTGATACACGTTAACAATTTTGCGTATATTTTTTCTAATATACTCAAGACGTCTATCTATTTCTGGTTTTATTTTTAATGGTAAAATATAATTTCCTGCTTCAACTTTTGGTAATATTTTTTTAAATGCAATTGAATTTTTTTTTATATTTTTTTCAGCCTCATCAATTTCATAGTCTGTTTCCTTTTCTTTGTTTTTACTGTTTTCATTGTTTTCATTTTTAAAAAAATTATAATTAGTTTGAAATTCCTTTTTAAAACGTGAATTATCTCTATCTAATTCATATTTTAATTTATCTGTTTTAATTTTATTGATACTTTCTTTAAAATTAAAATTCATTACTTAGATACTTTCAAGAGAAATAATTTTAACAAATAACACAGCAGTTTCCATTATTTTTTAAAGTTTTGCTAAGTTTAATAAGAGAAATACTTGAGTCCACTAATGCGTTAAAACACTCTGTAGTGCTTTTAACGCTTTCACACTCAAATGTAAGTAGTTTTTCTGTTAGCATAATATTGAACACTAATTTAATAATATCACCACACGTGTTACTTAAATCAATTGTCTTTTTTTTCAACTTTAATGTGCTAAGGACTTCGTACATGTTGGAGAATAATGACATTAATTCAGGAACGTCATCTGCATCAATCTTATTGTCTGCAACAATTTTTTTAAAAGAATCTTCTATCTTAGAAAAAAATGCTGAGTTGCCTTGAAGAATAAGAGTAATTATCTTGACTATTTCAGGATTCAATTCATATTTTGATTGCAACTCTGATCTTACTGAGATTAAAATAAGTAGGTTTAAGAGAGATTTCATCTCAAAAATATTTTCAATCTCTGGTTTTTCAACAATAGGTTCTTGAGGTTCAAGCGTAGCGGTGGGTTCAAGCGTAGCGGTGGGTTCAAGCGTAGCGGTGGGTTCAAGCGTAGCGGTGGGTTCAAGCGTAGCGGTGGGTTCAAGCGTAGCGGTGGGCTCTGACTCAGACTCTATCAATTTTGAAAATTGAACAATGACGGATTCCAACTCTTCTACTGTTTTTACCGCTTCAGAAATGGTATTTTCAACTTTTTGTGCCTCATCGTTTGAAACCTCTTCCTTGGGAACATCTTCATTGGATTCTTCCTCTAACCCCTCCTTCGTTTTCTCCTCCTTTGGTTCCTCCTCCTTCGGTTCAGAAGCTGGAATTTCAGATGGTATTTCGTCAATAATAACATTTTCTGTTTCAATTTCAATTTCTTCTTGTTTTATTTTTTTTGCTTTACCTCTAGGTTTCTTTTGTGGCTTGGGTTCCATTTATAATAGTTATATAGATTTTAATTTTTAAATAATCTATATAAAGTATATTATTTGTTTTCCGGATTATTTAATGCAGTTTGAACCAATCTCGTTTAATTTAGGAGCCTGCGAATATGGGCAGCAACCATATCTGGTTCCAGCACATCCACCAATAGAAGGTTGAGGAGCAGGAGCAGGTGTTGGGGTTGGATTGGGAACAGGAACAGGCGTTGGTCTTGTTACCACAATAACGTGTCCAGCAAGAATAATTGCCAATATGATTATAAGAAGTGCAATAATAATTATTTCTAATAAGTCCATATATATAAAACCGATATAAAAAAATAAAAAGTAAGAATATAATAGATGCTGAAGCTCACTAAAAATAGCGAATTATTAATGTCTTTTTTTTTAGAAAAGAAATGCATTAATCATTCGGAACAAACCGCTAAAACCAATAACATTTTGAAGAAATTGTATCATGATATAAAACGAGGAGAAACATTTGTAAAAGCACAGAAGGCAAAGGAAGGCAACAGTTTTTATAAATTAAACGTGACAAAGTTAACAAATGTCTCACAGATTCCAAAACCTAAATCTTTTAATCCAGGAAGTTTTCCTTCAGAAATAAGAGAGCACATTGACAACAACATGTTATATAATTTATCGTATACTTTTTCTCTCATGGACAGAGAAATCAAGGTGCATTTTATTGTTGAAGAGACAAGTCCCGAGTATCAGATTGAAATCTACAACGAGTATATAGAGAAGATACTTATCTGGTTGCATATTATAAATGATTATGCTTCAAAGAAATGCTCCAAGAGACTTGTATTATATTTATATTTTACTTCTCTCAAAAAAAAGCTTCCAGAAAGTAAGATTCATATTTTAAATCATAATAATGTTAATACTGCATTTACTTATACTTGCCCAGTTGACTCTGAAATTGTTGTTTTTAGGAGAGAAGAATGGTTCAAAGTATTAATGCATGAAAGTTTTCATAATTTTGCTCTAGATTTTTCAGACATGAATACAGAAGATTGCACAAAACATATTCTCTCTATTTTTAATGTTAAATCTGATGTTAATTTGTATGAAGCATACACGGAATTTTGGGCTGAGATAATGAATGCTGCATTTTGCAGTTATTTCTTTTTAAAACGTTCTCCCAATGAAACTGAACTTGATGTTGTTTATGAATTTTTGTCAAATTGCGAATTTTTTATTAATTTTGAGAGAACATTCAAGTTTTTCCAAATGGTAAAGACGTTGGATTTTATGGGACTAAAATACAAAGATCTATACTCCAATAGTTCTGTTTCCAGGACCATGAGAGAAACTTTGTATAAGGAACATTCAAATGTTCTCTCTTATTATATTATTACTACAATTTTAATGAATAACTATCAAGGGTTTCTCTCATGGTGTAATACAAACAACCTTTCTCTCCTCCAATTTAAGAAGACTTCGTCAAATATGAGTTCATTCTGTCAGTTCATTGAGAGAAATTATAAAACAAAGTCTATGATAGAATCTGTTGCATGCATGCAGAGATTTTATTATAACGTTAAAAGAACTGATAAACTTGGAAAAAAAACTAAAATTATGGATTTTATTTTGAATAATATGAGAATGTCACTTTGCGAGCTTGGCTAGAATTTTTTTCTATAGAGTTTATTTTTATCTACGTGAAATTCTGAAAAATGCCATTTTCTATTATATTATATTATATTGTTATTGAGTGTATAAAATAATATACACTCAATAATTTACTGTTTAACGTGTGAGTTACTTTCTTCTTTTTCCACCCTTTCTTGTCTTTCTTCCTTTTCTTCCTTTTCTGCTTTTTCTGCTTTTTTTGGTGACTCTCTTTTTTCCACCTCTTCCAGTTCCAAACCCAGATTCAATGTCAGCAGAACCAGTTTCCATGGCTTCTAATTCGTCACTTGTATTGTAAGTAGGGTTGGGAGCTGTTGTGTCATTCATCATTTCAATTGGAGGAGCAGAGGGAGCTGTTGTGTCATTCATCATTTCAATTGGAGGAGCAGTTGGAGCCGCACCTTCCTCCATGTTACTTAACTCCGCAGTAGTTGATCTTCCCAACATTGGCATCTCACTAGTAGTCATGCCAGGTCGGCCCTCTTCCATTGCTGTTAATTCTCCACTAGTTTGACGAGTCATTGTTAGTTTTCCTTCGCCGCCTCGTCTTCTGCGAGACATTTTTCCATTCTTTCGCCTAAAAGTTTTAGAACGCATTTATATATTATGTTGAGAACAAAAACTTTTACCTGGAATGGGATTTCTTCTGCATTTCTTATTGTTTTTATTTCTATGTTCACAAATATATTTATAACACCCATCACCGGTTGATTTTTTATTAGCTTTCCAAGCATTGCTAGCTGCATCAAAATCAATATTTATTTGATATTTTTCTTCTAAATAACGAGTTCCACTGCGAGTCTTCATAATTATATTTTATTATTATGAAAATACGTTTAAGCGCATTAACCAAATAATGTTTTATAAAAGAAAAATTGAAACCATTAATGCTACAGTTAAATGGAAAATAAAACTGTTAAACCAAATTCATTAAACATGGGAATTAAATATCTAAATAGCTTTTTAAAGGACAATTGTCCTACATCTATCAAGTGCGTCTCAATGGGGGACTTGTCTGGCAAGAAAATAGCAATTGACGTCAGTATTTATCTTTACAAGTATGTTAGTGATGATTGTCTTGTTGAGAATATTTATCTAATGATTTCCATATTCAGGCATTATAATATTATTCCAATTTTCATATTTGATGGGAAACCACCAGCTGAAAAAAGGGAACTATTGAAACAAAGAAAGGATGACAAGAAGGTTGCAGAGAATGAATATAATCGTTTGAAACAGTGTTTAATGTATTCAATTGATGAAACTGACAGACATGAAATTATTACAAACATGGATTCATTAAAAAAGAAATTTATGTGTGTGAACAAGAAACATATAGAACTTGCGAAAGAGTTGATAAAGAGTTGTGGTGTTTCATATTATGTTGCTCCAGGAGAGGCAGATGAGTTGTGTGCATTGTTGGTAATTAAGAAAAAGGTGTGGGCCTGTTTGAGTGAAGACATGGACATGTTTGTATATGGGTGTCCACGAGTTCTTAGATATTTTAGTTTATTGAATCATACTGCTGTATTGTATAAGATGAAGTATATTTTACAAGAGTTGTCAATTAATCAAAAAGAGTTTCGCGAAATGTGTGTGTTGTCTGGTACAGATTATAATATATCAAACGATTCGGTTAATGGACCAAACCTGCAAAAAACAATAAAGCTTTTCAAGAAGTATAAAAAGGCCAAAAACTCTAGTGAATTCTACGAGTGGATTCAAAAGCACGATGAAACTTATATTGAAAATTATGATTCGTTAAAAAATGTATATAATATGTTTGATTTGACAAATAACAACAATATTAATTTTAATGTCTACGATAAAATTCGCATTGTAAATGTAAACGTTGACAAAGATGCATTACACAAAATTTTGAAGGATGATGGTTTCGTGTTTCCATGCGAAGCATAAGTATTTGAAAAATATGTAATTTAATTAAAATTGCATTTTTTTTTGTAATTTAATTTTTTTAGACTTATTATTGGTTTTTTTTATTTTTTAATAATTTAATTTTTTTAGACTTATTATTGGTTTTTTTTATTTTGTTTTAGTTTGCCTTTTATTTGGGGTGTTTAAGCGGTGGCCTCAGCCTTCACAGACTTGGCGAAGTGGGGGCTCATGAAACGCTGAAGATTAAAGTATGTGAGCTCATCCTCCTTCTTCAGCTTAAGAAGAGCAGCAAGCTTGGCGTCGGGGTTAATCTTGCGACCATTCTCCTTGTCTTGGAGGTTGTTGGTGCGGATGTAGGCGTTGATGTCGCGAGTGACTGCGGTGCGAGCCATCTCAGTGCCCTTGTCCTTGCCAAGGAAAGATGCAAGCTCATCGCTGATGCGGGTAGGCTTCACAAAACCACTGGGGGCACGGTTGCCTGACTTGCGCTTGCGCTTAGAGCTCTGCTTCTGGGCAGTCTTAAGCTCACGTTGCCACTTCTTCTCAAGACCCTTGTATTCAGATTTGAGTGAAGAGATAAGAGAAGCAAGCTGCTGGAGCTTTGCATTGAATTCAGTGGATTGCTCAAGGATGGAGGCCTCAAGGGAATCAGTCTCGGGGACAGTGGCCTCAACAGGGGTGGTGGGAGTGATAGGGGTGGTGGGGGCGGGGGCGGAGGTCTCAGCAGCGGGGGCCTTGGCCTTCTTGGGTGCCTTGGGAGCCTTAGCAGGGGCCGCAGAGGCGGTAGTCACAACGGGTGCTGACTCAACGGGAGCATCGGAAGATGTCTTAGACTTAACAGTTCTTGCCATTCTATACTATACCTAGGCGACTACCTTTTAAGTTGGTTTCGGGTCTAATATATATATTTGTGATGCCACCCAATCACAAATATATACTATGAAATTCTAAAAGTGAGACACTGATTGAAAAAGCCAAGGAAGCGATGAAGCAGCATTTTCACTAACTAATGTCAAAGCTCCAAGCACATAATAGGCTCCTAAAGTTCTACTATCCTTGTCAACGCCAGTATTAACGAGTTTTTCTAAAATAGTTAAAACAATTTTTTTTACATTGTCATTATTTTCTTCACTATGTAAATAAGAAAAATTAATATTCCTAAAAGGGTCGCCAACTGGAGGACAAATTTTCTTTTTCATTTCACTTGTTAGTTGCGCTCTATATGACCAAATATCAATAAGTTCTCTCACAAATTTAATCATTTGAGTCCTTGGTAGTAATGAAAACCACGACGGGTCGCTATAATTTCCTAAAGAATCAATATTTTGAAATAAATCAAGTGTCCTTAATTCTACCGATTTTTCATTTGATACGACTTCGTCTTTAATGTCAATATCAATTTTAACATTGAGAACTCTGCTCACTCTTATTAAATTTCGCATTTCTTGAATTACATTTTTTGTGATATCGTTGCGGTTATATGGATTTTTCACCTGTTTTCCTGATTTCAAAATCAAGTTATAGAGAGAAATAATATCAAAACCATAAATAAAACCATCTGCATCCTTGTAGCTAAAAAATTGCGAATAATCTAACTCGGACATTGTGTCACCAGTTAAAAAATCACAATCATTTGTGCACATTTTTCTATTCATAAATGCTGGTCCATGTAATTTGTTGCATTTGCGTTGTAAAAACCCTCTAAATATTTTTTGAACGTGGACGATAGTTTTTGATAACTTTAAAAAAACATAAATTCGTCCTAAAAGCTCATTTTTGTTGCCAGAAACTTTCAACTTATATTGCTTTGCAAACAGCTTCAATTGTTGCACGTTGTAATTATATTTAAAAAGAATATCAGCATTTTCAACTGTTGGCAAAGATAAATTATCATTTGTAATTTTTTCTAGTTTTTTATGAGTTGGCATCATTTTTTCACACTTTGAAAATAGAATATTATTATAATCTTCTATTGGAATAACAGAAATAATAGTATTGTTCTTTTTAATAAAATTTATATCCGTATACTTTCCGCTAATCATTTTTCTTATATATACATTATAGAAATCTTTTTGAACCTTTTATGAACAATATTATTAATTAAAGACGTGAAACCATATTTGGTGTCATTGAATCAAATGTATTTTCTTTTCTAATAACATTTCAAAAAAAAATTGATTTAAAGATAGCTCCTTTATTATATGTATCATAGCAAGCATGGCCGAGACAATCGTTGACGGAACCCAATTTAGCGCTCAGAATATTCGTTATTCTGTGCCCAAGGCTAATACATCTGGTGGTAAAAGTGTCAATATTCTTAATAATTCTACTAATTCTGGTCTTAGAATCGCAACACCTCTGATGCTCACGTGGGGAGCAAGTGAGTATGAGGGAAATGGTAAGTTTGAAATGTCGTTGCAATTTCCTCGCGGCGAATACGCAAACGCCGACACTGACGCGTTTCTGAGAAATATGCAGACACTTGAGGCTAAGATTAAGGCTGATGCTCTTGTCAATTCTAAGGATTGGTTTGGCAAGCAGCACACCAGCCCTGATGTGATTGATGCCCTCTACACTCCTATGCTCAAGTATTCCAAGGACAAGCTCACGGGAAATCCTGACCTGACCAAGTCGCCTACGCTTCGCGTGAAGCTTCCTCTTTGGGAGGGTGTCTGGAAGTGCTTGATTTGTGACGAGGACGGCAAGAAACTGTTCCCTGGGGAGCCCACTAAGACTCCGCTTGACTTCATCAAGAAGGGCACTCATGTAGCAGTCATCATGCAGTGCGGTGGTATCTGGTTTGCAAATGGAAAGTTTGGTGTCACATGGAAACTTGCTCAGGCAGTTGTTCAGCGGCCCAAGGGTTCGCTTATTGATGAGTGCTTGATTAAGCTAAAGCCCGCTGATAAGGCTCGCTTGGTAGCAGCTCCTGCTCCCGACGCAGATGATGATGAGCCAGTTTCCAGCACGGTTGTTGCTGATTCAGACGAAGAGGATGAGGATGACGTCCCTGTTCATACCCCAGTTATTTCACTTCCACCTTCGGCTCCAGTTGATGTGAAGAATGAGGTTGCATCAGCATTGAAAGAGGAACCCAAGAAAAAGAAGGTAGTCAAGAAGAAGGTAGCTGAGAATTAAATAAAATAAAATAAAATAAAACAAAACAAAATAAAATAAAACAAAATAAAATAAAATAAAACAAAACAAAATAAAATAAAACAAAACAAAATAAAATAAAACAAAACAAAACAAAACAAAACAAAACAAAATAAAACAAAAATTAATAAATAACCCCTTTTTTATTTGGAATAGAACATAGGTTCACTTTCAAACCCTCATGTAATTTTATTTTTTCATTTTAAACAATGATGTGAAAATGAAAAACTTATTTCTTATTTCTTATTTGCGTCTATGCTTTCTAGTGCGCTTTGTTGAACGGTTGGACTTTCTCGTTCTTTTTGTTTTTCTAGCATATCTTTTTATTGTGCGTCTTGTTTTTCCACCCATAATTGCACACATTCCTTTTTTATCGCATTTTTTTTTTATGCGTCCCAAAACTTTTTCGCTTCCTTCTCTAGTAAATGTTTCATATGCCATTGCATCTTTTGCTGGAACTAAACCGCTGTATGATGCACCTGACCTCGTCTCTGCTTCAAAATGTTCATCTGCAAGTGGTCTACACAATGGGTCATAAATTTGTAAGTGTTGTATTCTTAGAATATAACCCAATAGTATTATTTCGCTTAAAAATACGTCTGGTGTAGTTTTTGAAAATATTTTATCTAATATTAATTTAAAAGCAATGTCTTCTTTTGTTGCTCTCTGAACACCTAAAACTCTATAAAAATAATTTTCTAGTCTTGTTCTAGCACCTGGAAATTGCAAATTATTTATATCAAATTCACGTGTGTCTGGTAAAGGATTTCTATTTGGACCTCGTCCAGATTCTTTTACTGGTAAAACTAAATCCGGTATCTCAACTCCTCTTGTATCTCTCATATCAATTAAATGAAGACCTTCTCTCGGCCAGAATTCTTGTTCTTCGCCAATATTTGGTCTTAGTTGATAATGTCTATCTACACTATCAGATGATAATTTTTTAGACACCCAGATTTCTCCCATTCGTAATAATCTTGATATATCTGCTTGCCAATTTCCTCTTGTTTTTAATTCATATTCACCACCTGGTCCCCATATTTCCATAAAATTTGCTCTTAATTGTTGCTTTACAATATAGTCAAGTAAATCTAACATATCTGGAGTTACTGGCTGACCTCCTATATATTGATCAAATAACTGGTATATATTTCTGATTATTTGAACATCTGCTTCTGAAGTTGTTAATCCAGCCCATCTTTTATTTTTTTCTAACTCAACTTGCATTGGTGCTGAAGGACCTGGTAACCCCAATACCATTGTTAACGAAACATTATTTGTTATATACCTTGATAATGCTGATCTTTCTTCTTCAAAATCTTCAAATGATCTTAGAATTTCATCTAAAATTGTTGGTCTAACTCTAGCGTCTAAATCACTTCCATGCCCTGTCATAACCCAACAACCGGAAGTTGTTGGTCTTCCTTCAGGAACTAAAGGGAAAACTTGCTGAAATACTGCTATTAATTCTCTATTTGATAAATTTGCTCTTTGCAATTCAGTTTTAATACCTTCAATCAATTCAGGTTCTGCCATTTTAACGCTTAACTATATTATTCAAATATTATTTTTATAATTATATCCGACTTTTCGTCTATGTTACAAATATCATTATCTAATATTTTTGATATTCCCATTTTTCTTAAGATATATGTCTGAACTGGTCTTAGAAATAATTGGTCCAAAGGGAGTTCAAACGAATTATTACCAACTTTTATTGTTTTTGTCTTCTCTTTCAAGAGAGAAAAAGTAATTGGAATACGTTCTGTTATTAATATATTGTTATCCTCGTCTATCTCAATGTTTTCGGGCAATTCTGGATTACATTTCACTATTATATCTGATTCAAAGTACATCTCACTGTGCCACAGCGGAACAAAATAAAGCTTGTTATCTATTTGCAATTTATAAACGTTGTTCTGGAATAAATCGTTTATGCTGGGATTTAATACATAAATTTGCATGTCCTTGAATTTATTTAATAATAATTCTCTCACTTTATCCAAAGTATCATCATTTAAACGCAGTAATGCCTTGTATTTGACAAGGAAGTTATATACCGCGAGAGACTGTTCCTTATTCATATCTTCAAACAGTTTCAGTGAAATCTCTTTACAACCACTCACAATATCTTTTACAATGTTTGAAAGAAATTCATTATATTTTCCTTTCAAAACGCTATCAATAAACAAATGTAAAATTGTTGTATATCCTGTGTTTAAATTAATTTCATCAAACAATTGTTCACCTTGTTCATTATAATTATTTATAAAACTTATTTCTCTCTTCAACAATTCATAAGCATATTGAATTCTTTGAAAATGTTGTGTTGACTCCGTTGTGTTTCCATTCTTATCAGGATGATTTCGCAGTGCTAATTTATGATATCTTTTCTTTAATAATTCTTGTGATAGATTTGAAACGTTTTCTATTTCAAATATATTTAAAGCTTCTTGTAAATCCATTAATTAGTATTTTAACCTGATTAATATCTAAGTTGTAAATAGTTCAAGATTATTTATCTTGAAAAGAATGTATCAAACTAGCAATATAAAACATCAAATTCTCCATATGATAAATCGGTCTATAATTATTGTTATAATATTGGAAAAATGTATATGTTTTTATAAGCAATCCAGAAACATCCTTATCCTTGATCTTTTTCTGGGAGATTAATGTTGAAATAATATACCAGACACATTCTGTAATATCCAAGTTGTAAATGAATATATCATATAAAAGGTCTCTGAACTTCAAAAACTTCAATTCGTCTATTTTTATAATAGAATCAATAATCTTATCGCAAATAATCTTGTGTGGCATCATTAAAGGGTCAAGAATATTACTTATATTTTTTATATTTGTAATATTCTCTAACTTCATTGTATTTGGAATCTTATTTTTTATGCATTTTACATAAATAGCCTTGGTTGGCCTAGGAATGTTTATTATTTCACAGCAATTCAATATATTGTCTGGAATAAAACTAATTTTTTCAGTGATTAATATAAACTTCAAATCAATTGCACTTGCATTGTTTTGCTGCATATAACTGTAAAAGTTTTCTAAGAGCTCGCTGTGTATTTCATGAAAATACTTGCATAATATAATTCCAGACTTTTCTGTTTTTGCGGATATAATATCAATGATTTGTGTGTAAATATCATGCCATAAGAGTTTTGAGTTACATCCCAAGAGAGACATGTCAATCTCGTAGTGTATATCACTAATTTTAAAAAAATACTGCTGCTTATTGAACGTTATACTAATCTTTTTTTCATACTTCAGTTCAGTTGGACTATATTTTTTTATTGATTTCAACATCTGAGTATATTTTCCAACTCCTTGCGCACCATAGAATATCAAGTTTCTCAAATTATTTATCTTACTAGGAAATTTTTGATATATTTTATTCATTTTTGGGTGTAAATCTTCCTTTTGATTTGAAACAACATATTCTTCAAAATGGGTTTCATGAAACTTCATTATATAATAAAATGTAAGAATCTTTATTTAGTTATATTACTTATTTTATTTTATTAATTTTTGCCTTTTGTATTGTATATTATTGGCAATTTTATATTAAACACTTTTTACCATATTAAATCAGTCTAAGATGAACATAGTTAAAACAATTGACCAATATGATGACAATTACATATATTTCTGCGAACCAATTAAAAACAATGTTATGAATGATGGGTTTTTTATCAGAATTTTATATTCAACATCTTTGTTTGTGATTAATGGTATCAATCTATTTATTGAATTGAACGATGTTACTATTGATAAATATTACAATAAATACAGATGCAGTTTTAATCCAATTAATCATAAGCAAATGATTGAACGTATAAAAACAATTGAGGAAAATTTATTGAAACATGTAAATATAAGAAACAAGATTCCGCAATTCAAAATTTATGAACAACTTAAAAATGGTAATATAAAAATTTTTTCTGAGAATATAGAAAAAATTAATAATAATTTATTTATGCTTAAAATTTCAGGTATCTGGGAAACCGAATTTCATTATGGTGTCACTTATAAGTTTGTCAAGATTAACCATCCGTAGAAAAATACTTCAATATAATTCCTAAAGTTATGACTACAATAATGTTTATAATTTCCAAAAGATATAAAACTAATCCAGTTACCTTTGCAATTGAACCAGTTTCTGTGAATCTTTTATCGCGAGTTCCATTATAAAATACATACATTTGTAACATTAACAAAACTATAAAAATATTCATAAAACTGAAATAACTACTCGCAACATTTCCATTTGTTATCTTATTAAAATAAAAGCTTAACAAGTAAATCATATAAATTAGAATTCCAACTAACACTACAAATGGTCCAATTGTTATTAGATGCGAAATAATTGTAGAACCAGACTGTGACATTGTCATATTATTCATTAAATAACCTATTAATAATAGCGTTCCTGTTATAATAAAAGAATAACCAGTAATAGTTCCGGTTAAACTTGATACAGAAATTGAACCTATTGTGCATATAATGATTATTATACCTACGGCTATTAATGAGTTGTAAATATTTGAATACCAATTAATTGTCATAGTGCGCGCTTATAAATATAGTTTATATTATTTCTCTGAAATTTTGTTATTTAATGCGTCTATTTGGTTTTGCAAGTCTTTAATTTTTAATAATAAAACTGGCACCATCTCTAAATAATTTACAGATTTTACCAAAACTTCTTCGTCTGCTATAGGAACAGAAACAGTGTTTACTAAATTTGGGAAAAGTTTTTCAACATCTTGAGCTATAAAACCAAAATGTTCCCTGCATTTTTCGTCATCTTTATAATTATATTTAACAGGATTTAATAACATGAGATTGTCGGATAAACTTAAGGATAGATTAGCAATATTATCCTTTAATTGTAAATCCGACGGATTATTAATAGAACCACCTACAAATAAGTCTCCTTTAATATATACTAACGCTGTTGAATTTACAGGTGTTAAAATTAGTTGATTATTATTTGTAGTATAATTCCATGTATTTGGTGTTGGACCAATGTTAAAATTTTTAATATAAGCTGATTGATTTCCTTGTTTTCCACCATAGTTAGATTGGGCCATTTTACTATATTATACCAAAATATTTGTTTTTAATATTTAATAACCTATTTTCACATATTAGATATTAAAAAAATATTACAATAAAATATAAATGAGTAGATTCAATGTTGCAACAAACCATCCAATTATACCAAATGCGAATGAATATATGTATGAAAGGCAATTTGTATCTATACACTCTGAAGATAGAAACGTTTTGAAATTCCCATCGTCTGCCGAATTTGAAGTAGAATTACCACAAGATTATTGTAACGTTCAGGCAGTTAGATTAGAGTCATGGACCTTTCCCGCTAATTATAATACTTTTTCTCTAGGGCAAAATAACCTTGCATTGGTATTTGAAATAACTGACCCATATAACCCAAGCGATTGGATGATTGATAATCCAATTTTAGCAATTATATCTGATGCTTTGTTTGCATATAAAGGTCAACAATTTATTGCTGTTATTGAAGAAGGATTTTATAATCCATTTCAAATGGCCACTGAACTTACAAACAGATTAAATAATTCTGTGTCTATTTATATTACTAGTTATATTTCCCAATATGCTCCCGAACTTTTAACAGAATTTAATTTAAATGGAGGTTATGACCAATTTGTTGTTGTATATAATGAAGTTGGACAAAAATTGTGGTTTGGTAATAAAAGTTCCAATTTTAATATATCAAACAATTCAATTATATATTTAAACAGTGTTCTAAAAGACGCAATATGCTTTAGACAACAGTATCCTGATTTTACAAATTGGGGGTTGCCTTCTTATTTGGGATTTACACGTTGTGTGGCAACTACAACTACTGCGTCTAATGGTTCATATCCTAGATTTTTTTATGGTTCTGTAAATCCAGGCGATAATGGTTTCTGGTTAGTCCCTGATGCACAATACCTTGGTAATAACTCATCAATACCTGTTTACTATTTAGAAGCTCCTAATAAAATTAATCTCATGGGTAATTCATATTTTTACCTAGAAATTGATGGAATGAATAGTATTGACGAGTTAATCCCTTTTGCAGTCAATAACTTTACAGTATCTACGAATGAAACGTCTTCGGTTATTAAATCTGCCTTTGCTAAAATTGCTGTTACAACAACACCAATTGCGCAGTGGTTTGATAATAATGCTGGTCCAAGTAAAGTATATAATCCACCTGCAGAGAGAATCAGACGTTTAAAATTAAAACTAAGATACCACGATGGAACACTTGTAGAATTTGGAAAATTTGATTTTTCAATACTATTAGAATTTATATTGTTTAGACCTCAACAGAGGAGAGACTATAAGATGTTTGTTCCAGAGTCAATTGGAAATAATTAAACCACTCCATAAGTAGACTTTAACCAGTTTGTAATTGTTTTAATTGTGCAAGTCTTATAATCATCTTCAAAACCATCCAATTTTAAGAATGATGGCTTGGACATTTTGGGAGTTTTATAGAATACATAATCGCCATATTTTCCCTTTCTAATATTTATATTATTAGTAATAATTCTTATTATTCCTGATGAGCTTTCTTTTCCTGATTCGCCGATTGACGGTTGTTCTGTTCTTTCTAAGATTTCTAAGACATCGGTTAGTGTTACATTTTCCATTGGTCTGTTACCAAAGCACGCGAGAGATTTAGAGTTCTGTCCCCACGTAACATATAGCCCATATTTACCCTTTTTCAAAAAAAGTGGCTCGGCTTTGTATGTTCCCAAATTAATCTGACCTTGTTTTGCTGGTGCAATTAGTTCTTCTAATTTATATTCTCCTCGCTCCAATTTTTTCATATCAACACCTTCTTTAACTGGTAAAAAAGAAACATTATTCTTTTTACCAGACTCCATGTCATCAATTTTTTTTATAACCGGTCCATGCTTTCCAATAATATAAAAATGTTTATTGTCTATTTTGATTTCACACTTTTTCTCGTCTACTAATTTTTCACAGCACTTATTTATTTCTCTCAAACAATCCTCGCACAACTTATACCAGACTTTTTCACCTCTGCTAATTTTATCCAAATCGTCCTCCATATTCTTCGTATAATCATAATTAAACATATTCTCAAAGTTTTTATTCAAGAACTCCATTACTATAATTCCTAGTGGTTGAATTACTAATTTGTTCTTCTCTGCTCCAAATTCTCTTGTAGTATTTGTCTCTGTTAAGGACTCGTCGTCCAATTCAAAGTCTTTGCATGCAACTTGTTTGCCTGGAATATCATCCTTTTTAACATATCCGCGCTCTTGAATCTTATCTATCAAAGTGGAAAACGTAGAAGGTCTGCCAATGCCATTATCTTCTAGAAGCTGAACCAATTTTGCTTCCGTGTAATGCATCTTGTTATTTTTAAGAGTGACCTTGGATGTAATCTTTTTGTAATTTATTATTTGTCCTTGTTTCAATTGCAAAAGATAATTATATTCCTTTTCCTTGTTGGATGTCTTGGTTTCCTTATTTTTAATTATTTTCCAGCCCAAAAAATCCAATAGTTCGCTAGTTAATGTGTATTTAATTCCATCAATGTCTGTAGAAATTGTGCTAGTAAATGAGAAATACTCTGCAGGAGACATGCAACTCTCCATTGTAGTTTCCCAAATCATTTTGTATAACTTTTTCTCTCTTGCACTCATTTCATCAGGAGCATTTTTAACTGCCAACTTGGTAGGTCTGATAGCTTCGTGAGCTTCTTGCGGAGGTGGAACGTTGGATGTCTTTTTGGTTGTGGTCTTTTTTGTCTTTAATGGTTCTTTTTCAGATGAATTTGTGTTTGCATTAGACAGTGTATCTATTTTTGGGTTGATAAACTTATCAAGAGAGAATTCGTGAACAATATACTTTTTAACATCTTCCAGAAAATCCGCGCTATATTTTTTACTATCAGTTCGCATATAAGTAATATATCCTGCTTCATATAACGTTTGACAACATCGCATAGTTTCCTTGGGAGAAATATGTAGTTCATTGCTTGCGAGCTGTTGTATTCTAGAGGTTGTCAAAGGTTCTGGAGGTTGTTTATAGACCCTTTCTGGGTTTGTTCTGGAGTAAGCATGAGAGAAATTTGCAGATTCTTCCAGGAACTCCGACATGGCAGCTTCATTGTCAAACTGCTTATTAAGTTCAAACGCGATGCATTTATTAGTAAAATATCCAACAGTATTATATACTTTTTGCGCAGGAGACTTGTCAATTTCTTGCTGATTTTCATATACCAATTTTAGAGCAGGAGTTTGGCATCTTCCTGCACTCAAACTATTTTCCGTTGTTTTTGAAATGAACTTCCACAACATGGGAGAGACATTATAACCCACAAGAAGGTCCAGAATTTGACGAGCTATTTGAGAATTTACCTTCTTCATATCAATGGTCTTAGGATGCGTAATAGCCGATTGAATTGCGTTTTCAGTAATTTCATGAAATACAATGCGCTTTGTAGATTCAATGGGTAGACCAAAGAGGTCGCAAATATGCCACGCAATAGCTTCGCCTTCACGGTCGTCATCGGATGCAAGTATAACCTCGTCGGCTTTTGCAATTTCGCTTCTGAGGAAATCCACATGCTTTTGCTTCTTTGCGTCATCAACAACTTCAAACGTAGGTTTAAAATTGTTATCAATGTCAAGATTTTTGAGAGACTTTAATTGGCGCAAATGTCCAAAGCTGGCTAAGCATTTGTATCCGGGACCTAAATATTCTTCTATCTTTTTACATTTTGCTGGAGATTCCACTATAACAAGACTAGTGGTAGCAAATTTTGACATAATTCAATATATATAATAGTGGATTATGTTTAAGTGGGTTTACTAGATTTTCAGACCAATTTGGTCTTCTAGAATACAAGTGAAGAGAGAAAAAGCATTTCAAACCATTTTATTTCTTCTCTTTATCAATAACAACTTCTTTTGCAATGTTGCGAATTATTTTTTCTCGCTTTTTATCATCATCCTCCAATGTGGATCCGCCCATAGCTTCCAATAATATATTCTGATATTCCATATGTTTCTTAGTTTCAGTGTCATCCGCTGTTGGGTTTTCTTCTCTCCATTGAGGGAGTTGTTTAATGTTTTTATGTTCAACCTCTTTTATGGCTCGTGTTATTTTTATATTTTCACTATTTTCCTTTTCCCACGCATCTTGGTCTTTTACATATAAAGTTTCTCTCTTCAAGTCGCTGCAATGAATGGGTCTTTTGCATACATCTAACTCTTTGAGGTTCCTCAAAAAGATCTTGCTCATACCCTCAACGTATCCAACTCTACCAATCATATCCAAATCTGACAATTGCAGTTTAATTTGGTCAACAAAGTCTTTTAAATTGAGCGCATCCTTGCACTGTTCATTTAAGAAGAATTGTAAATTAAAGTTGTTTGTGTTATTATTATTGGTTGTGTTATTATTGGAATTATTATTTATGATGTTTTTATCCTTGCAAAGTTCAATTATCTGTTTTTGCAGTTCATTATTGCTTTTAAGTAATTCCATGATAAGTTTTTTATCGGACGAGGAATCGTCATTTTCGGTTGGTTCGGTGATTAATGTAGGGCACATTTTTTTGTGTCTCCACAGCGTAGTTCTACTATTGAAAATTATTCCGCAGCACAAGCACGTTTTGGCGCTTTTTGGCGCGAAATTTGTTTCATTTGTTTCATTTTGTTTCATTTTATGTTTATGGGTTAAAATGTGCCGTTCCCAATCGCCTTTCCTTGAGCATGTAAAGTCACATGTTATGCATTCATGTAAAATGACGCTTTTTTGAGTTTTTTTTGTTTCAAAATGTTTCATATAAATGAAACAGAAAAAACTCCTAAATTATTTTCTCTAAAAATACTTAAAAATTAGCATCACAAAGTTTAAATGATTTTTTTGGTGGACCAGACCATAATGCTCACAAGGGAGAAATTTTAAGCCTTTTTTCATAAAGTATTTCCGTTTTTGAAAATTGGACATTTATTTTTGTCCATTTTTTGATTTTGGAAACACTTTTGCCCCTTTTTTATTCGAAATTTCCACCAGGTTCTTTAAGTTCACTTTTCGTAAATATATATATTATTTTTTCTCAATGACGACTTCCTTTGCTATGTTGCGAATTATTTTTTCTCTCTTTTTATTATCGTCCTCCAATGTGGATCCGCCCATGGCTTCCAATAATATATTCTGATAATCCATGTGCTTCTTGGTTTCAGTGTCATCCGCTGTTGGGTTTTCTTCTCTCCATTGAGGGAGTTGTTTAATGTTTTTATGTTCAACCTCTTTTATGGCTCGTGTTATTTTTATATTTTCACCATTTTCTTTCTCCCAGGAATCCTTGTCTTTTATATACAAAGTTTCTCTCTTCAAGTCGCTGCAATGAATAGGTCTTTTGAATACATCAAGTGCCTTCAAGTTCCTCAAGAAGATTTTACTCATTCCTTCCACGTATCCAACGCGCCCAATCATATCCAAATCCGACAATTGCAGTTTAATTTGTTCAACAAAGTCTCCTAAATTTAGTGCATCTTTGCACTGTTCATTCAAAAAGAACTGCAAATTAAACTGATTGTTATTGTTTGTAGTATTGTTTATAATAGTATTTTTCTCCTTTGCAAGTTCCATTATCTGCTTATTTTGCTCAATAATGAGGTCTTTGAATTCTTTGTTTTGTTTAAGTAGCTCAACAATTATATTATTTGAGGGTTGTTCAGATTCTACTGGTTCAGCGGCGGCATTTTCGCATTTTTTCTTATGAGACCATAATCCTTGGCGGTGTTTATATTCCTTACCACATTCGCATACAAATTTCTCGGCGTTTTTTGGCGTAATTTTGTCATCATTTGTCATTCGTTTGTCATTCTTTTTGTGTTTCAGTGTCAAATTATGTCTATCCCAGTCGCTCTTCTTAGAGCATTTAAAGTCACAACATTTACAATTAAAATTATCGGCGTTTTTTGGCGTAAAAATGTCATTCATTTGTCCTATATTTAGAGGACAGAAAAAACGCCTAAATCATTTTCCCCAAAAATATATAAAAATTAGCATCACAAAATTTAAATGATTTTTTTGGTGGGTCGCACCATTATGCTCACAAGGGAGAAATTTTGACCCTTTTTTCATAAAATCTTTTGATTTTTGAAAATTGGACATTTATTTTTGTCCATTTTTGAATTTTGGAAACACTTTTGACCCTTTTTTATTCGAAATTTCCGCCAGGTTCTTTAAGTTCACTTTTTGAATATATATTATTTTCGGCTAAATATACTAACACAAAAAAATTCAAAAAAATACATTAAAAAAAGATAATAAACAAACCAACACATTAGAAATATATGAACAGCGGAGTTTTAAAAAAACTATTTACCCATGAGGACCCATATTTTATTCACAAAGGCCTCGGATTTTTGTGCTTGGCAAATTATGCGTTCCAGTATTATAATTATTTCATGCACGGAACTTATTATTTAAATGTATATACAATTGCACCTCATATTTTGCTTCACACATCTTCATTTATTTTTAAAGTATTGGCAAAGCGTCCAACTGAATCAATGTTGAATATGTTCATTTGGGAAGAGCTCCGAATTCATTCATTGTTATTCGCATGGCGTTCTTGTTTCTCAATCTTATACCCAAATTGGGCGCCGGTTATCTGTTTTTTAACAATGATTTCTGCAGACATTGCAACCAGTTATCACGGTAATTCAAAGGTTTCAACTGTGCGAGGCCAGCATAGTAAGGTGGGTAAACGTAGTCTAACTAAAGAACTTACTGGAGCATTTTTCAGCATCAGTCAAATGGGAGCAACTTGTATTTGTATGCTGGGAGATTCTCCCATTCTAATTTTTTCAACTCTACCACCCATTCAGACTTCGGCTTTTGGTATGACATTAATAAGGAAAAATCTAATAAACAAAACAATTTGGAGTGTCGTTTACAGCGCAGAATTATTAATGACATATTATATTTGGTATAAGGAGTATAACAATTTTAATATATTTTATATTGCAACTTCTTTTTATCTTCTCAGACGATTTGGAATATCAAAATATTTGATTTGGTCGTGTTTTTCTTTATTAAGTTTTGTTATTTATATATTTAACTTTGTTTAAGAAATCGTTTTCCCAATATATACATTAACAATCTTCTCTTTCCATTCTTCGTTTGCAGTTGGGATATATCTATGCATAATTGTTTCTAGTTTTATCCAATTATAGGATAATGTTAAAGCGTCGTGGTCTTTATAACAAAAATCACTTTTTATTAAATTATCAATTGCATCATAAAATTCTGTCTCACCTTCAGGAATCATTTGCAAAATATAAATTGCAATCAATAGTGCGTTTCTTGGCTGCTTTTCAATTTCAGTTTCTTGTTTCATGATATATATTATATTTTTATTTCATGATACATTTAAATCTTTTTGTAATTTATAACTTAGAAAAAAATAGTATTAAAAACATTATATATTGTAATATACATAATGAAGTGTTACCCCATTATTTTTTCTCTTTTCTCTCTTACTGCTGCGTTTGTTTTTGGTATTGAGAATAAAACTTGTGATTTAATTTTTCCTCAAAATAATTGTATTAATTTTAGTGTTTCATCTGGAACTGGGTGTCAGTGGATGTGCAACTATTGTGCAAATCAACTTGGAACTAATAATTATTATTTTACAACCGATGTGTGCACTTATCAGACTGGAGGATGTGTGGGAAATCCAATTGCAGGAATAACTTATACGTGCTGCTCTGCTTAAAGATTTTGAAACTTTTTAAAGTCCTTCCACGATACTTTCATCCCACCATTTTTTTCAGGAACGGGTTCGGTCTTATGTTGTTCCTCTAGTTTTCCGGCCTTCTTAAGCGCGCTATCTACGTAAAGTTCCTTTAGAAGTTGTCCGACAAAATAAGAACCTTCATGTTGGTCAATTTCACCCTGCTCTATTCTCTGTAATACATTCAAAAACTTATTTAAAATTTTCAAGTCAATTTCATCTTTTCTTATTTTATTGTAAATATCAGTATAATAAGTAAACAAGAAGGAGCACTCTTCCATGCCAAGTTGATTAATTTTTTCGGGGTCATTCTTATTTTTAGCCATTATCATAATTAAATTATTAATATCTTCTTGTAATAAATGGCTGTGTTTAAGCTCACGTATTAATTCGGTTTGGTCTTCCACATTGTTGGCTTTCACCATTTCTTGTAAATGAAGTCTAGCATTTGCGTCCATATATACAAATTATGATAAATTTTTTAAACCTAAATTTACGCAATAATTATTATATCAATATAATTTATATGCCAGTTTTACAACCACAACAAACAGGAATGATAGGGTCAAGTGTTAGAGATTCTGCGTATCAAACAATGCAAAATAGAAATAATTTACAATCAGCATTACCAAGTGGAGGAGCTAATAAAAGACACAGAAAATATGGCGGTCAAGTTGTTCCAGGTAAAGTTCTTGTTCCTCAAGTTCCAAACACAAATTTAATAAATGACCCTTCCAAAGGAACAGACCAGGGAGTTTTAGCTCAGCAAAAAGGAATGACTGGTTTAACTGTTAACAATGATTCGCAGAAAGTGTTTGACAACAAAGTTGCATTGGTTCCTATTCCCAAAGGATCAACTGGTGGTTCTAGAAGAACAAAAAGACGTGGAGGTTTTGTTTGGCCTTGCATGAGCGGTGGAAAGACAAGAAAAACCAAGAAGTCTAAAAAATCAAAGAAATTAAAAAAGTTAAAGAAAGCTAGAAAAACCAGAAGACATTAAAATGGGGTATTTAGAATACATAATTATAAGAATTATATATTAATAATATAAGTTATGCCAAAAGGAGTAGACTGGATAAATTTTATATATGTCAATTTAGGTTTTGTCGCACAAATATTCGTCATGTATTATTTCAGTGCGGTTGCCGAAATAAAGAATAATTGGCCAAAATACAGATGCAATCCTATGTTTATGCCTTTATCTGACAATATAGAAAAAGATTTTACTTATTGTGTGCAGAGCATGCAAACCAATTTTATGGGATATTTGTTGCAACCAATCAATTATATTATTAATTCATTATCTTTAATGGGTAGCGAATTTTCAGGTTCATTGAATTTCATAAGAACAATGATAAGCAGTATCAGGTCTATGATTACAACTATTATTCAAAATGTATTTGGAGTTTTTTTAAATTTAATTATTGAATTCCAAAAGATAACTATTGGCATCAAGGATTTAGTGGGCAAAATTATTGGTATAATGGTTACAATAATGTATTTGATAGACGGAAGTATTAAAACAATGCAAAGCACGTGGAACGGTCCTCCAGGCCAAATGGTAAGAGCATTGGGTGGAAATTGTTTTCAACCAGAAACAAAAATTAAATTAATGAATGGAAAAATTGTTTCTATGAAAGACTTGAATTTAGGAGATATATTAGAAAATGGTAGCCGTGTGCATGCTTTAATGAAAATAGATAACAAATTTAATGAAAAATATTACGTTATCCCTAAAAAAGGTGTGGATGAATCAGATATTTATGTAACAGGAACACACATGATATTTAATAATTTATTGAATAAATACGTTGAAGTTAAGGACCATCCCGAGGCAACTCAAACAGACGTGACAGATAACTGGTTTAGCTCAATAATTACAGATGACCACAAAATAAAGATTGGTAAGAAAAATTTCTGGGATTGGGAAGATGATATTTTAAAGATTAAAAAATAAGTGTTAAGTTACAATACGAACTACGAACTACGAAATAAGAAAAATAAATTTGAATATTATCCGCTTACTATATATGGATAATATTCAACAAAGTGCAAAAACAATAAAACAAATGTATGAAAAACTAACATATTTTGACCAGTATGGTGGTTCTGTTTTTATGTTTATTATACTATTAATCGTTCTATTTGTAGTAGTTTCATATGTAACTGTTATGAGAAATTTTCAACCTATTAAGGACGATTGGGCGAATCAACGATGCAAACCACATATAATACCATTTGCCGGGTTAATAAATAAACCTGATAATATGTCAATAATTGATTTTACTGGACAAAACTTTACTTATTGCATGCAAAATATATTAATTGGAATTACAGGCTATTCTGTTCAACCAATTACATATATGACGCTTGCGATTAGAGAAGTTTTTCAAGCAATTGCAGAAGTAGTTCAGTATATTCGCACTATATTATCGTCCATCAGGTCAAATATGACCAAAATTGCTCAAGATGTTTTAGGAAGAATTGCGAACATTATGGTGCCAATTCAACAAATATTAATCTCATTTAAAGATGCAATGAACAAAGTAAAAGGTGTTCTAACTGCTGGATTATATACTGCATTGGGTTCATATTACGCATTAAAAGCAATGTTGGGTGCAATTGTGCAAATGATAATAATAATTTTAATTATTCTTGTTGCGTTAATTATTGCAATGTGGATTATACCATTTACTTGGCCAGTTGCAGCAACAATGACAGCTGTTTTTATTTCCATTTCAATACCATTGGCAATTATAGTCGGTTTCATGATAGACGTATTACACGTTCAAACTGATTTTTCAATTCCAAGTGTTCCGTCTAGACCGAGGGTGTGTTTTGACAAAGACACCATATTTAAAATGGCGGATGGAACCGGCAAAAAAATAGTGGATATTGAAACAGGCGACGTATTAAATAATAATATAAAAGTAAATGCCAAAATGAAGCTAGACGCCAAGGGACAAAAAATGTATAATCTTAATGGAATAATTGTTTCTTCTCAACATCAGATAAAATACAATAATAAGTGGATACCAGTTTGCGAACATCCAGAGAGAAAAGAAGTAGATTGTTATTCTGAACCATTCTTATATTGCTTGAATACAAGCTCAAAAGAAATAGAAATTAATGGAAATACATATTTGGATTGGGATGAATTAGATGAAAATAACCTTCATGAAATAATGAAATATATTCCAAATGTTAAAAATTTAGAAGAAGTTCACAAATGTCTTGACGGAGGGTTTTCGTCTTCAACGCAAATAAAAAAAATGGATGGAACGTTTGTAAATATAATGGATGTTGAAGCTGGAGACATTTTAGATAAAAATATAAAAGTGGTTGGTGTAGTTGTGATAGATAACAGTGATTTGAAACAATCTTATGTTTATAATTTAGGAAATGGATGCGTTTTTGAAGGTGGTTATAACTTGCACATATGCGACAAAATTTTAGACGAAAAGTTTTATAAAAATAGGGCGATAATTCAAAAGACTCATGATAAATTATATCATTTAATAACCGAACAAAAAATATTTTATGTGAATGACGTTAAATTTTACGACTATGATTCAAATGTGGAGTTACTTTTAGACAAGTATCGTGGAAAATTATTATCTATGAAATATGTATAATATGGAAATTGTATGTTTAAAAAACATGGAACTTACATTATTTGGATACAAATTTAGACTTGAAATTATCATTTTAATTGTCCTAGCATATTGGATTTTATGGGGACATGTTCTTTGCTCATGCTCCAAGTTTAATTTGATGGAGGGAATTCATAATATGTACAACTCTCAAATCAACAAGAAAAGTTTAGATTATGAGGTGCTTCAAAATCCTATTCCTACAATTGGAACTGGTAAAACATTAGAAGGTTTTGTTGGCGCCAACACAAACTACGGAGAGTCATCTAAGTTCAGCCTTTCAAATGACAACGCAGTTAATACGTCTTCTTGGTTTACTCCCGACCTTACTTACACCAAGGGCACCACTGGCGGACCAGGCGTTCAAGCCATTTTAAATAGACCCGAGCAGCCCATTCCTTTACCCGAGGGTGAGATGTTAATGTTTGCCAACACCCCTTTTAAACCCGAGTGCTGCCCCAATGCTTACAGTAACTCCACTGGTTGTGCTTGTATGACTGTTGACCAATACAACTATTTAATTTCGAGGGGTTCTAATAATGTTCCTTATTCGGAATATTAGGTCATATATTAAATTTTTGTTATACATAATATAAAATAAATATTATGTGCAAAACAAGTTAAAGTCTCTATAGTATATAGAGACATAATCATTCAGAGATACGACTATGCACGATTGGCAGAATTATGCAAAACAAACAATATTAATCTGACAAAAGATTATTTATTGGGAACCGTTAATATATTTACAATAATTGAAGGTAATTGTTTAAATGAAACTTGTTCTAATGTCTTCAGCAAAAGTTTCAGGTCTTTAGTAAAAACAAATGGTTATTGTTTAAATTGTAGCACAAAAATAGGATTAAAAAAAGTAGTAAAAACTTGCCTAGAAAAATATGGCGTTGAAAACCCACTGAAAAGCACTGAGATAAAGAATAAAATGAAAAAAACTTGTCTAGAAAAATATGGGAGTGAATGCGCTATACAATCTCAAGAAATTAAAGATAAGATAAAAAAAAACAATATTGAAAAATATGGAGTATCATGCACTCTAAGTTTATCAGAAACTAAAGAGAAAATAAAGAAAACTTTAATGGAAAAATTTGGTGTAGACCACGCATCAAAATCTGATATTGTTAAAGAGAAAAAAAAACAATCCGCGTTGGCTGTTTATGGCGTGGAGCATATTTCGCAAGCACCAGAAGTTAGAGAAAAATGCAAACAGACGTGTTTAAAAAATTTTGGAGTAGAATTTCCAATGCAAAGTAAAGAAGTTATAGAAAAAAGAAACAAAACCTGTGTAGAATTATATGGAAATGAATGCTCATTAAAAAATGAAGCAGTAAAGAATAAAAGTAAAGAGTCTATGATAGAAAAGTATGGTTTTGAACACCCTTTGCAAAATGAAGAAATAAAAGCAAAAATAAAAAATACTTGTTTAGAAAAGTATGGTGTTGAACATGCATCTCAGTCAGACGCAATAAAAAATAAGGTAAAAGAAACTTGTTTAGAAAAATATAGGGTAAAATGTTCATTTCAATCGGAAGAGGTAAAAAATAAAATTGCGGATAGTTGTTTGGAAAAGTATGGAGAAAAAAATGTTATGCATGTTCCAGAAATATCGGAAAAATGTTCACATAATTGTTATCTATCAAAGGAATATAAATTCCCGTCTGGAAAAACAATAAAAATCCAAGGATATGAAAATTATGCTTTAGACGAATTAATAAACGTTCATAAAATACACGAAAACGACATAATAAATGAAAGAAAATTAGTTCCACTCATTTGGTATTCAGATGAAAACGGAAAAAAACATAGACATTATGTTGATTTTTATATTCCATCAAAAAATTTATGCATAGAAGTTAAATCAACGTGGACATTTAAAAAGAAAAAAGATAGTGTATATTTAAAGCAAGAAGCTGCAAAAAATCTGGGATATTTTTATGAAATATGGGTTTATGATGCAAAAGGAAATAAACTACAATAAATAATATTTTAAACTCCACTAGAATAATAAGCCAATCGTTTCTGTCGCAACAATTCTTTTTCATCTTGAACTTTTTCACTTGATTCAATTGAAATATTTTCTTGTTTAAAATCAATAAATTTTAACCACGAAAAATGATCTATTTTACGAAATGTTCCCAAGCAAATTGACCAATCTTTATCCGTCTTTTTTCCAATGTGTCTACAACCATTTGTGTTAGTCATGTTAATATGCTTTAACCATGGCCCAGTTTTGACAACAATTGCGTAAAAAGTGGACAAAGACTTCCATGGAATAGTTTGAATTTTTTCTTGCGGCTTTCTATATTTGCACTGTATTGCGTAATAATGTTCCCCCTTTTTTGACAACAAATCAATCCCATAATCATTCTTAGTTAAATCAAACTTATTTTTTAATTCAATTGGAAAATCCTTATAAAACCACACTTTGTCGTGTTTCAAGACATTCTCAATATATAAAAAACAAAATGCTTCAAATAAATCTCCCTTTTTCTTTTTATTATTTGCTTTTTCTTTAAGTTCAACCATGTTGTGCGCGGTTCCGACCTCTATATATTTTTCAAATTCTTGCATTAAACAATCAAACTTATTCTTATTCTGAATATTTATGATTTTAGATACTAATTCTTTTACAGTTTGTAGCGCCGTGTCGCTCATTGTATTATAATATGGCAACAAATATTTAAACCTAATTATTAGGAAATGTAGACCAACACTTTCTGCAATAAGAAATGCGTTGTGAGCGTTCAACGTCAATATCAATATAATCCTCTACATATTCATGCTTGCACCCAGCCTTAACTTTTAAGTCAATTGTTTTAATTAATGTGTCAATTTGTCCGAGAATTCCCTTATAATCTGAATCCAATAAAAAATTTTTAGAACTTATTAATGTATTACGTAATTGAACAAGGGAATCAATAGAAGAGTTAGAATCTGTATTCATTGGGATTAATATAATTACAATGAACTGTTTATATGGGTTGCATTAAATACATTGTTTTGCTCAGTCAAAAGGAGGGGTCGTAGGGGAACCGTTGGTTCCCTACTTAGACATACATACCGCGAATAGCCATATCATCATTGCGCTCCCTTTTAATAAGCTTGTCCACAACATCCTTTGTCACAGTGAAAGGAAATTCCACCTTGAGGGCCATTTCTCCCTCAAACAGGTTGGAATCAGGGCGCATAAGTCTATACAAGTTTAGTTTCGTGTAAATGATTTCCAAACAACGCTTCAAATTACGAACGCCATCCTCCTTGTCGCAATGCGTGTCAATAATATGATGAACAGCTTCCTCGGGAATAATAATGTCCTCTGTGGAAAACTTGACTTGTTCGCGAATCTTTGGGAGCAAATAGCTGTTGGAAATGACCGTCTTCTGTTTCTTGTCATAACCCTTGGTCATAATTCTATACATACGGTCGCGCAAGATGGGGTTCACCTTATTCTCGTCATTGTAACTGAAAATGAACAAGCACTTGCTCAAATCAAAATCAATCTCCGCAAAATACTTGTCGTGGAACTGGCTGTTCTGAGAAGTATCCGTCAAGTGCGTCAAGATACCAGCAATTTCCTCACCTTTTGGTGTGTCGCTAATCTTATCCAACTCATCAAAGTAAATGACAGGATTCATGCATTGGCTGTCAATGAGAATCTGAACAATCTTACCCCAAACACTACCTTCATAGGTGTAGGAGTGACCCTCCAAGAAACTGCTATCAGTTGCACCTCCGAGAGCAATGAACGCAAAAGGTCGGTTCAGAATCTTGCTAATGCCCTCCTTGACGAGCGTAGTCTTACCAGTTCCCATCGGACCCTTGATAGCAATTGCAGTTCCAAGAGCTGAAGGGTTGGTAACAAGTTGGCCGAGCATTTGCATGATTTGCATCTTGGCATCATTTAGACCGTAAACTGCGTTGTCAAGTGTCTGCTGAGCATTTGCCATGAAGTCGTGACAGGCTTCAACTCCATCTGAAATGTTGATTGGCAACTTTTCGTATTTGTTAAATGGAATTCGCATAAATGTATCAACCCAGTTCTTAATCTTGTAGTATTCACCGCTTCCAGGTTCCATATATTTCAAAGAATTAATTTTTTTCATTGCAGATGCCTTGAAAACGGCGGGAATATTCGCTTCAAGAAGTGACATTCTGTAAGGAACTTCCACGCGAGTAATCTTGTTGATTTCGCGGACTTCCTTGATAATTTTAACCTGCTCACTTTGAGTCAAAGTCTCAAAGAACTTGAAATCATTCATTGTGTTTTTATCACGAACAATTCTTTTGAAAATGCGGCCATTCTTAGCCTTTTGCTTCTTTGCCTTTTTCTCGGCCTTCTTATTTTTCTCCTTGATTCGGTCTTCGCACTCTTTAATGAATTGCTCAACCATCTCGCTTTTATTTTTCTCATAAAGTTCCTTCAATTGCTTAAGAGTTTCTTCATCATTGTCGCGACACGTCTTTGTGGACTCTTCAACGAGAAGCTCAACTCCTTCAGATTTTGAAGACTTGAAAACCTTTGCATTTCTCTTAGATTTGCGAGAAACAAGCTTTACGTTTTCCTCTTCCTCCTCATCATCATCTTCCTCGTCTTCCTCGTCTTCCTCATCGTCAGAGTCTTCATCACTTGAAACAGCTTCATCCTCGTTCTCAGTAATGTCGTCCTCATCACAATCCTCCCATTCCTCTTCATCGTCTTCCCACTCATCCTCGTCGTCCGCAGGTTGACCAATCGTGAAGATAATATTAAATTTACTAGCCCTTTCATCATCATGTTCCTCGCTTTCCTCCTCGTCGTCATCATCTTCTTCATCAGAGGATTCTTCCTTTACAATCTTCTTTGACTTCTTGGTCTTGGAAATCTTCTTGGTATTCTTTGAAGACCTTTTAGACTTCTTTACAGGTTCCTGGTCTTCGTCATCTTCCTCCATTTCTTCTTCCTCTTCATCATCGTCTTCACTAGAAACAGTTTTCAATAATTTCTTAATTTTTTCTCCCATCTTTACCTTTTTATCCATATACTTGGACGGAAATATCTTCTTGAGAAACTTGCGGTATTCTTGAACGTCCATTTCACCATCCTCGTCGTCACTGGTAATATAATCTCCAGCATCATCATCATCAGATTGTTCATTAGATCTTCTCTTTTTTGAGAGCTCTTCTTGCTTTTTAGTTTTTTTAGACATATCCTTCTTATTTGATTTAATTTGAGTATCACGTGCCATTCTGTATAAGGTAATTATTATTTTATTTTTTAAATCAAAATCAATTTTTTATTTAAATCGTAAAATATAAAATTGTGATATTAATAAGCGGTGAACCAAATATATAAGCCAAATATAATCCAAAAAAGTTTTTAGCAAATAAATCCAAAATATTATAAAAAATATTTTTTACACAACAACAATAATTAACTTTTGAATTATTCTAATAAAATAAAATTGATTATAAACAATCTAAATATTATATTGTTAATATAAGGAAGATGTCTAGGAGTATGAAACTCACCAATATTAATCCTTCCAAAATTATTGGAATCCAATTTAGTATTTTATCTCCAGATGAAATCAGAAAGGGTTCGGTTGCAGAGATTACTAGCAGGGATACGTATATTAATAACAAACCAATTATTGGAGGACTCTTTGACCCGCGAATGGGTGTTTTGGAGCCTGGTCTAATTTGCCCAACAGACGGTTTGGATTACATGCAAACTCCTGGATACTTTGGTCATATTGAATTGGCAAAACCAGTCTTTTACATTCAATATTTAAGCACAGTTCTCAAGGTTCTCCGATGCTGCTGTTTCAAGTGTAGCAAACTTTTGGTTAGCAAGGAAAAATACAAGCAAGCTCTTAAGCTTACTGGAGACGCTAGATGGAAGTATGTGTTTTCACTTGCTAGTAAAATGAAGCGTTGCGGCGAAGACACTGATGATGGTTGCGGTTGCATGCAGCCAAACAAAATCAGGAAGGAGGGACTTGCGACCATCTACGCTGAATGGAAAAATGACGCAGCGACCACTGCTGACCAAGGACAAAATATTATAATAAAACTCACTCCTGAGATTGTTCTCAAGATATTTAAAAGAATTTCGGATGAAGATGTTTCATTTATGGGATTTAGTCCTATATGGTCTAGACCTGATTGGATGGTTTGTCAAGTAATGGCAGTACCTCCTCCTGCAGTTCGTCCATCTGTTAAGCATGACGCCCAACAGCGTTCAGAGGACGATTTGAGTCATATCTTGGTGAATATTATCAAGACTAATAAAACGTTGCAAGAAAAGATTCAAAATAATGCGGCTGCAAATGTCATTGATGATTGGTCAACTGTTTTGCAATACTATGTTGCAACTCAAGTTGATAATAAGATTCCAGGCGTTGCATCCGTTGCTCAGCGTTCCGGTCGTCCTCTCAAATCTATCAAAGATAGGTTGAATGGAAAGGGCGGTAGAATGAGGGGAAACTTGATGGCCAAGCGGGTGGACTTTAGCGCTCGTTCAGTTATTACAGCTGACCCCAACATTTCTATACGACAACTTGGAATTCCAATGAAAATTGCAAAGAACATTACTAAGCCCGTAATTGTAAATGATGTGAATCGCGCATTCTTGACAAAATTGGTACAGAATGGACCTGATATTTGGCCTGGTGCTAAGATTCTAGAAAAGAAAAATGGTGATTCAATAACACTCAGATATGTTGACAAGAAGTCAATTGTTTTGGAGAATGGTGACACGGTTCACCGTCATATGATGGATGGCGATCCTATTCTCTTTAACAGACAACCGACTCTTCATAGAATGAGTATGATGTGTCATATCGCAAAGGTCATGCAAATAGGTGACACTTTTAGAATGAATGTTGCGGACACAAAACCGTACAATGCTGATCAAAATCGTCCATCGAGGTTAGCAACAGGGAGCGTTAAAAGCGTGTTACTCCCTAGTGAATAAATCAATAATGAGGCAAAATAACTTAAAGAATAAAATTTATATAAAACAAATGAGTGATACAAAACCAAATAATGTCGCACAAAAAATCTGCTCCAAATGTGAAGAAAATAAAAATATTGACAAGTTTTGTAAAAATCGTTCAATTTGTTATGATTGCAATAACAACAAACGAAGAGAACGGTATAAAAATGACGAGCAACATAGAAAAAAACTGATAAAAATGGCAAGTGAATTTAAGCATGAAAGAACGCTTGAAAGACAAAAGTTGAAAGAAGAGGAACAAATTAAAATTGGTGTTGATAACAAGTTATGTAAATATTGTAGCAAAATTAAACACAACGATAGGTTTCGTCATAATCGCATGAAATGTAAAGATTGTGAAAGAGATGAACCTGTTGAAAAGTTTAAACGCTACGTAAGAACACGAATTTACACTTGTTTGAGACATAAAAATAAAACTAAACACTCAATAGAGTATTTAGGATGTTCCTCTGATAGATACTTTGACTGGATGTTCAGTTATGACAACAACTATCAATTAGATAATCACGGCAAAGATTGGCACATAGACCATGTAATACCACTATCTATATTTGATTTGAATGATGAAAATCAACAGTTGTTAGCATTTAACTGGAGAAACACTATGCCGTTGTCTCGTAAAGAAAACTTGTCAAAAAATAAAAAAATAATAAAGGAGCAGATAGAATTGCATTATAAAAAACTGGTAGAATATCACTCAGAAAAAAAACTTGAATTGCCTCAAGTATTTATTGATTTATTTGCGAAACACCTTGATGCGGGAACACCCTTAGAGCCTTTACTACCACTCTAATACCGAAAGGTATGAAGAGGAACTCGGTTAATAGCCGAACCCAACGGTAATAATGTAAAGGATTGGGCAATCCGCAGTGTTACTTCCTAATGTCGTTTGGCAGACTATGGAAGGCATTCAGAGACTGAACGGGTGTTGATGAGCCGTGAAGGATTAGCCATCCTGAGCTTGTTTAAGATACAGTCCGTCCCCTTGGGAAACCTTGTGGGGGGCTACATATAATATTGTGAGACTGAAAAACAAAAATTTAATATAAAAATAATTCTCACAGCATAATATGCAGTCAAAGTTTGATGGCGATGAAATGAATTTACACATGCCGCAAGATGCGGAGTCAGATTCAGAATTAAAAAATTTGGCCGCAGTGCCTTATCAAATTATTAGTCCAGCGAATAATTCGTCTATCATTGGTATTTTCCAGGATTCGCTGCTAGGATGTTATCGTTTTACTCGCGAAAACATTCGTTTCACTCCTCGTGAGGCAATGAATTTGCTTATGATGTTTCCTAGAGTAAATGAGAACTTGTTTACAAACAAAGCGGAAGGCGATTTGATTAGTAACTTTGAGGTCATGTCGCAGATTCTTCCTCCTATTTCATTGAAATACAAGACCAAGTTGTTTAATGAAAGCGAAAAGCCTGGCGAATCTAACAACATTTTGGAAATCGTCAATGGAAAATATATTCGTGGTCAAATGGAAAAAAGCGTCCTAGGTGCTGGAACCAAGGGCCTCATTCATCGCGTCTGCAATGATTATGGTAATATGGCTTCAGCCGATTTCATTGATGATTTGCAAAACATTGTTACGGAGTATTTGAAGACTAGTTCTTTCAGTGTCGGCATTAGTGATTTGCTATCTGATGAGAAAACCAACAAGGAAATTATTGCAGTCATTGACAAGAAGAAGAATGATGTAAAGAATCTAATTGACCAAACGCAAATCGGCGTTTTTGAGAACAATACTGGAAAGACAAACGAGGAGGAGTTTGAAACACAAGTCAACAACATTCTTAACCAAGCCACTTCAGAATCCGGTAAGATTGGCCTTAAGAGCTTGGACAGAGACAATCGTTTTGTTACCATGGTTAATGCTGGATCAAAAGGAAGCGATTTGAACATCTCGTTTATGATTTCCTGCTTGGGGCAACAGAACGTGGATGGAAAGCGCATTCCTTATGGATTTGACCACAGAACATTGCCACACTTTACCAAGTTTGACGACACGCCAGGCGCTCGCGGATTTGTAGAGAGTTCTTACACCAATGGGCTTTCTCCTCAGGAACTCTTCTTCCACGCTATGGGTGGTCGTGTTGGTCTTATTGACACCGCAGTGAAATCTGTAACATGGGAAACGCCCATTGTTATAATTGAAAATGGAATGGCAAAGTATACGGAGATTGGTGGATGGATTGATAATAAATTGGATGATTCAAGCAACGTTTCACTTGTGAAACATTTCACAGAAAGACAAATGGAGTTGTTGAATATCAAGAATGGCGATGTTTACATTCCTACTACAGATGAGGATGGTATTGTAACCTGGGGCGAAGTTACAGCAATCACAAGACACGACCCTGGAACTGAACTTTATGAGATAAAAACCTCTGGCGGTCGAAGTGTTATAGTCACAGAAAGCAAGTCTCTATTAATTTGGAATCCAGAAACAAAAAAATTAAAAGAAATGCTAACTCCTGATATTAAAGTAGGAGACTGTGTTCCGGTGACAGGTGAATTATGTAACCCACCGGTCATTATGGAAATGATTCATATGACTACTTATCTTCCAAAGGGTGAGTTTGTTTATGGAACGGATTTTAATAAAGCTACAAAAATGATGATAGATTCTATGGAAAATCGTGATAAAATCTCAAGTGGTTGGTGGAACGAAAATAATGGAACCAGTTTTATTCTTCCATATAAAAAGAAGAGTTCTCTTCAACGAACAAATGTTATGTCAAATATAGAAAATATCAAAGATGGATTTATTTATCCATACTCTGGAAATCGTAAGGACATACAAATTCCAGATAAATTTGCTCTGAATGAAGAAAACGGTATATTTATTGGATTATTCCTGGCAGAAGGAAATGCTGACAAAAAAACGGTTACAATTACAAATAATGACAATTATATAAGAAATTTTGTCAAGGGATGGTTTGATAAACATTCAATTGCATGGACAGAACGCACAAGAATTAACAAGATTGGTGGGACAACAAATACAGTTAGTGGAGTTTCAACGATTCTATCAAAGTTCTTAACACGACTTGTGGGTTCGGGTGCTTCCAACAAACATGTTCCAAATGAAGCGTTTATTGCATCCGAATCCTTTATAGTTGGATTATTGAACGGTTATTTCTCAGGCGATGGAAGTGTTGGTAAGAATTCGGTGGAAGTTGGTTCTGCATCAAAGCGTCTGATTGAGGGTATTTCTATGCTTTGTTCTCGTATTGGAATTTTTGGTAAGGTGTTTATGTCTCAACTGAAGTCCAATAATTTGGGAACAAAAAATATAAAACCCACATATAGGTTTTCCATTCGTGCTCAGTGGGGAAAAATATTTGCTGAAAAAATTCCTTTATTGGAAGAGAATAAACAGAAAAAACTATTGGCGATTAAGTGGAATAAAAATCATCGCAATTTTGCGACTTATAATGATGTTGTATTGGATAAGATTGTTGAAATTAATATTATAGGTGTAGAGAATCACCCAAAAATGTATGACTTGACAATTCCAACTACACTCAACTTTGGTTTGGCAAATGGTCTTCAAGTCCGAGATACATCAACGACTGGATATATTCAGCGCAGATTAATCAAAGGAATGGAAGATCTTATGGTGTCATATGATATGACTGTGCGCACAAATAAGGGAAAGCTAGTAGAGTTTTCATATGGTGACGACGGAATTGACCCAATCAAGGTGGAGAATCAACCGATGCCACTGGTTTCCATGAGTGTGCAAGATATTTATGCGCATTACAACATTCCAACCGAAAAGGGTGATATGAAAATGTTGTCAAAGTTATTTTTGAAAAACACAATGACCCGTTTTAATAAACAAGTCAAAGAAACACAAGAAAAATTCAAAAAGTATACTGACATGATGATTGAAAATCGTGATAAAATTGTTAAAAATATCTTTAAAAATAAGGGTGATAGCGTTGTAAATTGCCCGGTTGCATTTGCTTATATTGTGAATAACATTATAGGTCAGCAAAAAATTAACGGAAATTCAATTGTTGATATTACACCTTTAGAGGCATTTCAAATGATTGAAGAGAATTACGAGAACTTGGAAAAGATTCGCTGCGCTCCACCTACTGCATTATTTAAGACTTTATATTACTTCAACTTATCTCCGAAAGATTTACTTATTGTAAAGCGTTTTAACCGAGCATCATTGACACTATTGTTGGAAACGATTACGTTAATGTATAAGCGTGCTATTGTTGCACCTGGTGAAATGGTGGGAATGATTGCGGCGCAGAGCATTGGTGAGCCTACAACTCAAATGAGCCAACGACGCAACGAGTGCATAAAGGTAATAAAACAAAATAAAATTTTCAAAAATTCAAAAATGATATCTACTGAGATTGGTAAATTCTGCGATAGTTTGATTGAACAATTGCCACAATTTACATTTAATACTGGTCACGAAGATAGTGTAGAAACTTTATTGGATGCACTTGATGATGAATATTTCATGGTTGGTGTTGATTCTGAAGAAAAAACACACTGGAATAAAATTTCACATGTAAGCCGTCATCCAGTGAATGGTGAATTGATGCGAGTCACAACTAAAAGCGGGAGAATTGTTGAAACAACTACAAGTCATTCTCATTTGATTCGTGACCAAGATACTCAAACGGTTGTTCCCATCACCGGTTCAAATATGAAAGTTGGAATGCGTATTCCAGTAGCAAAACACGTAGATAATACTTTTGTTCAAGATATTGTAACTGTTGGTGATGAAGAATATAAGTTGGATTATTTGTTTGGATGGTTTATTGGAGCTTACCTTGCAGAGGGAAACTTAAATAAAAAGACAGGAACTCAACAGGTATCTGGTTCCATTAATATTACAAACATTTCTAACCATTTTATTGAAAATACTAAGAAATTTGCACAACGTTTTGGTAAAGATTGTAGAATGAATGACAGACCCGGAGAATATGGTCCAGGCGTTACAATTGTATTTTCATGCAAGCCCCTTGCAGATTTCCTTCTTAAAACATGTGATAATGGTTCTTTCGTAAAACATGTTCCGGATTTTGCCTTCCTAGCTCCGAATGAATTCAAAGCTGGACTTATTCAAGCCTATTTTGATGGCGATGGTAATTTCCAGAGTGATGAAGGACATCATCAAATTCGTGTTTGTAGTCGTTCCAAACAACTTATCAAAGATATGGCACTATTATTGAATTATTTTGATATATTTGGTTCTATCAAAGAAAACTTTACACGTGGTTCTAACATTTACAATTTGACCATTTCTGCAAAGTATAGCGAGCAATATCAATCACAAATCAACTCATTAGTTCATTCTGATAAGTTACAAAATTTAGTAGATTATGTTAGTAGAGAAAATGCTCACGATTTATCTGATGAGATTGATAAGATAAATGGTCTTGGCGAAATAATCGCAAAGTGTGGAAAAGTTCTAAAGTTGCCGGGACAAAGCCGTAATTATGGGCGTTGGGCAAAGAAAGATTCCATCGGACGTCGTACTCTTCAAAAGTATATTCAAATATTCAAGTCTCACGAAAATGCTAGTTTGATTAGTGACGAACTTAAAATTTTGAACCAAGCATCCAATTCTGGAGTCATATGGGATGAAGTTAAAAAGATTGAAATTTGGACACCAGAACAAACAGAATATGTCTATGATTTTACAGTGCCAGCAAATCAAACATTCATGACAGATTATGGCATCATAGTGCATAACACTTTGAATACGTTTCACTTCGCTGGAGTTGCATCAAAATCTAACGTCACACGTGGTGTGCCAAGAATTGAGGAAATTTTGTCTTTGTCAGCTGAACCCAAAAATCCTTCACTAACCGTGTTTTTAAAACCAGAAGATGAAAAGGACCGCGAAAAGGCCCAGAGTATCATGTATATGTTGGAACATACAAAATTGCAAGAACTCGTGAGTTCTATTGAGATATGTTTTGACCCGGATGATTTGAATACATTAATTAATGATGACGAGACAACGATGCAACAATATCGTGCATTTGAAAATATGGTTGATGAGTGCATGGAGACATCCATTTCGGATGATACAAACGAAAAATCTAAGTGGATTATTAGGATGGTGATGAACCCAGAGGTTATGTTGGAAAAGAATCTCACAATGGAGGACGTTAACTTTGTTCTCAAGAACAGTTATGGAGATGACATTTCGTGTGTATACTCTGATTATAATGCTGACAAACTTGTCTTTAGAATTCGCATGAATAATATTTTAAAACAAGGTGCTGGAAAGGCTGGCGCTAAGAAGGTCAAGGTGAATCCACTTGATCAATCTGACCAAATTTACTTGTTGAAGAATTTCCAAGAGCAACTTTTGCAAAACATTGTTGTTCGTGGAATCAAGAACATTAACAAGGTAATTCTTAGAAAAATCAAGGACAACGTTGTAGAGACGCTTGGTTCCTACAAAAAGCAAGATATTTGGGTTCTTGATACGATTGGAACTAATATGTTGGATATTCTTGCACTTGACTATATTGACTCCAAAAGAACATTTAGTAACAATATTATTGAAGTATTTGAGGTATTTGGAATTGAGGCTGCTAGACAGACAATTTACAATGAGTTAGCAGAAGTGATAGAGTTTGACGGCACATACATTAATTACCATCACTTATGTATGTTGTGTGACAGAATGACGTTCACTAATAAATTGATTTCAATCTTCAGACATGGAATTAACAATGACAACATTGGTCCAATTGCAAAGGCATCCTTTGAGGAGACTCCAGAAATGTTCTTGAAGGCTGCTAGACATGCTGAGTTGGATACTATGCGTGGTGTTTCAGCAAATGTTATGTGTGGTCAAGAAGGTATGTATGGAACGAATGCATTCCAAGTGGTTCTAGATTTAGAGGAGATGAAGAAATTGGAAGAGACTGTTGCTTATGAAAAGGTTGCAGATTACGAGACAATAGAAAAGTTGATGGGTGGTATAGAGGATCCAGATGATGCGTGCAGCAACAATAAGTTGGTCATTCAGAACAACGTTTCAAATATCAAGACAAGCGATTTGGGTTCTGACAATGAATACAACCCTGGATTCTAAAAGTAAATAGTAAAAGAAAAACAAACACAAAATATGCTTTATTTAATATTTGTAAAAATTATATATTAAATAAATAAAAGTAATTTAATATAAGGCAAGTTTTAATGAACGCATTTCGCATAATTATTCAAAAATTTTTTAATCAGGATAGAATTTTTATGCTTGATAAAAATAATCAATACGAATTCTGTGAATATATTCATAAAAACAATCATAGAAACCATTCAATAAACAATCTAATTTATTATTATTTTTTTAATATTAATACAGACGAGTGCGATTATGACATGTGGGATAATGTAAGGAAAAAATTTAATTGTGCTAACAGTATTATTACAAATATATTTTTATTAGAACAACAAATAAACGAGTTCTTGGAAATATTTTCAAAGATCCAGAGATTGTATTATGGGTTTGTAAAATTAGCGCAAATATATAAATTTAAAAAAGCCACAGTGCAAGTAGCAACAGATTTATGCATGAATGATTTGGACCCCAAAACTTCAAATGTATTCGTGTTATATCAGAATAACTCAAACTATTATTTTTCTATAAAGGACCTGACAAATATGTTAACTTGCAATTTATCCAATTGTATAGACTTTGCTCCAGAACCAATCATTACAAAAAATCCGTACAATAATGTAATATTAAGTGAAACTGATTTATACAACATTTATTTTTTTATGAGATGGAATAATCGCGTTATCCCAGAATTATTTCAGGGATACTTTATCTCTAATTTTAATATGAAAAATTTTCGCTATAACTATGAGTTTAATATTATTAATATTTTTATTAAAAACTACATCTATAATTCTCATCACGACACATTGTATCCAATATTTGAAGATATGTTTACAGATTGCAGACACATTACAAGAAAGTTAAACATTGACGAAGATTTTCCAAAGGATAGATTAATGAATATAATGAAACCGTATTTGCACTTGTATTATATTTGGATTCACGCCACAAACGGAACATATAAACAATGCAATGCGGAATATACGTTAAAAAGAAAACTTAGATTATTTGTTAATTTTAACAAAAAGTTTGGAAGAAAGATGTATACTATTAAAAGATTAATGTTTAATAAGAGAAAAATTGAGTATCACTTTAATGATACGCATATGAATTTTCATAAAGAATACGACCCAAAAATTTTAAATAATTTCCCAACATTTAACCCTTCAAGGCGAATGTATGTTTACGAAGAAGATGATGAATTAGAAGGAGAAAATATAGTTTATAGTGGAAGAAGTCAAAGCGTTTTTTATAGTTATCAGAATGAACGTGCACGTTCTCCGTCTATTGAAACACCTGTATTTGAATCTGATACTGATGAAGATTATAATGACGTTCCTGATTTAATTTATAATTTTCATGAAAATAACGAGGTAAACATGGAAATTGATGACGAAGAAGAAAAAGAAGATGATGGTTCTATTTCATAAAAAATAATTGTATTATTTCAATAATTTATTAACAGAATATATTGTAATTCCTAGTAAAAACAATAAAAACTTATTGTCATCTCCTCCCACTCCTCCGCCATTATTATAATTATTATAATTATTATAATTATTATGATTCTTTCCGGTCGGTGTGTGTGTGATGTTATAAAAGGCTTTAAATGAGATGGGTCTTAATGTGCGAAACATGTTATGATTAAATACATAAGATATTTTTAAACTGTTTAAATTTCAAACACAGGTTTTATGTGAAAACTATAAAAACAAATACCTAATATACAATTTTAAGCGACAAGTTGGCTTAGGTTATATAAATTTTTATTTGGTTTTTGTATTTTCTAAATAAACTTTTACACTTTCATTCAAATCAATTTTTGTCAATGCATATTGTCCACAAGGGCCGCAATGGTCTTCGTTTGATAAATCTACTTTATTATTTATTTTTTTGTTACAATGTTCTATATTCCATCTACCAATTGGTTTTGGTGCTTCTTTGGGAAATATCTTTTTTAAAATTCTTGTTATAAATTTCATAATATATAACATTAATGCATCTGTTTAAGTAATTTTTATTACACCTTTTTTTTCATTTCAAATGCCGATTAATTTATAAAAAAATTGAAATAAAATAAAAAATATCATTAACTAAATTATAAATAAAATATGACAGAAATTAATCTAGAAGATTTTACAGAATTTTCAAAAATAAAGGATATTTGGAATGATTGTTTACACGATAAAAACGCACTTCGCGAATTTCTTAATAATGTTGTTATGAATATGGATGATGATTGTAATAACGGATATGGGAAAATGTTGCCTGACTTTTCAGACATTTATGTTTTAGTTTCAAAAAAAGATTTTCCATTTGAAAAATTAACATCTAACCAAAAAATCTCAATTAATTTATCACTAGCAAAACAAAATTATATATTAGGTTATATATGGTTATGTCCTTGGACATTACATAATGAGGGATGTATTCCATATTATTTTATTAATTTTATTGATAGTAGAATATCAGGATTAAACATATCAAAATATATGATAGAAAAATTTGAAGGAGAAGAAAAATATTTGTTTCCATTTGAAGTAATGAGTGGTGCGGAATATTATTGGAAAAAATATTTTATGGAAGTTTATGAAATAAAGAATAAAACAGAATTATCCCAAATGATATCTGAATATGAATTTAAAAAAGATGATATAAAATGGGAAGAATTAATGACTGCATTTGAAATGTAAAAAGATGATATAAAATGGGAAGAATTAATGACTGCATTTGAAATGTAAAAAGGTGTAAAATTTTGTTTTTGTCATGAGATAATTTATTCCTCTATGGCAAACTTAATATTTTTCTTACTTCTTTGTTTCGGTTTTGCAACAACAACTGTGGTTCTTTGTTTTTTTGTTTGAGCGACAGTTGGTAAAGTATTTGCAGGAACAACGTCAGGTTCGTCTTGTTGAAGTACAAGTTTAACAGCTGGTTTTTTAACTGCCTTTTTAGGAAATATCTTTTTTGTAAATGATTTTAAAAACACTTCCACGGTTACAATATTCTCAACAGATTCTCTGACTTCTCTCAAAGTTTCTTCGCTCTTAATCATTTCCAATGAGTGAAACACTATATGTTCTGGCATTGAAATTATGATGCTGTATTTGGGAATATTTTCAGCTCTCATTGCTGGACTAAAAATGAAAACAAATTTACTAGCTAAGTCACCGTATAATGCTAGGGAAGTCTTTTCCTTTTTTGTTAAAAGGATGGGTTTGGATGAAATAATAATAGAAGGAATCTTATACTTACTCATTATCATCCAAATATCCAAGTTTGTAATATAGTAGTCTTCTGAGTAAATAAAGTGTTGAAATGACAAAGTTTTTTGTTTTAATCTTAACCCTTGTGTCTTTTTGCCTTCTAAAATTAAAATGTCTATAATTTGGTCTCCGTATGCTACCAAGTATTTGTTGTACTCTTCCAATAGTTCGGCTTTAAGTTCGTTTACCTTTAAATTCTTTTTTGTAAACTCAAGGACAATGTCAATTAGTAAGTAAAAACCGCAATTTGTATCTTCATAATACATTTCTTTAAAATCTGATGGGAAACTGTCTTTCCAAATTTTGGATGATATATGCGTTTCCACTGGAAAACAGTTTTTGCGTTCAATTTCTGGTTCTAATTTTGGAGTTTCATTAATAACGACTGTATTATCGTATACTTGTGACTGTTTTGGTTCTGCTGTATCGTATGTGTTATAGGTGACGTATTTATTTTTAACCTCAGGAATGAGTCCATCAAAATAATCTTTTGTCAAAAGCGATTGAATAACAATGATTTCGTTCTCTCGCAAATTGTATCCAATAGACCCAAATGAAAGATAAGTCTGTGGTTGAAATATGAATGATTTTATTCTACTATATCTTATTAATTCGTCAGCCATCTTTCCAAAATAAAGAGTTTCATTATCATATTTGCTTGATAATAAATTATTTCTTGGTATAATTATTTTACATTTGTTATTAGTTGCAAATGCACACACCGGACGTTTTGCTTCACATTTATCCTTTGGCAAAACAATGCAAGATGATACTGATTTTATCAAGCTATAATCATAGCTATCATCAAAAACAACCGAGTTTGTATTATCCACTAATTTTTTCAAGAGAGAAACAACCTCATGAAGCTTAGCAGAATACAATATATATGGTTTATTTAAAACAGATTCAATTGTTTCTCTCATCTTAATGTTTTCATAATCATTTAATAAAATTCTAATTGTGTTTCTAAACACGTTATAAAAATTTGTTTCCAATTTGATTTTTTTTACATAAGCCGTTCTCTCAGAATCATTTTCTTCTGAAGTAGCAATTGCGTAATCACTTGAAATTAGCGGAGTTTTATCTACACTGACAACATAATTGTTATCATTCATTATCGGCATAGAATCTTTTACATTTGATATCGGCATTGGCTCAGATAATTGAATAAATTGATTTGTTTCAGTTAATATTCCAACAACGTGTTCATCTTCAACAATTTTAAATTCCGGTTTACTTGGAACTGCGCCTTTGGTGTCCTTGTAAACTGTATTTAAAAAAAATACTGTTTCCTCATAGCTTGAGTAAAGACTTATATCGTCCATAAAAACTACATTTGGATATGTTTGATCGGCCGAAGATGGGTAACAAGGAACATAACCAGAAATTTCGCCCCCCTTGCTAACATAGAGTCCAATAACTTTGCTTTGATAATTTAATATTTGTTTTTCAATGTCATACTTCTTCTTGTGTAAAATGGCTATTAACTTTGATAATAAAATGGGCTCTTTATATTTGTAAACGTTTGGCATGCTTGGAAGTGGGCCGCAAGTATCTTGCAAAACCGGTTTAATAATTTTTTTAAATATAGCTCTAATATTTGCTTTTAGAGACAAACTTAGCTCACTGAAAGTTTTCACAACTTTTGTTGTTTTTACTTTATTTTCATAAGAATAAATTGGTTCATACAAGTCATCCATCTTAACAATAAACAAAGACTGCTTTGATGGATTGTAAAACTCGTTGGAATAGTGATTTGTTGGGCATATTAATTCAATGTTATTAGTTGAGTCATTGTTTACAATATCCATAATTATTAAATTGATACCCTGTGGAAACAACGCTTGATTAGGTCTGCATATAATGTCCCACAAATACGTGTAATCTATAATTTGCGTTGCATCATTTAAATATGCTATAAAATTTTCATAAGACGCAACTACACCTTTAAAATAATTTTCTTCTGAAGGAGCTGTCGTGTGACTTGGTTTGAAAATTCTTTTATACAACGCAGAGTCTTTATACTTTGAAAGGTCGCCAATTTGAGAGAAATCATCAACCATAAAACTTGTCACATTGTTGCCGTTTTGATAAGTTATGTAGTCATCAATGTTAAGTGAGTTTATTATAATCTGTTTCATTTCTTTTATGCTGGGTATTTTTGGCGTGTCACCATAATATTTTGCATCAGCAATGCACGCTATAAATGACTGTTTTTCGCTGAATTCTACACCGTGTCTTAACAAACAAGTATGATTTGGTTTAATGTTTGTATTAGTTTTACTAATTTGACACGTTGAACTTGCTTCCTGAAAAAAATTCTGAATGCTATACTGCAAGTAACCCCATCTACCAATGTCTAGAGGGAATTTTTCGGGACCCTTTACATAATTGTCTTTCTCAACAACTCTTTCAGGTGCGCGAGGTTGTTCTGATGCAGATTCTGTGAGAATTGTTGCAGGTTCTCCCAATTTTTCCACTTTTGATTCAGATTCTTTTTGTTTTTCCTCTTCTTCTTCTTTTTCTTTTTCTTTTTCAGCTTGCACGCATTCTTTACGTCTACCAATCTGTCCTGGAGTATTCCATTTTGTAAAACAACAAGGAATGCACAGTCCATCAGGATGTTTATCTGATTTTAAAAATCCAGGAAAGTGTTTTTTGTATTTTTCTCTAGATCCATGTTCCGTTGCATCAAAGAATTCATATACATAGTTTCCATCATTTTTTACTTCATCTTGACCGTCGGAAATAATTCCACCACATGTTGGATGTCGCTTAACCATCTTTCCTGTTTTTGTGTCCAATACATCAACCATTTCTTTTGGGTCAATTGGTTTATTCGTTTTTAAACACCAATATCTTGGGCACACGTAGTAATATTTGTTGTCTGGGTCTGAACCATACTTGATTACGTCTTCTGGTCTCAAAAAACTTTCATCCTGTATAATTTTTTGCTGTTTTTCCTTTGAAAAAGTTTCAAATTTCTCCTTTCCGTATTTATTTATAATTTTTGCATATTCTTCGTCTTTCAATTCTTGCATTTCTTCTTCGGTTATCAATACAGGCTGTTTTTTTGCTGAGGAAGAACAACTACGCGAGTATCTGGAAAACTTGCCCTTGTCCTCTTTTAAAAATAACGTTGGGTCCAATTCATACATTTTTGATGCAAATGGAGTTGGGTTTTTTAAACGCATTCCAACAATATCTCGCACTTGGTCTTCATCGTTATCTTCGTCCTCCTTTTCTTGTAACTTTAATACTTTTTTTGCTAAAGGTTTTGCTTTTTCCACTTTTGGCTGAATAACTGGAGCCGTAACTGGAGCCGTAACTGGAGGTGGCGTTGGCGTTGAAGATGGAAGAGAATCTCCAAAAGTTGATAAAGAACCAATTCCAGACTTTTTAGATTCATCGCTACTAGTTGGCAAATCGTTTGCAACAACAACTCCTTCATGAAAACTTGATGCGTCACTAGACGAGGTAACTTGTCCACCTTTACTTGGTTGCTCTTCCTCATCCTCCTCTTCTTCATCTCCATCTCCATAAATTAAATCAAGTGCATTAGCAAATTTAGGTTCTTTAAAATTTTCAACCCCTTCTATGTATTCAGAGTAAGGTTCAAAATCCATGTCTTCGCCTTCAATAACAGGAATTTCTTGCTCAGGAAATGCTTGTTCAGCCGGCGCAATAATTTCATCAACTTGAAGTTCAACATTTTCTTCGCCAGAACACAATGAATTAATAGTCTTTGTCGGAACAAGTGTGCTCTTTTTATCCTGTGTTAAACGAATAAATGAATCTAAATAAATAGGAATTGTATTCAAATAATAAATGTCATTTATATTTTCAACAGTGATAGTTATAGTGCTTGTGATGCTGTTTAAAGTGATATTTGTTTTAAACCCAGGATTCATTTTAATTTCAATATCAGTTTTTCTTACTCCTCTTTCCACTTGAACTTCGCTTGCCAGTTTTTGTATTAAATATCTTGCATCACTTTCAGTCATTCTATAATTTTCAATAAGAGCCAATACTAATTCTTGTCCCTTTAAACCATCTTTATTATTTGCCTGTTCAATAATAAACGCTTCTTGACTAGTAGTTTTATTAAAGTTTGAAACACGTTTGAATCGCATATTAATTCCCGTTTTGGCCTTTAAGTTTTTAGACTCAACAATAAATGCGCTTGTAATACAACCCATAAATTCGCTGATTTTAATTGGTTTTGTAATTTCAATTGCCGTTTGGTAATCCAATTGTTTTACGTCAACATTTTCATTGTATATATTTGTATAAAGACTGATTGTGTAACCACTTTGCTCTAAAAAATCCTTGACCTCTTGTATAATTGGATTAGCGTTTGTTTTAATAACAGTCTCTATTGCATCAAGTGACATGATTTTTTCGCAATCACAAGTAATACTTATGGTTCCATTGTCTTCAAAATCGCATGTTAAGAGAGAAATCCCATCCACATTATCTACATACACACTGACTGATTTTGTTTTTCCAATATCTCTCATCAATTTAAAAATATTAGACTTTGGAAGCATTGGAATCTTTCTACCATCGGTTGAAGTTTTGTCGGCATAAAGACGATATATATTTTCTTGTTTTGTTGAAGGATTGAACTTAATTAATGGGTTTCCATCTGTTGCATGAATAATTTTGAATATAACGTCCAACGGAATCTTAACAATAAATTCTGGTTTAATGGAAAGTTTAATAAATTTGATTCCATTTCCCTTATATTTGTATTTATTTGTTTCAGCCCTATATTTATAAACATCATAAAACATGTTAACACTCTCAAAAGTATTTAGAGTTGCTGGTTTAAGTATATTTTTATTCTTTTCAATAAGCTCATATTTTTGTTTTTCCAACTCTTCATATGAGTGTATGTCACTCTTTGAGAGAAAAGGATAGTATATATTAATAGTAGTTTCTTCCGAAAGCCCGGAATTTTTTGCTCTCAACAACACATCTTCTGCTAGGCATAAATAAATATTATTATTGTTAATATCGCCAGTGTTTAATAATAAATGACTGTTTAATGTTGACAATGATTTTCTAGCAGCTCGTTCAATAAATGGGTCGTATTCCGTTGCATCAAATGGGTTGCAAACAAATGGGTATTCATTGGAAACAATAAAAAACTTTTGACCAAGAACTTTTGTAAGTAAAAAAGAATTGCCGTTTAAGTTCATATCCAAAATGTCATCATAATTATATACTTGTTTTTCAGGAACATTGAAACTAACCGGCCTGCCATTAGCTTCCTTGTAAATATTCATAATAAATTGATTCAAACGCACTTTTGTCAGCTCTAAACGGTTGTTTTGAGTAAGAGTTTGATAAATATTGGTTGAGTTTAGTTTTTCTTCTTTCAAGCAAAATAAATATATCTGTTCTAATGAAAAGGAATTTGGAAACTCGGCCAAAATTTTAATTTTTATTGTTCCAATTGAATCGTCAAAATGGATTTGCTGTTTTGAAAAGCGGACATCAATTGGTTTGGTTTTATCTAAAATTTTTGCAAGCTCTTCATCGTTAAATATATGCTGTCCTGAAACTTTGTCAACAAAAGCGGCATTTCTTGGGTCCTGCTTAAATAATTCATTGGGTTTCTTAACATCTAAATTATTCCCAAAAAATACATATATAGTTTTAATAGTGTCCTTGTCAACTAGATGATTTACTTTATATATAGAATTACGTTTTGTTGTCATTATATATACTCTTAGTATTATTTTATATATAAATTTTGCATTATTATCATTTTTGCAGGAGACCAAAAATAATTATAGTGCTAAACATGGAGCATTTTAATTATTTACAAATCATAATATGGGCTATCGGTGATTGTCATTCCACAATAATTTTCAGGCTTCTTTTTATAATCAACTGGAACGTAAATGTTTGCAGCCTTTGCGTTTTCCAATAAGAACTTGAAGTTTTGCCAGAATTCTTGTTTATGACCAACTGATTTTGTCATAACGTGTGAGAGTTCGTGTATAGAAACAAATGTGAGCGTATTAACGTCTATAAGAGTAGTGCTTTCTTTAGTCTTGCTCAAACAGAAAGCAATTTTCTCCCCTTTGTTTTCACTATAAGCGGTTAATTCGCTGTTTGGAAGAGTTTCACTAATTTTTTGAGGATT